CAAAGGGTGGATTTCTGCGTGGTCGTGTTGCGTATCGTGACCTGCTCCAGGCAGACCTTGGACAGGGAGAAGTCTTTGACGCGCTCGTAAACAGCTTTGACGTTGGCAGTAAGGCCGTCCTCGTCTTCGAGAACGACCGCGTAGCCAGCATCCGAGAAGGCCAGCACGTCGGTCAGGTGCCACAAGAATGCTTTGGTGGCGCGCACGCCGTTTACAGTCAGATTCTCGGCGCGCTCAGGTCTCTTGCAGACCAGGATGATGCGCTCGGCCGTGACGAGCGGCAGGCCCATGGAGCCGTACGGCACGAAGCCTAGGACGGGATTTTGCATTCGATCAGCGTGCCTCGATCAGGGGTGGGAGGTTGGTAGGCCCAGCCGCAGATGGCACAGGGCACAGGGTCTTCGGGGGCCGTTGCAACATTGCTGAGAGCGTACGCAGCTTTGGTCGCCGGGTGAAGATCGGCGCAGACCCGGCAGAGCACCTGATAACGGTTATCACTCCCGGACCCAGACGGGCCGGTTATGGCCGGAGGTGTCGGTGAATCGGAGGACATAGGTGTCGCCAAATACGCTCCTGTACCTGGTTTCCAAGGCGTGCCTGTAGACGCCGTTCAAAGTGTTTTCAACGAGGGTGACGTTCCACTGGAGGTGCAGCCAGATGGCGAGTGCCTTCAGCTTCTCGTAGTTGTGGTCGTGCTGGATGGCAAAGGTGTCGCCATCGATGAACACGAGCCGCCACCAGGAGTCCGGGTGGAACACGTACTTCAGCCCGTCATCGGTGAGAACTGTGAACTGCGGGTCCTTGCCGGCAATCGTCGTGCCGATCAGCCGCGCCCAGGCTTCGCGGGTTTCCGGCTGGGTGAGGTCGGCCGTCGTTTTGCAGAGGATTTGGAGCATGGGGGCAGGAGTTCTTCGATGGTACGTTCGGCGATCAGGAGGCCAAGGGTGATCCCATCCTGGCCGGGGAGAGCGCTCCAGCGTTTGTCGCGCAGGGCTTCCTTGAAACGTGCTTCCTCGCGTTGCCGGCGCTGGCGGATCAGGAGATGCGCGAGCCGCAGTCGTTCAGAGGGATCGGGCGATGACATAGACGGCGGCACCGAGCAGGAGGTGGAGAAGGCCAAGTTTCCAGACGGACATGCGACCACCAAAGGCGCGCACGTAGGGCTGGCTGAGAAGGGCGACGGAGAAGAGCGTCGCGATCACAGCGACGGCAAGGCTCATGTTGGTGGCGAGGGCGAGGATCATGAGAAGAGTAGTAGAGTAGGGTGATCAAATTGTCTACACTTTTTCGATCCTATCCGCCTCGATTTCAAGGCCGGCGATCAGGAAGAGAAGGGCGTGTCGCATGCGGTGATACTTGTACCAGGAGAGCATGCGTGAGATGAGGCCCATCTCCGTGTAAACGTAGACGATGGCATGGAGCTGCCTGCGCAGTACCTTCGCAGCGGTGCGTAGCTCTTCTGGCGTACTTTCGAGGTTCATGGCTTCTTTCGGGCGCGCACAAGAGCGCGATCCAGGATGCCCAGGAAGCGCTGGTCGAGCCAGGCTTTGAGGTGGTGGAGCATGGCGATAATTCGAGGCTGATCCTCAGGCTGGAGGCACTCGGTGCGCAGCTTGCCGTCCACGGTGCGGATGTGGACCCAGAGGGGCTTGTTGGTCCAGCCGGGACCGGCGCACTCCTCCGCCGTGGTGCCGATCAGCACGTCGCCAGGGTGGAGCTTAAACGCGTCGATGCGCGTAGTAGTGCCGGAGGTATCGAAAGGGACGTGGGGCATCCGGGTCGTCCGGCGGGCGGTAGGACCACTCATAGTGTTTCAGGACGTAGTGAACAGGTTCCTCCGCCACGCGCAGGGCATGGTGGTGTTCCTGGAGGTACTCGAAGAAGTGGTGGCAGGCGACTTCGAGGCTGTCCTCCAGGAACGTATACGAAACTCGTGCCCGAGTGAAGGTGTAGAAACCTCGACTGGGCAGACTGTCATCGACGAGGGCGTCGTGATCGATCAGGTCTTCCTCTTGCACGACCTGATGTACTCACGGAAGACCGCCGCCATCTCGAACCACTGCTCGGCGATGCAGGCGCGTGAGAGGACTTCCGCGAGCACCAGCAATTCGTCGGGCTTGGCGTGGCGAGCGAAGTCCTTGAAGTCCACACGCAGGCCCTCGGCCGCTTCGAGGCCCTTGGGCAGACGCGACGCCACCGCAGGCTTGTTCGCCACCGGGCACAGGAGCGGGCCAAGGAACCAGCCGGACTTCTGGCGCTGCGGGTTGTCCGGATGGAAGCTGACGATGGTCCATTGCTTCTCCTCCTGCGCCTCGTTGACAGCGCAGGAGGGCAGCCACCAGTAGTAGCCGGGGACCGTGCAGGTGCTGACTTCAATCGCCCCCGTCGGGAGGCCCTGGGGAAGGTTTCGGTTCATCGAGCTTGTCGAAGAGGTGCTTGTAGCGTTCCTGGAAGATGCGGGCACCATGCTGCATGCCCTGGTGCACTTCGTACATGATCTGCACCGTCTTGGGCAGCGCGTCGGAGGCGAGTTCGTCGCTGGCAGCCTGGGCAGCTGCGTTGAGCATCATCAGCTGCTTGCTGAGGAGCAGGGCAGCCTGCTGGAGGCCGGCGAGCTGGAGCATGACGAAGGTCTCCATCTTCTCCGGCGGCACCGCGGCCACCACAGCATCCCAGTTGGGCTCCTGGCTCAGGCAGCCACTCCACTCGGCCGTCTGCTGCGCGATCTGGCCGGTGAGGCTGTTGACGGCCATGTAGCCCATCAGGACCACGCCACGAGCCTTGGCGAACTCGGTGATCTCGTCACAGAGCTTGAGCCAGCGCTTGGAAGTCTCCTCCTGCTCAGGGGTGAGCTTGAGGTCCTTGGGCGAAACGATGCTGATGCTCACGCTGCACCTTCCTTCTCCTCCGAGGGAGGCGTTGCGCGTGCGCTGCCGAGCTTGAAGCCCCGTTTGCGCATGAGTTTCTGCACGTCTGCAACCGCTTCTTCCGGCGTCTTGTGTGCGTTCACGACCTCGTTCATGACTGCTTGCAGCTCCTCGTGCACGCTTTCCATGTTCTCGTAAGCCTTCTTGGCCATGGCCAGCAACTCGTCGAAGCTCGATGCAAAGTGTCCGAGCGCCATGAAAATGTTTTGTCCGAAGCTCTCGGCGGACAGCTTCGGAGCCTTGCCCGCGTAGATCAGGTCGAAGATGGCACTGCACAGCATCAGGTTGCGGCCGGCGTGCGTGAGATCAGCGTCGATCAGGAAGGCCATAACACTGGCAACCTTCGACAGATCGTCAGGCGCTATGCGCTTCAGAGCCTCCTCCGGTGTGGGCGTGTCGGTATCGACGGGCAGCTTGGTAAAAACAACGCCGTTCTTGCCGTCCGTGAAAGTGCAGTCGTAGTACAGTCCCGCTTCATCCAGGATGGCCCTCACGCGTTCATGCGCGCTGGCCAGCTTGGCGTTCGGTTTGCCGTCAGGCATTTCAGTGATGAATTCGTCGGAGGAGTCGGTCATGGTCATTCTGTATACGTTTTTCTCGCCGCGGTTGTCCAACCATTTTTGTTCACAGCCTGCACAATCTTGTTGGCGAGAACCACGTACTCCCGACTGCGCTCGTCCTGAGCCTGCACGCGCTGGTAAAGCCAGATGAGCCGGCGGTACAGCTGGACGGTCAAACGCACCTCCCAGACCATGAACGAAACCATCGCGAAGAGGGGTACGCGCACCAGAAGAGCCGTCCACCAGTGCGCCAAGGCGAGATCGAGCACCAGGAAGCCCAGGGCAACCAGCCAGGCCAGGATGCCAATGCGCAGCACGATCACCCTGGGGCGCAAGGCAGCACGCAGATCGCGCACCAAGGAAGCCGCCAGCGCACGTGCTTCAGGCTCGACGCTCATCATGCAGGCCAGCTCAAGACCTCATGTGCGTGCCAGGAAGCACAGCTGGAGCAGCGCCGAGCAACCTCAGCACTCTTGAGCGGCACCCCCAGCTCCTCAGCACAGATGCGGCACAGCACCGCCCCATACGTGGGAGCCCAGAGCCGAGCCCTCAAACGCCGAACGGTGTGCTTGCAGCCGTAGGTGAAGCAGCCCGGAGTGCAGGAGCAGGCATGCAGCTCCTCCACTAAAGCGCGTACCCTGGGCAGATCAGAGACCATTCCAGGAACGGGAGTGCCTGAAGCAGGTTGGGCGTGATGTTCAGCCACCCAGGGTACGGCGAGCATAAGCGTGTTCAGGATTTGCGGAGCAGGAAAGCGCGCTCAGCCTGCCAACGGACGTATCCAGCGCGCAGCCATGGACCCAGCGCAATGGAGAACGCCACCAGGAAGATGTCCGGTCCAGGAGGGGGCACTCCGTAGAAGTAGGTGCAGAGCGCCCCTACGCAAACCAGGAAGAGGAGCAGCCGGTAGCCCAGGGTAGCGGCGAAGACGAGGAGCATGGGAGGCTAGTCCTCAGGAACTGGGATGGCGCATTCGCGAGCTTGCAGGTGTCCGCACCCATCGCAGATGCCGTTCGTCCAGTTCGACAAATCAGTGTAGCCCGCCTTTAGCTCATCTGCGCAGACGAAGCACAGGTAAACCTGGTCCTTTTCCAGCAGGTGACTTCGCTCCGCCCTGGCTTTGATCCTGCGTTCGATATGGCTGCATCGCGGGACTTCAGAATCGTGCGTGCAGTCGCAAGGCTTGAGGACTTTCGCCAAGCCCTTCAACCGTTCAAAGTCTGCTTCCAGCTTTTCGCTGACGAAGCTGGACTTGGGAGCGCGCTTGGTACCGGGATTTTGGGCGGGCTTTTGAGTGAGCTTCGCAAGGCGTGCGCGGAACTTTTCTCGGGGGTTTTCGCTTTCAGGCATGGGAGGAATGGTTGTGGGAAGAGGCCGTATGGCGGGATACTTTTTCGGTTGACGGCTTGATTTTGGCAAGCGAGAAGTGTAAACGGTCCCGGTGACGAGCGGGCGCTCGTCAGTTCACACCTCAACCCCCTCGCGTAGATGGACGAAGAAGCAGATCGGCATAAAGTCGTTCAGGTTTTCGAGCAGATCAGCGTACAGTCGAAGTGGAACTACCTGGCGCTGATGGTCGGTTTTGCCGCTCTGGGCGCGATGCTCGTGCTGTTCGTAAACAGAATTGTGGACGACGACATGCGCGGAGCTGTGGTCCACGGCTCGTTTACGACCATCAGCGCGCTGTTCTTGGTGCGCACGCTCAGCCGTCGCGTTCTTTTGGACCAAGCACATGCAGCGTGCGTGAAGGTCCTGAAGTGCGCTCCGCCGAGCAACGCTGGTGAGGTGTTGCAGCGGCAGTACGCTTTCGAGCGCGCAGGCTACATGGGTTCACTCGACACGATTCGCGATCAACTGCGCCTCAAATGAAGAAGTTCCTGTTCCCGTTCGGTAATCTGCCTTGGTCCACGCGATTCAATCTCCCGGAGCGATTCAACACACCCGGCCTCAAACCGGTCCAGGTTGTGGCCGTCGCGCAGAACGTGTCTGCTGCGGCGTTCGTGCGCGATGTCGCCGAGCTGCTCCGGCGTGATGAGGCGTCGCGCCACCTGGATGCACGCTTCGAGGAAATCGTTTACGACATGCGCCCAGGCGATTGGCTGCTGCGCTACGAACATCAGGAGGGCATCGGCATCGCCCTGTTCCGTCTTCCCAACCAGATCATTCACCGCATCGACCTGCCATGCCTGGAACTCAGTACCTCCCCACTCGCAGCCTGATCCTGTTGGCTGTTGAAGACGACGAACCCTCCTTTGAGGAAGGGGCGCACGCTACCTGGTTCGAGCACACGTACAAGCGCGCCGGGTACATGCGGCAGCGCGATAAGAAGCGTGCCGTCAAGATGACGATGCGCCGCGGGCACGTGAAGGGTGCGGAGAATGTCTGGGCGATCTTCGATCAGACCAACGGGCACTCGATGACCTGGCGATACCTGTGGGTTTTCGTAGACAAAAAGAAAGCCGAGGATCACCGTGCCGCGGAGCTGGCCAAGGGCGCACAGTTCTCTGAACCTCAACGTTACCATCGCACCGCATGACCTATGTCCTACGAAATCAGATACACGAGCAAATGGGACGGCAAGGAACACGTACACGTCAACCGCAACAACCGGGCTGACGCCGAGGGCTGGGCGCGCACCTTGGCCCAGGAAAACGGCTGCAAGGCAACCTGCCACGAGGTGGCTGACGGGCCGTACGACTACAGCGGCAAGCGCACGCACATCATCAGCGTCGGAGACGATCAATGAGCCATCATCGACGCTTGGCGTCCGACCTGTTCGACGCCGATCTAGCCGTACACAAAATCATCTGGCTTGCCGGTATCGCCGCCCGCCCGTCGGACGATTTCAAGGAGCTGGTGGACGATGATCCGGACGAGCTGATCAAGCTCCTGGAGATCGCCGATCCTCGCGAGCTGGTGGAGTGCGAAGCGTGCGATGGCACCGGAGAGAGCGACAAGGGCACCGAGTGCTCATCCTGCGCCGGCAAGAAGATGGTGCGTGAGGAGAACATCGACGCGGAGGAATTGCTCACAGCAGCACATCGCGCCGGCAAGTTCGGCTTCCTCGTCCAGGTGGCGCTGCCTGTTCGTCAGTACGACAAGCCGGATGACGACATCTACCGGTCCGGCTGGGGCCACTACCGCACGCACTGGGTCTACGTGGACAAGGTCGAGGATGTCGTCCAGGCGGCGCAGCCCTGGGTGGATCGCTGCATCGCCACGGACCGAAAAGAAGCTGGACGCGAGTGACGCAAAACTGTATACAAAAGGTAGCGCGTGCCTTGGCGCGTGCGTACGCGCTGGGCTGGAAGAACCACGCGGAACACGTCGGCGAATCGCCTGCGCACCTGACGCCTGATCAGTGGGCAGAAGCCAACGCCGATGCGTTCTTGGCAGAAGCGACTGCGGCGCTCGCACCGGAGCAGAGGCCGAAGGGCCTGACCCTGGTGGAGGTGTTCGCACGCGAGGAAGCCGCCAAGCGCGCAAAGGAAACGACATGCTCACCGAAGAACAATCAGCAATCGTAGACTCGCAGGACGACGACGCGCAGAGCATCATCGCCTACGCCGGCACCGGCAAAACGTTTACACTTGCGCGCTACGCTGAGGCTCGCCCGCACTCGCGTTTCCTCTACCTCGCGTACAACAAGTCGGTGCGCGAAGCTGCCGAAGCGGCCTTCCCCAGCAACACGTACTGCTCGACGATCCATTCCTTGGCCTACAGCGCCATGCGCATTCGTGGGCAGCTATCGGGCTTCATCAGCTTCTTCTCGGTCGCCAAGCTGCTCAGGATCAGCCTGCCCGAGGCTGTAGACGTGGTGGACACGGTCGAAGTCTTCATGCGCAGCGCGCACCCGAAGATCACGGCCGACGTGGTTCCGTTCAGGTTCGAGGCCGAGCAGGATGAAGCGATCCGGGACGTGATCGCCGAGCGTGCGCAGAAGGTGTTCGACGCGCTGCGCACCGGGCAGCTCGACATGACGCACAACTGCTACCTCAAGCTCTACCAGCTGAGTCAGCCCAAGCTGAAGCAGGACGCCATCCTGCTCGACGAGGCGCAGGATGCGAACCCGCTCATGCTCGACATCCTCAACCAGCAGCTGGATGCGAAGCGCTGTCGCGTGGTGGCTGTCGGTGACCCCTTCCAGCAAATCTACGCCTTCAACGGCGCGGTGGACGCCATGGACAATCTGCGCGGTGCGCGCTACTTCCTCACCAAGTCCTGGCGCTTCGGTGACAATCTGGCGGACATGGCCACGGAGTTCCTGAACCGTTTCTACCCCATCGAGCACCCGCTCGTCGGAAACGACCGCGTCTACACCGAGTGCATCAATCCGGAAGCTGAAGGCGAACCGGTCACCCTGCCGTTTCCGTATACGCATCTCTTCCGCGGCAACGCGTCGCTGTTCCGTGAAGCGCACGCCCTGGCGCAGCGCGGAACGAAGATCGCGCTCACAGGCGGCGACAGCTTCAACGGCTTCATGGCGGAGCTGCTCGACCTGCTTCAGGCACACCAGGGGCGCTCGGAGAAGTGCAAGAATCCGTTGGCGCGCATCTTCGCACCTTGGGAGGAACTGAAGGCGTGGGCAACGCGTCGTGGGGATACGCAACTCGCCAGCAAGATGGACATCGTCGAGACGTACTCGACCACGCTGCCGTCGGTGGTGGAGCGCATCCAGTCCAGGCTGGTGTCTGACGAGGATGCGGAGGTGCTGCTCGTTACCGCGCATCGCGCCAAGGGCCGCGAGTGGCGGCGCGTGCGTATCGCCAACGATTTCCCGTTCCTCACTGATGAGGTCGGCACGCCCCTGGAGCCAAGCAAGAAGCCGGTGAAGGGCGACGACGTGTTCCGCAGCATCGACTCCAACGAGATCAACCTGCTGTACGTGGCCATGACCCGCGGCATCGAACAGGTCGCGCTCAATGGGGCTGTGCACGGTCTCTTCCGCGGCGAGCCCAACGAGTACCTGCTCCGTCTGCGCGAGCGCATGAATGCCGGCCGCGTGTCCAAGGACGACGTTGGCGACGATGACGACGCCGAGGGCGAGTATTGACGCAGGCGCAGCTTTCGTATACAGACTGCCGATCCCATGAAGCCGCCTCCTCAACCACCGGCTGCCATCACCAGTGCGCGAGCACACGTCAAGAGGCTGCACGGCGTCTGGGCTTTCCCGACCTGCATCAGCAGCAACCGTTTTCACTTCATCGAAGACAGGGCCGCTACCTGCCTGTGCGGACGATGGAAGCGCAGCGAGCTGATCATGAAAAGCGCTGAGGCGCGCACTTCGATTTCGTGCCTGGACGCCAAGAAGTGCGTCGCAGAATACCGGCGGCGCATCGCTGAGTAACCTTTCGGTCAACCCTCAAAGCACATCACCATGGGACAAAACCTGTACGACGACGAAGATCAAGGTCCGCCTGCGGCGAGCACCCCAATCAGCGAGCCTGAGCACGAGCCCAACCGACCCGGCGACATCGCGTATACGAAATACTGCGAGACTCGCGGCTGGAAGGCGTTCAACGGCGACAAGCTGCCGGACTTCACCGAGCTGCGGAAGACCAAGCCTGACATCGCGGCGTCCTGGGATGCGGCAGCAATGGCTGTCGTCCTGGCGCTCAATCAGGCGGAGCACGCCCCTGAAGGCGGATTGCCTGCGGTGGCCGGGAGCTGCGATCTTACGCCCATGGAGCTGGCCCACCGCGCCGCGGTCCTGCTGCGCGAGGCGACCGAGTCCCTGGCGTCGCCGGATGTCGTGCAGTTCCTGTGCGACGTGATCCGGATGTGCCGGTCGAAGGAGACGGTGCGTCGTGAGTTCACGCCGGCCTGGCTGTTTGCGCCGGGGGATCGCGTGAAGCATGTGCGGACGGGTGGCGAGTACACGATCACGCACGGATGTTCGGCCAACCTGTTCATCGAGGCGACCGGCGAGCCGGCTTACGTCTACGGCTGCAAGCTGGAGGACGGCACGATCAGGTCTTGGGTGCGCTCGGCGCGCCAGATGGAGGACGGGCGCTTTGCCCTGGTCGTCAAGTACCAATCCAATCTCGCAAAAGAGGTGTGAACCCGAGCGTCGTTTCTGTTTCCGTGGAAATCGCCGAAGCTGTCGAGATGGCCGCAGCGACGCGTAGACGCGCCCTCGCTCTTCGGCGTGAGTCAGATCGCCTGTATGAAGTCGCGAAGAGCATCGAGCGCCAGATCGCAGAACACAAAGCAGCTGTCAAAGACAGCGTCAAGCTTCAAGCCGGTGCAGGTGATCCGTCGGGTGTACCGGTCAGTGATGCGCCCGAACCCGCAGCTGACGTGCAAGCTCAGGCGAACTGACGATCTGATCTGCGAACTTAGCCTCGTACGGATCGCGCAGTACCTGAATCCGTACGAGGCTAATCCGTTTACAGTTTTTGACGTGTCGCATGAAGCGGATGCCTATGCTGGCGTGCCACATCAGGTGAAGCACCTGCCGGTCAAGCTGCGCGACAAATCCTACCACATGGGCCGCATCGCCTGGCTCATCGACACAGGCTGGGAAGACCCCATCGCCATCGACTGGATATGGCACCAGACGACTCCGTTCAGGCCATCCATCATCGATGGTCACCACAGGTTCTGCGCTGCGGTTCTGACAGGTGATCGGTCCATACTGGTCAATTACAGTGGGCCGCTCAACCTTATCCATGAACTCCAGTAGCGCTTATCAACTGCGACAGGCCGTTCGCGGCTTCAAAAACAAAAAGGTTGTCGTCTTCGGCGACGTGATGGTGGACGAGTACGTCGAGTGCACGCCGACGCGCTTGTCGCCTGAAGCGCCTGTGCCGGTCCTCAAGCCGCACGAAACCGTTTACAGATTGGGAGGGGCAGGCAATGTCGCGGCCAACGTCGTGAGTCTCGGCGGTCAGGCAAATCTGATCACCTGCTACGGCAACGACGACACCAGCAGGCGACTGATGAACCTGGTCAGCGGTCACGGACTCACCATCACGCCCGCAGCCTCGGCCAACTACACGACGCGCAAGACGCGCATCATCGGCCGGCAGGGGCAGCGCATGCACCAGTACGTGCGCCTCGATCACGACGCTGCCTGTACCTGCGACGCGTCCTTCCTGGCGCGCTTCCTCGAAACGAAGGACGAGGTGCATGCCGTCATCGTTTCGGATTACGGCAAGGGCACGGTGACGCCGGAAGCCTGTATCGTGATCAAGGAGTTCTGCGACCGTCGCGGCATTCCGTGGATCGTGGACCCGAAGCCTGGATCAGCCGCGGTGGAGGCGTACGCACGATGCACGCTCATCAAGCCCAACTGGACGGAGGCGGAGCACTTCTACGGGCGCACGATCACACAGGACACGCCCATCGGTGACGTGATGCGTCACCTCATGGAGCGCTTCAACGCGTACGGTGTCGTCATCACCGCGGGGCACGAGGGCATCTACTACCACCAGCGGACCAGCAAATTCGCGAAGCACGCCAAGGCTGGCGAGGTGGAGGTGATGGACGTGACAGGCGCAGGTGACACCATCGCCGCAGTGCTCGGGCTGTGCCTTGGCAGCAACGTGCCACTCGACCAGGCGTGTCAGTTGGCGTGCGAGGCTGGACGCATCTGTGTGGCCATGCCGTATACAGCGCCAGTGTTGCGCGAGCAGCTCCTGGACGCACTGCCGCAGACGGTTTGGGAACAGAAGGTGTTTGAGACGGTGGACGACTTCATTGAGGTTTACGACCAGCGCGAGCCGGAGGAGGTCATCGTCATGGCCAACGGCTGCTTCGATCTGCTGCACGCTGGGCACGTGGACCTGCTCAAGCAGGCCAGCGCGCTCGGCAACAAGCTGATCGTGGCGCTCAACTCCGACCGCAGCGTTCGTGAACTCAAGGGCCAGGACCGCCCGATCAACACCTGGTCACATCGCGCTGAAGTCCTTGCAGCCCTGGCCTGCGTCGATGCAGTAGTGGGGTTTGACGAGTCTTCACCAGCCGCGCTCATTGAGCGCCTGCGTCCTGATGTGGTCGTTCACGGCGACGAATCGAAGGACACGCCCGCCGGCATCGAGGAGCGTGAGAAGGTCCAGAAATACGGTGGACAAGCCGTATACATTCACCGCAACCTCCCACTGTCCAGCACATCCATCCATGCAGCCGCCCAAGAAAACCCTGACCATCAATAAGGTCATCACCGTTGACCTGGAGCAGGTGGAGCAGGAGGTGCTGCGGCGCTTCGTGAACATCGCGCACACCGGCAGCGCCGAGGTCAATCACTACGAGGGTGACAGGCTCGTGTCGCGCTTCCCGGAGAAAGATGCCGTGCTTGTCGAGGCGCATCGATCCATTGCGCGCTCGAACAAGGCGCGGCTTCACCTGACGTACGATGAAGACGGCAACCTCGTGCGCGTGCAAGGATGGGCGATGCGATGAAGCTGCGCTGGTTGTTTACGGAACCATCGGCCGATGAACCGCCCGATGAGCTGATGGCGCACGTCGCATGGCGCACGCGCTTTCATACGACCATCCTGGTGATCGGCTTCCTCTGTATTTTCGTCATCTTCCTGCTGCTCGTCCTCTCAGCCTTCGACAACCAACCTGACGACTATGACCCCAGAAAAAGCCCAGTCTATGGTGCGGAGCTTATTGGAAGATAACTTCTGGCTGCCGCAGCTCCGCACACGAACGATCTACGAGCGGTCGCACGACGACCACGACGGCACCTTCTTCCCCAAGATACGCATCATCTTCAGCGACGACGGTGACGCCTGGTTGGGGATGTCTCTGACCGAACCATCCGGGATGCCGAGCACGCGCTTTCGCACGCATGCCGGCGGCGGTTCGAGCTTGCGTGTCCGCAACGCCCTTCTAATCCTGGCCGAGGCCATCCGCCTGGACAACGAGCACCGGCCGTACGACGAGGAGGGTGCCGTGAAGACCACGGCGGACGAGGTCTGGTTCGACCCGAAGTACATGCACGCATCGGCCCACGATCTCATGTCGTACGCTGACGCCCAGGAGCGCGCTACGCTTGCTAGGCTGTTCAAACGTGTCTGCTCGGAGCGGGGAATGAAGGGGGCTGCCGAGCACTTCAGCAAACTGGAACACACACAGACGCCATGACCATTACCATTCCTCCAGGCTCCATCGACACGGTGCTGCGCAACAACCGGCAGCCCGGGACAACCTTCCAGCTGATGGAAGGCGAGTACACGACGCAGGGCGGATTCGCGTTCGAGAGCAACGACCTGTGCGTCCTTGCTCCAGGCTGCTTCCTCATCGGTGCTGGTTCGCACCTGACCAAGATCAAGGCCAGGAACGTGGACACGAAGATCGGAGGGAAGGACGCGCAGTACGTTGAGCTGCTGACGGGTGGTGCGCGCACCAAGGGCGTTTCCCATGCCATGCGGATGGAGGGATTCACCCTGGACTGCTCCGAGATCAAGGTGCCGACCGTTGCGATCCACATCTACTCGACCTGCGCGACGGTGAAGGATGTGGTCGTCCAGGACGTGGTGGGCATGCGCGTCTGGTCGGGCGAGGTGAATGAAGGTTTCGGCATCCTGGTCAACAACGCAGCTGAAGCGCTTGCTGACGGCGGCAACAGCATCGTCGATTGCAGGGTCATCACGCGGGCGCTCGCTGGTGTGGAGAATTACATCACGGCTGTTTACATGGGCTGCGTGAAGCGTCCTGGTCTTCTGCACATGGCCAATCACGTCACCAACGTTCAGGTGCTTGCGCCGACGCCCGCGCACGCCGGCTTCGGTGTCAACGACCGCACGACGATCACGGACTGCACGAGCGAGGGATTCATTCGGGCGATCTTCTGCGACACGGACAACGCCGCGGACGTGTTGGTGCGCAATTTCAGCGCCTGGGACTGTAACTGGGCGCTCGACTTCCGCGCCGTGGCCGAGGGCACGTTGCGCACGCGCATGGTCGTTGCTGATTCGCGTTTCGTATTCAAGCAGAGCAACACGGAGTGGGCTCAAGCGATCCTGCTCGAAGCTGCGCCGAATGCGTACATCGAGCAGACGCGTTTGCAGCGCTGCACGTTCGTTGCCCGGGGTGTCAACGCTTCCAAGGGCCGGCTGCGCGGCGCGGGCGTGACGCAGGTCTACGAAGAGGATTGCACCTGGATCGGCGTACCCGACCACCCATGGCAGGACTACGTGCTCCAGGAAGGTGCTGAAGCTGTAGACGACGGCGCTGAACCCGTGCAGGTATGAGTGTGCGCTTCACCCGGGAAACGGCGGCGCGCATCACGCCTGGTGCGCGCCTGTTCTCCCACTACGCACAGATGCCAGAGTTTAGGCGAACAGATAGAAGAGTGTGCGAATACTGTCAGTTTGTTCCGATCCAGGTGATCGTCACGGGCATTCAGGAAGACCCTGGAGCGGTGACCGGCATCGTGGTGCAGAGCAAGTGCTGCCACGGCGTTGAGCAGGGTTGGCTCGACGCCGGCTGGTACAGCGCAGATTGGCTGGGAGGATCGGAGCCATGAACGTTGAGGTTGTCTGCGGTGAGTACGAGTGCGGGCAGCCCTGCACTCCAAACGGTTGCCGTGGGCACAGCACCAACGTGCCTGAGGTGATCACGATCAACGGCTTCGATCTGGTGCTTGAAGCGTACCGGCGTTCGGACGACGTGCCCTTCTCTGATAATCCACGCCAGTGCGATCTCTGGGTGCGCACGGTTCAGGCGATTGCCCAGGCGCTCAAAGACGTGCCGGACGTGTTGCCTGATCCGAACCTGCCTGAGCCACCAGACCAGGAACCGATGACGCAGCTTCTGTAAACGTTTCACATTTGTGGTTGACGGTGGCGTTCATTCTGTATACAGTGACGCCACAATGAACGCCGCAACCGAGTCCGTCTCCGCCGAGTCTGTCGCCCCCGCCCTCATGCGCCTGGGCTTCCTGCGCAGCGAAGAGGCGCTTCTCCGTCAGGGTTACCACAACCGCTGGCAGACCTTCATCCACCGCGAAGGCGTGTCCATCGGCGTGCGTCGGACGCGCAACTCCTCCGACTTCTCCACCCTGGTCTTCGAGGTGGACCCCCGCCGCGGCTGCAAGGGACGCATCCACTGCTTGGCCGAGCTGCGCGTCAAGACCACCGACGCCAACTGGGAGTCCGTCGTCAGCCAGTGGATCGGTGAGCAGATTCCCATCGCGAAGGCCACCCTCGATCAGCAGGAAGCGAATCGGAAGAAGCACAGCGGCATCCGCGACGAAGCCAAGCGGATCGCCGAAGAGGTGAATGAGCGCCTGCGCGTTGCGTTTGGCAACGACAACAAGTTCGTCACGGTCTGCACCGATGGCGAAGGCCCTGCCGGCGCTCGCCTGCAAATCTACGTCACCGGACGCACCGCGGACGAACTGTTCGCCAAGTTCAGCGAAGTCCTCAGCATCCCTGGCGTCACCACGTAACCGTCATCGCCCACCCGTCTGACCATGAAATCTGAACCCTACTACGGCTGTCAGTTCCACTACGCTCCGGCGTCCGGCGCGTTCGCCATCACCAAGCGCGGGCAGCTGATTCCGTTCGCCAACATCCCGGAGCAGACGGAGGCGCTGAGCACGTTCCTCGACTACAGGCGGAAGGAGCGCGTGGTCCTGCGGCAGCACGTGAGGTTCGGACACTTCCTCTTCAGCGGGCACGCCGGACACGTCCAGGTGTACGAATGGGAGAGCATCTGGACCGTTACCATGCCTGGGCGCTTGCCCGTTCCGGTGAAGGAGATCGAGATGCACCCGGAGCTGGTGCCGGCGTTCGACTCGATGGTCGTCAACAGGGAGACGGCCGGTAACAACTACCGCGTCACTGCGGCCGGCGACCAGACGCGCCAGCTCGTGCTTCACGTGCGCGCTCGATCTGCCAAGCGCGCCATCCAGTTCACACACGCTTACGCTCGATGCCGGTGGCTCAACTACAAGCAGACACCTGAGGATGCCCGCGACATGCGGCGCATCTGGATCACCGGCTGCACCCTCTACCTCAAAGCCAAGTCATGAAGACCGCAGCACAGTATGCCAGTGCCGAGGAGCGCGCTCGCTTCCGCCGCATGCCTGCGCCTGATCAGGACCTGTTCAGGCAGTTTCGCCAGAACGCCTCCTGGTACCACTACTGGGGCAAGATGAACCAGAAGCGCGTCAGCGAAGCGTGGAGGCGCAAGGCGCTTCAGGCAGCTCGCGGTCTCGTGACCCGAGGCTACGGCGCGCTCGTGCGCCAGGAGTGGCGCGAGATGTTCAAAACGGAACTCCCAGTGTAAACGAATATGACCCAGAAGCAGCGAGCAGCGCGCAACCGGATGCGTTACGAAGCCAGTCTGCGCGCCCAGGGCAAGACGGTGGCGCAGGACATGGCTGATCTTCAGGATCGCATCCGCGCCGGCCTGCTGCGCAGCGAGGGCATCACTGCGGAGCGCTTCGTCGTCCTGGTTCGTCGCATCATGGCCGAGGGCAGGCTCGCGCCTGTCATGGCGCACGTCGGTGCCAAGTACGGTGCCGGCATCAGCATGACGCGAGCCCTCGGTAACCTGATCCGCGCTGTCCGCCCGGCTGAGCAGGTCGGACCGTTCCAGGCGGCGTTCTTCGAGGAGAAACCCCTATGACGAGTCGAGAGATCATCCAGCTGAAGCGTGACGTGGATGCGGCCAAGAACGCCGCCCACGCCGCCACCCGCAGTCTCGCCACGGTCAGCGACCGAGATGCGCCGGAGTGGACTGCCTACTACGCCAAGCTCGCCGTCTACCGGCAAGCCGTCGCCATCACCGGCTACCCGGGCTTCCTCGTCATCTGCAACGACGACAGCGATCAGCCCATGGCGCGTGTCCTGGCCACGCGCACGGTGTTTACGGATTTCGAGAAGGCTGTCGATTACGCAAAGGGCGTCAGCGCTGCCAGGGACCCTGAGATCATCGGCTGTCCGTTCGCCTTGGACATCGTGCGCAAGATCGACAACCCCGTGCTGACCACGCAGATCGGGAAGTACCGCAGCTGCGCCAAGTGGCCGGTCCAGGTCAGCACCGAGTACCCGCACAACGTCTCCAAGGACACCCACGACACCAAGGAGCAGGCCGAGGGCGTCTGCTCGTTGTTGCACAGGGACGGCCTGGGTGGCGACCGCAAAATCTTTCCCCTCCAAACCTGGGTTGAATCTGCGTGATCAACCCGTAAACAAAGAAACACACTATGCCAGCATCAGACGGAATCGAAATCGCCAGCATGTACGTCGGGCAGTTCGGTATCGCGCCCAAGGCGGAAGATGAGTCGGCCGCTGCCTTCCGGTCGCGGGTCGCGGACGTGCTCCGTTCCAATCGAATGGTCGTGGACGCGCACGAAGCCTACACCAACAAGTACCACGACGAAGCCGTCGGGGAAGGCGAGCTGTCCGCTGCCACGGGAGCCCTGGGGGCCTGTGCCCTCGCGCTCGGTGGGCATAAGCAGGAGAGCGTGGGCGACGACATCGTGGCCGGTCTCTACGTGAAGCACACTCCGCCGTCTGATCAGCAGCGCGATGCGTTGCTCATCATGCTGGCCATGCTCTCAGGGCGATGATGCGCAAACTGTGCATTCAGCTGCGTTGGTGGCTCAAGGTCGGTTGGACGCTCGAAGCGAGCATTCCCTGGCTGCACAGCTTCTCGCACCGTTACCGCAACACACGTACCGGCGAAGTCCGGTGGCACCACGATCCCTGCTGAGCATGAAACGAGAGAACAAACGCGTCGAGAACCTGCACGAGCGCACACCTCGTCAGCTGAGCCGTACCGATACTGTTTACGGGACGCGCATGCTGAACGGCCACATGCAAGTGTTCTTCGGGCGCTTCGTCGAGCTGCGCCGCGGGGCCATCGTCATCTACGGCATCTGGATCGAGCCCGAGCACCAGTTCGTGCGTCATGACAACGTGCCGCACGCAGAGTCGTTCAGGGTGGACAAGTGCTACCTGTGGGGTAAAGGCCCAAGCGACAGTTGGCCACGCTGCCATTGGTTCAGACGAGGAAGCGATTACTCAGCCAGCTAAAGGATCACCTATGATGACAGCACGATTCAGTCTGGATCAATTGCTCAGGGCGCACACCAAGGGCGCGCACCTGGTCGCGGCGTACCCCAACCTGGTTGCTTACGTCTTCGCCGACGATTCCACTCTGGCAGCCATGGTGGTCGATATGGATGACATTCGGGCTGCGCTCGGGGTCGAGCTTCAGCCGCGTAGTCCTGACTACAGGGGCAGCGCTACAACCGAGCTGAGGAGGGCAGTCGGCAGCGAGGTGGACAAGAGCAACCAGATCGTGCTGCACGCCTTTGTCTTGTCTACGCACGATGACGGCAGCGTGGATCACGTGATGTTCAGCGCTGTTTCCGCGGGTGACCAGAGCCTATCGGCAGTCGCCATCCGCGCTATGCACGCCGAGATCATCGCGCCTTCGGATCGGTATGTCATCAGCCGTGAAGGTGCAGTCTGACAGTTCTACCAGGTATGAAAGAGATCACGTTTCGTATACGGGCCACCAACGAGCAGGTGGAGCAGATGAACCGGCAGTGCGAGATGAGCGAGCAGCTCTTCGCGCTCACGCTTGCCCAGCATCTCCAGGGCAAGACGCAGGAGGAAGCGATCCCGGCCATCTGCGACTGGTTCAAGACCGTTCGGCACATGGCCCAGGCGAACTACATCACCAGCGGCATCCAGGTGGTGACGAACGAGCGAGATCGTGTCGCAGCAGTGCGGCAGTTCCTGCACGACGAGGACATCATGCTGGCGGACAGCCAGGTCGAGCGGCTGTTCAAACTCCTCCAGTGACCATTCCGCAACCGCTTCTCGAAAAGTACCTGGCTGACCCGCTCGGCCAGGACGAGAACGTGCGCGCTGCGCTGCGCATCAAGCCGGAGGACTACTACACGGTTTCGGTGTGGCCGGTGCCTGGGAAGGTCACGGTGGATCGTCCTGGATCACGCACGGTGCGGTCGGTGAAGATTTCCAAGTCCAGCTCAGGAAGCTGACGGATCATGTGGGCGTTCAAGCACAGTGATGCCATCGAACACCACGGCGAGGTTGCCGGCAAATGCGTAGTCCTCGACAGCTTTGCGATCCTTCCGCGGAAGGTCTGTCCAGGTCCGCTCGTACGTCGTCGTGTCGATGTACAGGGTGTCTCGGATGCGTGTCGCACGGACGTAACCGGCCTTCTCGGCAATCGCGTAGTTCTCGTAGCGCTGCTCCTCGCGTTCTTCGTCGCCGCCAGAGTGTTCCAGGGCCAGGTCTGGAAAATTGTCTACGACCCACTGCTCGTGCCCATAGATGGCGTGATGCAGCTTGCCCTTGCCCAGCCAGAAGTTCGACGAGGTGTCCGCCGTTTCGAGCAGGCACTCCGCGACGACTCTTGCCGGGTCTTGAATGTTGCGGCTGCGCTTCACGCAGCTAACTAGCCGTGAAAAGTTCCAGCCCAAAACAAACAACGTTTGTAGGCCGATTGGTTCAACGCAAGGCGTACAATTCCACTGCACGGATCATGGTGGAAAAGAAGGACCGACTGCTGATCAAAGGCATGCTTTGGCGCGGTTGGGTGCTGAAGGAGACCTTTTACCGTGACTGGCAGTTCGTTGAAACAGGACAGGTATGAAGCCAACGTTCAAGATCAAGAATTACACGAGCGCCGTGCCTGTGGAGCGCACCATTGCGCGCATCGAGCAGGCCCTGGCTAAGGCTGGCGCTGCCTCCGTCGTGAAGGAGTACGGTCCAGCGGCCGACGTGGCTGCGTTGAAGTTCGACATCGATGTGGGCGGTAGCTCGGTCACTGTCCATCTGCCGGTGAATGCGCGTGCGCTGGCCAGTCGGCTGCATGACGACTTCTGCGCCCGGCAGCGGCGCGTGCGGCGCGAGTACACCGCGGAGGACTTCCTGCCTCAGGCTGAGCGCACGGCCTGGAAGCTCATGCAGGACTGGGTCGAGGTGCAGCTCAGCCTGATCGCGCTGAAGCAGGCGGACTTCCTGGCCGTGTTCCTGCCGTACGTCTACAATTCGGCGACCAGGACGACCTTCTACGAGCGGCTGAAGGCGTCGGGTATGCGCGGCCTCCTGCCAGAAAAAGCGAGCGGTTGAGTATTTGAGGTTGACGGCAGCGTCATTCCGTATACAGTAGCGCCATGACGAACGGCGCACTGAAAGTTGACCTCCGCAAGAGCAGCCCCCTCGGCCTCGACTTCGATCTCGCCTGGGATCGCGCCAAGGACGCGGTTGAGCACTACAAGGCCATGGGTCCGGCCGACACCAAGAAGCCCGGCTGGTACGAGCACAAGCTCGCTCGCGAGAAGCACGGTCAGGTCATCACCACCTTCGTGGCCCTGGCCCGCCTGATCGCCCAGGCTGTCGGTGACGAGCGCGCCAAGCAGATTCCCGGCCTCAAGTTCGCCATGGAGTTCCGCGGCCTCAACTTCATCTGAGCCCCGGTCATGAACGCACGCTTCCTCGCCGACAGCCACCTCGATGCCCAGGGCATCCGCCGCTGGAATAGCAACGATCAGGTCCCGCCGACCGACTGCTTGAAGGAGATGGGCATCACCGGTCCTGAGCTGGCCCGAATGGAAGCCGTACGCGACCAGGAGCTGGACGCCTTCCTCGCCGAGTACCGTGCCAACCAGAAGGAGCCGACCTCGGAGGAGCTGTGTGAGATGCGCGCCGCCTTCGGTCCTGGCGCTCGTGTCGTCAACGTTTTCACCGGCCGCGTCACCACCACCTGATACCACCATGAAGATCACCGATGCTTTTAACGCCCTCAACGTCATCGCGCAGACGCCGGCTATTCGGCTTTGGCTGCTCGCCAACGATCCCAAAGCTCTCAAGCAGGTCGATGACGCTCTCACGCCCATTTCGGACACTGACCCTGTCACCGTGGCGGCGCGCATCCTGATGGAGCGCTTGGAGAACATCTGCACCTCCTTCGGTCTCCGCGCATCGCTGCCGGTTACCGGTGAGATCACGGCGCGTGGCGCGTACGTGTCGGTCAAGATGCCCAGGCAGGAGGACGCCGACGCCTTCTGCGTCTTCTGCAAGCATTTCGTCAACAGGCACGCGTTCGTCGAGACCAAGGTGAGCGGAATGTGGAAGTGCTACGCCGTCAGTTTCCTGCTCGACGAGGACAACATCTGAACCACACTTCCGACCCCTATGCCCTATCTCCTGATCTTCATCGGAATCGTCATCGGTGGCCTGCTCGTCTACGGCATGTACTGGCTGGCGATGGACACCCAGGACCTCTACCGGCAGTTCGACGCTGTCCTGGAGCGCGCCAAGACGGCCAAGACCGAAGCTGAGCTGAACGAGTGTGAGATGGACCTTCGCCGCCTCGTCAAGGTTCGGGCGTGGCACCGCCGCATCGAGGAGCGAGCACTCGTCGTGCAGTCGTACATCAGCGGCCGGCGTGAAGGGTTGCGCTACCAGAAAGCCAATCAGTGAGCGCCACCATCGAGCAACAGGCCGCGCTGCGTGAGCTTCTGGAGTGCATCCGGCGCGTGAAGGGAGAGGACCTGAATACGGTCACGGAGTGGGCTGCCTCGGTCTACAGTGAGGAGCTGTTCGCTCTGGGCCTGTCCATCTTCAACGCCAATCCGAAGCGCCTCGCGGAAGGCCCTCCGCCCGGTGCGGTCGTGCACAAGGAAATGCGGGTCGTGGGTATTCAGTCGGGTGACTACGCGAAGATCAGGGCCATGCGCTGTCTGCGCGAGCGCAGCCCTGGCGTGTCGTTGACGGACGCGCACAAACTGATGAACGAGATCGTGGCCGGCAAGCCGCTTGTCTACGGTCCGTCGGAGGGCTTCAGGATCGAAATTGAAGCGGCAGCGTGGCGTAGGGCTGGCTGGGTCGTCGAGGTGAACGCGGCAGGCGACGTGCCGTCCCAACACGAGGAGACCTTCCAGGCGGTTGTGTGCCCGCCCTGCACGGGCTGACCTTTCAGCTGACCAGCTATTTAGGTCGTGCAGACGCCCGAGCGCATCGTACGAACCCTGCTGGAGCAATCCGGCGGGGTTCGTGGCGTTTTGTCGGAGGACGACGACATCCGCGACGAGCTGGAGACCGCGCACGCGGAGGTGACGCGTGGCGTGGCCCGCTGGCCGTTTACGCCCACTGAGCTTCAGAATCCTGAGCGCTGCTCGGAGAAGGACTTTTTCCTGGCCAGGTACGAGTGCCCGGACATTGACCCTGACCACGACGTGCCGGTCAAGGTGCGGCGCGATTGCAGCGTTGTCGGCTACGTTTGGGACGAGGGCTGTGTGGACTTTGACTCGTTGACGCACATTGAAACCGGCGAATACGCCGATGAGTGGCGGGACGTTTACGTCAGGCACGACGGCTTCTTTGGAGGGTGGGTGGTCAAATGAACGCGCAGCGCATCGTCAATCGTTTGCTGGAGATGTCGGCCTACGACATCGACGATCCGCTCGATCAGCCCAGCGAGTACGACTACCCGGCGGGCTTCGTCGCCAGGAACGATCCGGAGCGCGTGGAGTGGCGTTTGGAACCTGCGCCTGGGAGTAAGACGCGTTTCGAGTACCGGATGTCGAAGTGGTGGCTCGACGACTACACCGGCAAGCTGCGCGTCATCAAGGCTGCGCACCAGCCTGTGCGGGATTCGGACGAGGCGCAGCGCTGGATCGAGCAGGAGATGAAGAAGTGGAGCGACGCCGGCTGGAAGGTGGAGGTGATCCGATGAAGACGTTGGCACAGACCGCGGTCAACCGTCTCCTGGAGGACGACGATCTCGGAGACGACGATCTCCGTTCGGACATCGAAGCAATTCCGGCGTTCCTGCCGGTGCCGGACAACCTCCACCACACGGACAACCTCAAGCATCTGGAGTATCTGGATTACCTGAATTTTGAGGGTCCGGATGCGAGCCTGGAAGAGAGTTTGTTTGAGTACGGCATCGCCTGGGCTGACGTTGGCGACGAGTACATCTTCATCTACAACATCAGCGACACGCTTGGAGATGAAAGCCGTAAACGTTTTGACCGGGCTGACATTGCCAAAAACCTGAACCTTGAGACGGAGTACGACTGGGCTGATTTCGGCGAAGTTGCCCAGATGAACGGTATGGCTGAGTTTGAGTGGCACGCCCTTCCGCTCCCGCACAAAATCTACGACCTGTACCGCATGTACGGTTTCGAGAGCGTTTTCGGCAGTGGCTACTGGGAAGGCTTCACCATCACGCCGCTCAACGCGGAAAACGAGGACGATGAAAACGCCTGATCAAATCGTAAACCGTCTGATCGAGGACGACGCCGATTTCAACGACGAGATCGAGCAGATCGAGCATGTACCGTACGATCCGGCCACCATCACGATTACGCTCGGCTCCAGCCACGGCGAGATCACCTTCGACGGCTACGGCAACGTGGTAGAGGACAACCTCACCTACGGCCCGGGTGAGGACGACATGAACCCGGAGTACGCTCCGGTGCGTCTCGACATCGAGGAGTTCAGGAGGACGTATCCGACGTTCCCGCTCGACGGTCATCACGACATCCTGGACTGGGGCTTCTGGATGGCCAACGGGGAGTACGGCGCGCCCGAAGAGGACTGGCGGCGCGACATGCACCTGCGCGAAATCAGGGCTGCGGCGTACCCGGAGTACGGCAAGCTCGACAGGGAGGCGATGAATCGAGTTCAGGACCGGCTTTACGCTGACGGACAGCTCTGACCATGAACCTCCACGAGAAAGCGCAGAAGTCCTCGGAGCGTTTCCGGCAGCCGGAGAATTTCGACTCCGTCGAGAAGGGCGCAGGCTGGTCGCTGTATGTCGGAGCCAACGACTGGGAGGATTCGTTGACGGCGATGGCGGTGGTCTTCCCCGGCGACGAGGAGATCAAGCGCGTCTGGGCATCCATCAAGTATCCCCGTGGCCTGAGTGCGATCCGCGACGGTGAGCTGAAGCGCGCCAAGCTTCCTGAGGCCAAGAAGCACGCTGAGCGCGCCTGGCGGACCTGGCTGCGAACGGCGCGCCGCAAGTACCGGGAGACCGAGGAAGGCCACACCAAAAGCTGGAAGACCGCGTTCCAGACCGCGTTGGCGGATCGGGACATGGCCAAGTATGTCGAGGAGTGGGGCATTGACCGGACCGAGTGGAAGGCTGTGCCCGAGAGCGCAGCGCACCGGGTTGTGCGGAAACTGATCGAGGACATTGAGGACGAGGTCGATCAGCTTCCGGAGTATTTCGACCCTGAGGACCTGGTGCGCGGCCTCCGTCAGCGCGGCTTGCCTGGCACGCTCTGCCATGCCGTGGCCATGGCGATGCCCGATGGCAGTCACAAGGACATGTTTGCTGTGTACTGGAGTGTTCCAGACGGCGACGAACCGTACATCGAGCGTGCCGACAAAGCGCAAAAAACCGTATACGCGACGTTCAATGAGCTGTATCCGCATATCCGGAAGTTCGAGGCGCGCTCGCTGGGCAACAGTTTCGGGCTGATCTTTGATCCGGTATGGCCAGCGCTGAAGGACGACTACATCGACGAGAGCGAAGACGATCTGCGCGATGAGATCGATCAGCTCAAGCCGGCGGAGGTTTTGCGAATCAAGGTTGTCTCCGACTGGGGAGAGCACGTGTTCGACGCCAGCGGTCGCTGCATCGAGTACATGCCCTACGCGGACACTGAGGACTGGGAGGACGAAGAGCCGCCGGAGACGCCGAGCCGGCTGGACATAGAGGAGTTTCAGCGAGCGTACCCAGGACGCAAGATCGACGGCGACATCCACTCCATCTCCGACTTCGGGTACACGACCGAGGGCGGAACCTACGTGCCTCCTGACGCGACGTACAGGCAGCAGGTCAGGGCGGCGTTTGCTGCCACCGGCAAAGCACCCTACGTCCGAACGCAGTCATGAACGCGGCGCGTATCGTAAACAGGTTGCTGGAAGACGGTCTCGACGACGACGAGGCTGATCTTGTGGACGAAATTGACGCAGCCGACGCGGCGGTCGCTGCTTCCGTTGAGGAGGCGCGGGCGGCATGGCCTGCTGAGCTGCGGGACATCATTCACTTTGCTCCTGCGGACTTCATCCTCAGCATCCACAAGTGCGAGGCTGAGACCGACTACACGCCGCCGCGCAAGCAGCAGAAGGACTATCCGCTTTGGCCTGTCCCAGGTCGGTACGGTGAATTCACCCTGAGGCGGATTTTTCCAGGCATCACGCTCTACCCAGGTCCAGACGATGGCGCGCCGATCATCGTCATCGACGTGATGGTTGGTGACTACACAGGCAGCAAAGTGCACGCGGAAGGTTCGTATTCGTGGGGAACTCCGGAGTACGAGCAGGCCAAGGCGAAGTATTCGTACGCAGAATGGTACGAAGCGCGGGCCGAGTATTTTCGGCAATGCGCGATGATCGCTGACGATCCGCTCTCCCTCATCGAGCAGGGATTTCCGAACGACGAGCTGCTGTCGCAGTTTTGCGTGCATCAGGCTACCAAGGAAGCGCAGCTCGCTCGCGTGGCCCAGGGAAGCGTACTGCCATGAACGCTGATCGAATCGTAAACAAGTTGCTCGAAGCGGACGGCGACGATCTGACCGACGAAGTCAACGCCATGCCCGAGACAGCTGTGCAGATGATCTACGCGGCGTACGGCACGACGGACCCGGACGAGATTTACGCCGAAGCCGCAAGCCGACGCGAGGGCTCCAGGCATGAGGAGGTTCAGCTCGGCACGCTCTCGGACACGGTCGTCTGCAACATCTGCGGCGCGCTGTCGGTGCATGAGCCTGACGCGCCGCTCAAACCAGGGAGCCCTGATCCCATCTACCATCCGGAGTGTTACCTGTGACGACGCGCATAAAAGCTGCGGCTGTGCGTTTGAAGGATGGGCGGGTTTTGACCGGTCCCAGTCATGCGCACATCTACGACCGGCTTCGCGACGAGTCCGGTTCGTACGAGGCGTTCATTGCCCATAGTCCGTGGGTGGATGGGTTCGTTACGGATCGTGGTGAGTTTGTAGACAGGGAGCAGGCACACGAAATCGCAACAAGCGCTGGTCAGGTACGCGCTGATTACGGAAAGGGTGACGCCATGGACGGGTTTGAGCCGAACCGAGAGCTGTCGGCTGAGGACGTTGTCGAGAGCGCCGCGTGTGTGGTCAGCACTCTCCTGGAGGACGAGCTGGACCCTGACCTGGAGGCGACGCTCGGCGAGCTGGACTGGGATGCGCCGAAGAAGCGGCTCAAGGCTGGCATCGAGGACGACCTCTACGACCGCGGTTGGATGAGCGTCGAGGTGCACGGTGAGGCGAAGGATGAAACCTTCACCGTGATTGGAACCTTCTTCGATCAGGAACACAGGGCTATGTGGAACGAGGCGGGAGCCCGTGCGATTCCTGCTCCAGAGCTGACGAAGGAGAGCGTCAGGAAGTTCGCGCTGTTCGCGACCAACACGCTTCGAGGAGCGCTGCGCCGGGCTGGCTTCAAGTTCAGCAACATGCGCGTCGAGGAGGTCAATACGATCTACAACACGCTGGACCTGGAGAGCGTGGAGGCTACGCTTGGCGACGTGTCCGTCGAGGTAAGCTTCAACTGGATCGACTGGACGACCACCTTCGGCAATGAGCCTAGTTAGGAAAAGACTATGGCCTACGCTCGAAACAACCCAAACGCTCAGTACGACGCAGGCCCCAACGTCGCAGGTGCTGTTGAATCTTCGGCCAAGACGCTTGTTCCTGGCACAGCGACCACCAGCGGATTGCTGAATCCGAACAGCAACGTAACCATCATCAATCGGGCACCGGATCGTGGCACGTTTGGTATGACCATGCTTAATTTCGGTGCTGACCAGCCTATCACGATAGAAACGAATTCGTTTTCAGCAACCGTACTTTTTCCGACTGACAGCGAAGGTGCTTCGACACTGACTGCGGCAGCTCTCGTAGCGCTGTTTAACGCACTGCCAAACACAGACGGCTTGTCGAAGGAAGTGGAGCTTCGAGTTGCTGACGGCGAGACTGGTACCGGACTTGTTGACGCACCCTTGTTTATACCTATCGAGACCTTAGCGCCTGCGGCTGTGCTTGATTTCGTAGACAGTAGCAAAGGTGTTCAGTCGGATGGGGCGATTGCGGGGACAAATCTTCGAGTCGGGTTTAACGCTGCCGGAGTGAGCCGCAACAACCCAGGTCCGAATGCAGCCGGCGCGCCTCGATGAACCGTAAACAAATACAGCATCGTCTCGATGAGCTGCGCGCCGAGCTGGATAGGCTCGACTCGACAGGCCAGTCCACGACGCTCATTCAGCAGGAGATTGCGCGCCTGGTGCAGATGCTGGAGCCCCGACGCATGCCGATTTCCGTTGCTGCTGCGCACTTCAAGAAGATGCGTCAGCACGTCAACAGAGTGGTTGAGACGCTATTGGAAGACGAGGATGTCGATTTCGGCGACGCCCTGGACGATTACGCCGACACGCCGGAGTTCAGGTGGAACCAGGTTCCGGAATTGCAGATGTTGCGCCAGATGGGCTTCGACGTGGCGCGCCTCGCTCCGAGCCCTGAGCACTGGGCGCAGTATTACGAGAAGGAGCTGCCCGGGGAACTGGCCCTGTCGGTGACCGTTCGATCCGAGGGTGACGAATGGGTTCAGATCGGAGTGCGCAGCCGCGAGTGGGCGGAGGATGGTACGCGCATCGGCTACTCCTTCCACGATTCGCCCAGGTATTCGATTTCCCGATGCGTGACGCTTCGCAAAGCTGTCCCCCTGGTGACGATGCTTCTTCAGCAGATCGAGCACCTGGAGGAGCGAGAGGACCTGCTCAGGAAGGACAAGCTGGAGTACCTGGACACCTGGATACGCCTGAACGCGTAGAGCTGGGTGAGCACTGGCTCTACTGCCTCAACTGCGGCGGTAGGCTGACCGAGCTGAAGTGCAAGCTGCGGTGCCCGAGGTGCGGCTACTTCATGTCCTGCTCCGACTTCGACATGCAGCGCTAGATGCCCAGGCGTCGAGCGCGCTGCGCCCCAAGCTCGGGGATGGACAGGTCGAAGCAGTCGCCCTTCAGCATGCCGAGGAAATCCCGGCTTTCGTTGGCCCAGTAGTGCCCCTGACGCACGTAGTTCTTGTGCCGGGCGCGCAGGACGTGCTGAACGCCCGCGATCCACTTGAAGTGGTGGACTTCGAGAAGGTCGTGCCAGAGCTGGCTGCGTTCGATGCCAGGTGCCTCGTGGTGCCCGCTGTGGATCGGGACGCTCTTGTGCGCCAGGCAGACCTTGTCGTGGCAGGCTCCTGTTCGGTTGGTGAGCCAGACCTGCCACGGGTACGTGTTGTCCAGGCTGCCGTTGACAGGCACGGGCATGAGCCGGCCGTTCTCACCCAGGCGGTCGTGGAAACGCCCGTGGACGGCCAGGAAGCCCCGTTCCTCGGCGATCCGGGGCAGCTCGGTCAGAGGATAGCCACCGAACCAGCAGAACTCGTCCAGGTCGGCGATGACGTACCACTCGTCGGCGCGGACGTAGCGCTCGCGCAGGTCGTTCAGCCCATTCGTCTCAGCCGGCCCGCAGTAGTCCTCATACGCGCAGCGCACGGAGGTTTCGATCTTCACGTTGTAGCCCTGGCTGAACGCTCGGATGGCCTCGATCTCCGGATTGTCCGGCCCGTTCCAGAGTGCCAGGACAAACTGATCGATCCCAAGGCGTTGGTAGTACCTGAGGTAGTACGGCAAGAGGGTACACCGTTCGCAGATGGGCGTGAAAAGGGTCACCGTCTATTTAGGATGTCATGTCGCGACAAGGCTTGCCAACTACTCCTGTGCCCGATCCGTCAAAAGCCGACGGCGCGGCTGTCGTTTACACGAGTTCGTCCACCGGAACAAGCACGTCAGACGGGACAACCGTTCCGGCGTCTACGATTGCGACGCAGAACGGCACCGCGTATACGATTCAATCGACGGACGACGGGCGAACGCTGCTGATGAACAACGCTGGGGCCATCGCTGTCACGGTGCCGTCAGGGCTGCGCCAGGGCTTCAGCGTCGCGCTCACCCAGCTCGGAGCGGGCCAGGTCACCGTCACCGGCAGCGGTGCCACCGTCCGAAACAGCCAGTCCCACACCAAGACCGCCGCGCAGTACGCGGTGGTGACGCTCTTCGCACACGGAACGAACGACTTCCTCCTCACAGGAGACACCGCAGCATGAGCCTGGTCATCGGTCCACGCGGGCTTTCGAGATCGAAGCGCATCACGTCCAAGGTGTGGACGCTCCTGCATACGGCCGGCTTTGAAAGCGGCGTCGTCAGCCCGGCGACCGGCTGGTCGTTCGGTGGTGACTTTGGCTATTCGCCTGTTATTTGGACCGGCCAAAATGGCGGTCAAGCGTTGCGTTTTCCAACGCAGTCACAGGTGGGAGGTAGCCAGAATTCGTTGTTCAGGACGCAGACGATCCTGAATAGCACGTACCTCACCAACCAGGGCATCACCACCGATCTACGCATCGATTCCGATGTGAAGTTTCCAAGCCTCGGCGGGTACGCGAAGCAGGACGCAACGCAGGGCTACAGCTCGTCTATCGCAGGGTGGCTGACCATCGGCAACGGCACGCGCTGGCACGCATTCGGTATACGAAGCACCAATGTGTTCGGTGTCTGGTTGAACAGTACGGCCGGAGATTCTGCGGCTCCCGCATCAGGCGTTCTTCCGACGCTGACGGGTGCGATCACGCCCGATGCAGGTAATTGGCGTGGCATTCGCTACGAAATTAGGCTTGGCCTGTCCGGCTTCATCAAGGTCACGTACAACGGCGTCCTGATGATCGACTACACCGGGGACACGCGTTTCAACTCAGGTGCTGCGACCACGATGACCGCCGTTTACATCTGCCATCCGGCGGGCGGTACTGCGAGCAACAACGACTTGAACTACTTCGGCGGGATCGACAACATCATCACGCGCAAATGAACAGGGAGAATCTCAAACTGGCGCTGATGGCACTGATTTCGTTCGCTGCGGCGGTTGCCGTGATCGTCATCGTGCATCAGGCGACCACGACGGCTGTCGTTCACGTGGTGGAGAAGTAATCGAGCGGGCTGGGCGCTACCCCAGCGACAGGCAGGTTGCTCGGCCTGGCTGCTGCGGACCGTATGACAGACGCATCACGCGTGGCTGATCACCCGCGGGCTCTTCCGCTGCCTCCGAGTAGGCAGCCGCCAAGCGCTGGGGCAATCACGTAGTGCCTTTTGTCCGCCTGCGTGGTCCGGTGTGTCCCGACGAGCGCTTCCGGAGCCCGGGAGCTGCTGACGCCGCCTTTCCCGCTTGGGACTGGGCTTCCACACCGCCGCTCGAAATCTTCTCCAGTTTGAGGACGTAGGTTGGCTCGTTGTCAACACGAACCAGGTGCGGGCCTCTCTCCAGAAGGTGCACCACGGCACGAATCACGTCGCCGGTCACATCCCATTTGTGCCCCTCGCGCCAGGTCATGCCGTCTTTGTTGACGCGCCCCGCGTAAACGCGCCCGCTGAGCGGGGATAGGGCAACTCGGATGTCGTTTTTGCTCATCGCAGGGTCCAGGTGATTCGGTTGGGTGCGTAGATGTGTTTCCGGCCGGCGGGCGTTGTGCATTCGACGCTGCCGTCCTGGAGTTCGCGCCAGGAGGCAACGGGAACGCCGTCGGCCGGAAAGGGGTGGAGCCGTTGGACGCGCTTCAGCCGCACACGGCGGTAGCGCACCATCTCACGTCGAGGGTAGCGTGTCATTCGGCAAGGGCCTGCTGGATGTGCATCCAGTACGGCGGTTTCTCCTGAAACTTGGTCAACGCTTCATCGCCAGTGCAGTGAAGCGGATAGAAGTCGAGCGTGCTGCCGGCAGCAATAGTCTGGATGTTGTAGACGATCCCCACGCGCTTCTCGATGTCGGCTTCTGCGCCGTTGAGCGTGCCAATGTACCAGGACATCTTGTCGCTGTGCTCGAAGACGCGGTCGTCCTTGTAGTGCCGAAATCGAAACTGAAGCGTCCAGGTATCCGGCGGCATCCCTGGATCGCGCCAGACCATGCAGCAGACGTTGCCGCCCTTGCCGTACTCCGAGAGCAGTGGCGGCAACGGGTAATGCCACATGCCGATGAAGTAGCGGTCTGGCTTGATCTCGAAGGCCATCGGATTACTGGAGTTGAAGCTGGCGACGCGGCATGAGCACGTTGGTCGAATGTGTGGTGCAGACAGGGAACCATTCACCTTCGACAGCCAGCTCACAGGACGCGTGCTGGGTACACCCATCGACTGCGCACTTGCGCTGACTCGGCAGGGACAACCAAGCCGTATACAGATTCTTCAGGTACTCAGCGGCCTTCGGCATTTCCCAGGCGTGCACGCTCGTGTTGCTGATGGTGACGCTGTCCGTGGTCACCTTGTGCTCGAAGCGCGTGTGCGACCAGTCGATCTCGATCACGCGCTTTCTCCAGCCAATGCGGATCAGGCCCATAGGCGTCTCCACGAGCCACCAGGGGCTGTTGAGGATCATGTCGGGATACGCACGAGGCCAATACTGGTTCATCAGCTCCCATTTGTGCGTAAACGGAATGCCGGCCGTGGTGAAGATACCCTCACATTCTTTTTCGGTCATGGCTGCCTTTCAGGATCGAGATTGCCGGCGTTGACGAATCGCTTTCTCGCGCTCGAAGAAGCGTTTGCGATCTGCCGCGCAAGACGGGCAGGTCCAGTAGGTCAGGCGCTCGCCCATGACCATTTCGCGGTGCGAGACCCAGCCATCAGCCCGAATGCGCTTTTCAGCCTCCTTGACTGAAGTTGTACGCGGCTTTCCAAGCAGGTGCTGGTTGGAACAGAGGTTGCAGAACACGTACCACTGGGCAATGAGTCGGCCTCGTGGGTTCATGCGTCAGCTCTCCTTGAAGGCTACGGTTTTACGGCACTGAAGGCAATCGACCTCACTCTTGTCGGTGGTACCTTCTCCGGACATTGCACCGCAGGCCCGCCGCTGTCGGTTCATGACCGTAAACAGAAAGTGCTTGGGCCTGCCTAGGGCGATCAGAAGCTTCTTGTGCCTGGTTTTTCCTGGTGCGTTCATGCGCGAATCAAACCGTGCTTGGTGAGGTGCTCGACAAAAGCATAGAAACCGTAAACGACAACGCGGCGCTCGCTGGGTACGTCGATGAATTCGTTGCCGTACACGACGACTGGCCGTCCGCCCTTGTAGTAGGTTTTGAGGTGTTGGACAGGCATCTCGAACACCATGATTCCCTCGAATGCGCAGAGCTTGCGGATGAGTTCGACCTCGTCCGTGTGCGTGTTCCTAAGGCAGCCGATGTAGGCAATCATGGGTCGCAGGATTCTCCACAGGTAGGGCATCTGGCGTGCAGCGTCGTCCTGCCAACGATGTCGTAGGGGACATTGCAGCACTGGCTCCAGAGGGCGTCGCGGACCGCCCATCGCGCCAGCGTCGTCCTGCCGATCCAGCGTCGCATGGTGGTCGTCCTGGGCTGCCCCTGCTGCACCTCGGCCACCTGGACCTTGCCGGCGTCGTCTACGGCCAGGACACACCGGAAGGTGCGCCCGTTCGTGTAGACCCGGCCGACGGTGATTTCACTCGCCTTCATTTTCAGTCGGAGCCGGAAGCATCCTCATCATCTGGCTGCCGATCTCGGCGATCCGTGACCAGCCATCCTTGTTGCCAAGCAGCTCGCGCAGCTTCTCGCGCAGACGCTCGATGCCGCGGTCGATCTCGACGAGTCCTGTGTACAATTCTTCCGTGTACGGCAGGATGCGCGTCTCCTTGTCGCTGCTCTTGGTGACGAAGGGTAGGCCGTCAGGCACGCTCTTGATGCCCAGGTACGCCGTTTGGGCGCGTAGGAGCCGCCAAGCGTCCACGTTTTCCCCTTCGGAAGGACCGGCGAACGTGTTGGCTTCGGCGTGGTAGTCGTCCCAGTTGAGCCGGCGGACAGCACCATCAGCACCGTTGGCCATGTAGGCACGTGTGACCTCGATGCCGACGAAAGAAGCGGTCCCAGGGTGGAAGGGTGCGATTTCGGAAACGATGATCACGGGAATCCATGTCATCTGAACCTGCTCGTCCAGGTACTTGTAGACGGCGCGCTTGATGGCAGCAGCGCTCGGCTCGCGAAACCATTTGTCGCCAACACGCGCACTGAAGGTGAGCCCGTACTCACCGCCAGGGTTCGGGTCGAACATGATGTCCACCTTCACCCCTGACCGGTGATGGATCGTCTCGACCTTGCGGTCCTTTTTGCCTCTGGCCATGGCTCAGGACTTGTTGACGACGGAAGCGTCCCTGGCCCACGTGCGCCACGTCGTGATCCAGGCGCACTTCTCGATTTGAGAGTTGGACGTGCGGTAGTAGACGTTGTTCTCGTGGACGCGAAGGACGTGCCGCTCGATGACGCGGTGGGCGGTGCCTTTGCGGATCACGTCTCCAGGCTGCGGGTCGTTTCTCGGGTCTCGTGTGGTCATGGTTGAAAGGGCTTGCGTCGTCCTCGAAAAATGTAAACACTTTGAGCACGCCGGTCAACTTCAAAAACCGTTCTTCAGTCCATGCGACCTGTTCTCGATCTGACCCAACGCGAGACAATCACGCAGCTTCAAGGCGACCATGTCCTGGTCCACAGGCCGGGCTTCCCGGATCGTGTGTTCCAGTTCCGTACCCTGGTCGATGAAGGTCGGCACGAGCTGCATCTCGTGTTTCGCCCGCCGGGCAAGAACGTCAAGCGCGTGGACTGGAAAGCCACCCAGAAGATCATCGATGCCCTCAAGCCCCTCACCCCTGACGCCGCAGACCCCTACAGCCCGAAGTGGCAGCTCAACCTCCAATGACGTTCTGGAGGATGGAATGCTGAAGCTGGTGCTGTTCGAGTACGTGCCTGGAACTTACGGGTTCCGGTTCGAGTTGAATGGCACCGCCATTGCCATCAACACGCGCCAGTATTTTTCAACAGAGGCGCTCCTGCACGACCTGCGCGAGTTCTGCACGGGCATCAACCTCGATCAGTTCACCGTTTATGACGACACCGACAACCGAGCCTTCACCCCAGCCGTGGAACATCAAGCTGTCTGAGTTCGACAGCCGAGGCGCAGTCGAAACCTGCCAGCTGGAATGGGTGCAGCAGCGGCCGGAGGCATTCGAGGCTTCATTCTGCAAGGGCATCGACGAGCGGACGCGCCGGCCAATCCGATACAAGCTGCGCATCACACCGGCAACCCAGACTGGAACATGGACACAAGGCGACGAAAACGGCCTCCTGGAAAGCGTGCACGCGCACAAGGACGGAAACCACATCGCGGGCATCTGGGTGGAGAGCGGCCATCGAAGAAGGTTCGACATCCAGCCCGGTCAGTTGCCGTAGAGGCTTCGGCAACTATCCCCATGACCTGGTTGACGTTACAGCAGCGCGGAACGCTGCGAATTCACGTCACCAACCTCACGACTTGGGGAGTGCGCAGCCCGTACAGGACCCTGCTCTGGCGCGTCACCAAGGCGGATCGAGCTGTCCTGCGCCGCTTGATCGGCAAAATCAACCTCACGGCACTGGGCGACATCGGCGAGCCTGCGAACAGCTGCAACAGTTTTGTGTAAACGAAACGCAGCCTCGCTACCTATGTTGAGTACGGACACGTTTTGAGCTATGCCTGAATTCGGCGCGTGGGACGGGGATTACGACAAAGACTTCTACGAGGCGCGTTTAGCCTCAGGTGAGGTCACCCTGTGTTACCCAAACGCGGGTTTGATGTGCGAGGTGCGTGGCGACCACCGTCGATTCAGTCCTGAGGACAACATCGCTGTTCGGAAGCTCGAAGATCAGAGCCCGGCGGCTATCACTCGATGGCTATCCCAATCCAGCCACAAGAGGTAAGCGACTTCGACACCGCGTTACCCACGCAATCGGCAACATTGCTTCCAGGCGAAGAGGCGATTCCTGCCGAATTCTACGATACCACCAACGCTTGGCACGTCCTGGCCAGTCGCTGGTTTTACGACGGGCTGCCTCAAGCAACTGTTTACGAGCCCAAGGACGGCATTGACCACAGGGTAGCCATGCGCCACCTGCGCGCCGTGTTGGGTTCGTTCCACGTCAGCTATCGGCACAAGGTTGCCGCGGTCGCTTATATGCTTTCCCTCTGGTACTCGCGCATCGATCCGGATGCCGCGTTCTAGGGAGCATGGCGTCTAAGGTAACGGAGAATCTGATTGGTCGTCTTCTTGAGCGCGACGCGACCGGGTTGAGGAAGTACGGGGTAAGCCTCGACCGCAAGGACCTCACCATTGAGCAGTGGCTGGATCACCAGACCGAGGAGCTGCTCGATGGTGCCGGGTACGCGCAATCTGCCAAACGCGAAATCGAACAGCTGCGCAGAAAGCTTGCGCAGGTCCTGGTGGTTTTGTGTACAGTTCGTCCGCATGTCAGCGACCCAGTGCTTCAGAGCCAGATCGACGCTGTTCTAGTACCCGAAAACCAAACTCCCGTATGAACGTCACCATTGCTTCCATCACCAAGTCCTTTGTCCGCGACGAAGACGGCCAGGAGCTGACAGCAGAGCAGCTGATTGTTTACGAAGCACGCGTCAGCAATCCGAACAACCAGCTCAACACGGCCACGGCTCCGCGCCTCCTTGCCTACTGCATCCGCAAGAAGCACTGGTCGGTGTTCGATCAGGCGGATGTGACGGTGGAGATCACCACGAGCCGGGCCATCGCTGCGCAGATTTTGCGCCACCACTCCTTTCGCTTCCAGGAGTTCAGCCAGCGGTATGCCAAGGTCACGCAGTCGGAGCCCATCGAGTTGCGCAAGCCGGGCGCGACCAGCCGGCAATCGAGCGAGGAGCCCTTGGGCAACGTGGCCCTGGACGAGCGCGTCACCGATCACATCTCCCGCTCGTTTCTCCTGTACGAGGAGTGCATCGAGCGTGGTGCATCCAACGAAACGGCTCGGTTCGTTCTGCCGCTTTCGACGCGCACGCGCCTTTACATGAAGGGCAGCATCCGGTCCTGGATTCACTACCTGATGGTGCGCGAGGAGCCGACCACGCAGAAGGAGCACCGGCAGGTGGCCAACGCGGTGCGGCCGATCATCGAGGAGCATTTCCCCAACGTGATGGCTGCGGTGGACATGGTCCTGAACGCGAAGCGCCTTCGGTTCGAGCTGGCCCGCCTCGCTGCTGCGGCCAAGCCGGATGCCGAGGGCAAGATGGATGCGGACGCTCCGCTGCGTCTCGCGCAGTTTGTCGTTGAAAATGTAGACGATTTGGTGCTGGGTCTGGAGGCGTAGCCATGAGCGACGAGCGCCTACCCTTTGAGCCGGAAACCGACAAGGAGATCAGGGAGCGCTTTCCGAAGGCTCTCTACCCGGACGTGCAGACTGGCGCTGTCGTTGCCGGCCTCGTCAAGCGCCCTGGTCAGCTGCGTAAGCACGTGTTCGACTGGCGTGACGGCATGCGCATGATTGCGTCCGTAGACGCAGACGGCGTCCTGCGCGTGGTTCACATCAGCGTCTCCTGGAACCAGCAGATCAAGACCGAGGCGGCGTTCAAGAAGGCCGTCAACAAAGTGCGCGAGCGCATCCAAGCCCTGGTTCAGCGCAACGTGCACCCTCTGGATGCCCAGATGAGCCGCGCCGCCATCCACTATGCCTTCCGAACCGAAGACTTCGAGCACGTCATCGCTGCTGGAAGACTTTGAAGCCGCGACGCTCGGGTACGCGGTGCGTAGGCAGAGTCCTACGTTGCTGCGGGCACTGGCTGAGGCAGAACAAGCCGCTCGTCTGAAGGCGAGCGGCTTTGCTCCGCGCTCGTTTGAACACGAACAGTTGATGCGCCGTGCGCGACGTTACGGCCGGCTCAGCAAACAGCTCAGGCAATGGATGAAGTGATCGTCAGGGATATGCAGGTGATGGCCAAGTGTTGTCCGACGTGCCCGTTCGGACCGCGAGGCGACAGGCAGGTTCGTGCGAAGGTGGAGGCACGCGTTTTGAAGACTTCGCAGGTTTGCCACCATCCTCGTTTGCACGGGAAGCCTGAGACGCACTTGTGCCGCGGCGCACGGGATTACCAGATCATGCTGCTGCACCGCATGGGCGTCCTTGCTGAGCCGACCGACGCCGCGTGGTCCGCGCTGCGGCAGAAGCTTGGCGTATGAACCTGGAACTCGATCCGGTGGATGAGACGAAGGAGCGGCTGTACCGCACCGTGGTGCGCGTGCGCACGTCCACTTGGGCGACGCGCCGCGGGCTTTCCGTCAGGCGCGACGTGAGCTTCATGCGTAAACTCTCGGGGCCGCAGGCATGCCTTCTGGAAGAGGAGATCAGCGCTGTTGGGGCTGACCTGGCTGCGCAGATGATCGTGAACCTGGACTCGGTTGAAGACGGGCTGTACACGGTCATCGCGTGCAACGAGCGCAGGGACTGGGAGACTGGCGTGGTTGACGATTACGACCTTAAACTGATTCCGTATACGCCATGAAAAGATGCTTTCCGTTCATGCACAAGTGGTCGAAGTGGATGCTGTCGCACGCTCACGGCTACACGATCTTCCAGCGGAGACGTTGTCTGCGTTGCGGCTTGTACAGCCAGCGCGTTCTCGGCGTGGGGGATAAGAACGACCTGAGCAGCATCGGCGAGATCGACATCACGCCGGTCAAGGACATCGTGCGAAACTGAGGTTGACTCACGTTGCCTGTTTGTATACGGTTTTACTGTGCGTACGATTCCGCCTGACGAATTTGGCCAGGACCATTGGAGTTTGCTGGCTTACGTCGGCGCAGCTTGCGCAAACCTTCTTGGTGAGCACGCGGAAGTAGACCGCAGCCGCTTGCGCTGCAATGTGGGTCGGCATCCAGGTTTGCGCACGGATCGGCACGCGGCGCTTTTGACTTGGCGGGAGGTGTACTCCACCCGCCTGAAAAACGGAACCGAATCCGGGCACGATGACTGGGACTGTCTGGATGACCTGGAGAAGGCAGGCTACGTCAGTGTCGGTGGCACAGGTATTCATCCGATTGTCAGCCTCACGAGCGCCGGTCTGCGTGAAGTCGTCGCCATCAACGCGCACCGCAAATCCGGAAAGCGCTTTGCGGACTACACTCGAATGGAGTTCTCCCCAGCATGAGCTACTTCACTCAAGCCCAGTCTCACGAACTCGTCCGTGCTGCTGTTGCCTGTGGCATCAGCGCAAACGCGCTGCTGTTTTCGGACGAGACCTACCTTCTGCCGTCGCTTCCGTGGGTTGAGTCCACGTTCTCGGACGCGTGGTTGCAGACCATGCAGGTTCTCGGCATCGGCCAGTATCAGGCGGACGCCAACGACTGTGACGACTTCTCCCGCATGTGCGCCGGCTACGCGCAGCTCCTGAACAATCGCACCATCCAGGAGTCCCGCCAGCCGGGCAAGGGACCGGTGAAGCCTGCGGCCGGTTTGGCGTTCGGTGAATTCTGGTTTACGCCTGCGCAGGGGCCGCACGCGGTCAACGCGTTTTTTCACACGCTGCACCAAGGCGGCACTTTGGAAATCGGTTTCATGGAACCACAGAACGGTCGTATCCTTCGGCCGTCGAAAACCGAAATCCAATCCTGCATGCTCTTCCGCCTATGAAAGCAGCTCTTGCTCTCCTTGGTCTCGTCGTCCTCACCGCTTGCCGCACTCCGGAGCCTGCGCCCGTTCCTGCGCCTCCGCTCGCGCCGCCGAGCACCAACAACGTGATTCCAATGCCGCCGGTCAACTATTCGCTACTCACGCAATGACGCTCACTGAGGCCAGGACAATCTTGACTGAAGCTCGCTACTGCGAGGACGTGTTTCCTGTAAACGGAAAACCGGACGAAGACGTTAAGAAGCGGTATCGCGAGCTGGCCAAGGTGGTTCATCCTGACCTGTACAGCGGCAAGCGCGAAAAGAAGATCGCGGAGGAGTGCTTCAAGCTGCTCGACGACTTCAAAGTGGAGGCAGACGACAAGATCGCTGCCGGTACCTTCGGACAGCGCGATGTCGTCAACATCACCGTCGCGACCAAGAAGGCCGAGTACAAACTCGTGCGCGTGCGCCCGCCTGGGGACATCTCGAACGTCTACAGCGGTTACGCGTCCAGCGCCAAGGACGCGCCCCTGATATTCAAAGCGGCGCGTCACCCAGGTGACAACGATCTGCTCGACAACGAGCGCGCTGCGCTGAAAGCCATACGTGAAGCTGCCGCGGCAGCGAAGACCGAGCAGCTCTGCGAGTTTCACCTGCCACATTTCGTTGACCAGTTCGATGTGGACGGTCGGCGCGTCAACGTCCTGAAAGACCCGGGTGCGGGCTACCACACTCTGGCCGAGATCATCGAGCGACACCCGTGCGGCATCGCTGTGCCGGACGCGGCCTGGATGTTCCGCCGGCTCGTCGGTGCGCTCATGGCCGTGCATGGGGCCGGGTACGTGCACACGGCTGTTGTGCCGAAGCACGTTTTGGTCTGCCTCCTGGACAAGACCGAGAAGGGAGCGCACAACGGCATCCTTCTCGACTTCTCCTATGCCGTGAAGAAGGGCGACAAGCCCAAGGCGATGGCCGAGGACAGCGCACTCTACTACCCGGAGGACGTGCGCAAGAAGATGCCGGCGAGCTATGGGCTCGACCTGTACATGGCGGTGAAGTGCTTCGAGCAGCTGATCGGCGGGCTCGACCACGCGCCCAGGGCGATGGCTTCGGTGCTGCGCGCCTGCCTGCTCGGCTACAGCGGCCGGACGCAGGAGGCCATTGAACTGTATACCGATTTTGACACGGTTCTTCGGAACGCTTTCGGCAAACCTTCGTTTCGGCACTTCACACTGTAAATCTATGTTCAAAGACATGTCCGGCGTGATTGAAAGCCCGCTGATGCCAGCGGTGCGCGCTGTTCAGCAAAACCCACACATTCAGTGCTACGTCGGCATGGCTCTCCGTGCCGGTTTCTTGCACTTCGTGACAGCGCTCGAATGGCGCTACTTCAGGCCGCAGACTCCGCGCAACCAGTTCCTGGAGTTCTTCGCGATGGAGTTCAAGGACCTGCCTTTTGGCGTGGCCTGCATCGACAGCCGCATGGTGCCGCCGGGGGCTGTCGATGCTCTTCTGGCCGAGGTGCAGCTGAAGCGCGCAGCCGAGGGTCAGCTGATGGTCCTGGGCGGTAGCGGACCTGACCGGTTTCCTTTTTCTGGCCCGAACGTTCATTTCGTCGAGTACGTGCCAGGTCATTGGGCGTACCAGAACAACCGGGCGCTTGAGGATCAGAAGCGGGACGAGGAACGCGCTGCTGCCAATCTGGAGACCGAGCGTCCTGAGCCTCCCAACCTGCCTCCCATCCCTGATGGCGCGCTTACGCTGTCTACGATTTTTCAGTCTCGTCAGTAAACCGTCAACAACCAGAAGAGGAGATACCCATGGGTGGTTCCAGCTACAGTGATGCAGTCTATTCGGCCCGTCTCACGACGGCGAAATCAACCGGAGCGGATGTGTTCGCACATACTGCTGCCGTCAGGGCAGGCACGGCAGCGTCTTCCTTGCACGAAACCCTCGATCCGTCACGCAAGAACAAGGCAGGCAAGGTCATTCGGGAGTCGTTCGACAGTGACGTTCATCCCAACTCGATCCCGGTCGCGATCATGTTCGACGTGACCGGGTCCATGGCGAACACGCCGCGTGTTTTCGTCGAAAAACTCGGCAAGCTGATGGCTGCCCTGGTGAAGCGCGGCTTCATCGAGCATCCGCACATTCTCTTCGGTGCCATCGGCGACGCGAAGAGCGACGAGGTGCCCCTCCAGGTCGGGCAGTTCGAGGCCGGCAACGAGATGGATGCGGCGTTGACCAACATCTTCCTGGAGGGCAACGGCGGCGGGCAGCACACGGAGTCCTACGAGCTGGGCATGTACTTCCTGGCGCGGCACACCGATCTGGACAGCGTCAACAAGCGGGGCAAGAAGGGCTACGCCTTTTTCCTTGGTGACGAGTTGCCGTACAAGCAGGTCAGCCCTGCCGAGGTGAAGAAGGTCATCGGCGACGACATCGGCGAACCGATTCCCACGCCGTCCATCCTGGCGGAGCTGCGCGAGCGCTTCGAGGTGTTCTGGCTGCTGCCAGGAGGCACGAGCCATTTCAATGATCCCAAAGTGGTCGAGCCGTTGAAGGAGATGTTCGGCCAGAACCTGATCAAGATGGCTGATGCCGGTACGGTTGTGGAGACCATCACGACGACCATCGGGCTCTGCGAGGGCTACGAGCTGGACGAGGTCGGCACGGCGCTGAAGGATGTCGGCCTGTCGGCCGCGGCGGTCGCTGCTGCTTCGACGGCGCTGGCGACGTATGCAGGCACCAAGAGCGTGGTGAAGGGTGCCAAGGTCACGGGCGGAACCCTGGTCGAGACCGCCGGCAAGCGCACGCCGCGGTTGTAGTCTTTGCCTGGTCGGCTTCCAGGCAGCTTGGTCGGTTGGCTTGTTCAGCACTACGGCCCCAGGGAAACCTGGGGCCGTTTTGTATTGAAACTGAAGGCACTGATGCGTAAACTGTAAACAATGAGAGACCCCACTGGACCGATGCGCCCTGAAAAGCGCGTCATCGTTGTCGCGGAGCACTCCGTGAAAACAAAGTGGTACGAGTGCCCGGTGTGCTTGGTCAAGATGGACGGCGCGACAGCGGTCACTGATGCTGACAAGGTTTCACCTAAGCCGGGTGACCTGTCGGTCTGCGGTCGTTGCGGCGCGATTTTGGTATACGGCGAGAAGGACCTGGAGGTTGCCGATGAACGCACCTTGGAAAAATTCCCCGAGGATCAATTGCGGTTGGTCAGGGATATTTCCAGCTTCATCAAGTCGGTATGAGCCCTGGCGAAGAGCAGCTGGTTGAGCTGTACCGCCAGCTGTCGGACCTGACGCGGCCGGAGTGCGCTGCGTGTCGAGTACCCAACTCGTGCTGCGGTGCCGAATACTGCCGTGAAGCGGAGCGCTGGGCGCAGGAGAAGTGGGGCGTCACCCTGGCGCGAACAGGTCATCCTCGGCTGCCGTTCATGGGACCGGCCGGGTGTACGGTGCTCCCTCATCTTCGACCGATCTGCACTCGACACACCTGCGAGGTGAACTCGCTCGGGTGTAAACGCGGTGATCTGAAATGGACCGAACGCTACTTTGACCTATGCCAACAGATCGACGAGATGGAGATGGAGCTGCACCCGTTTTGAAACGATACGCCTTCCGCGCCACCGGCAAATCCGGAGGCGTCAAGGTGAAGATGGAGGGCGAGGTGACTGCGGAATCGATTTTGCATGCGGACGCCGAAGTGCGCAACATGACGCGGCGTGAGTTGAACTTTGAACCTGATCGAGTGAGCTACCGTGAAAAACGCGTTCGTCGTCGTTGACCTGGGATACGGAGACTCCGGCAAGGGCACCGTGGTGGATGCCCTGGTGCGCCGGTACGGAGCCGAGCTGGTCGTCCGTTTCAACGGAGGAGCCCAAGCCGGCCATAACGTCGTCGATGCGATCTCAGGGAAGCACCACTGCTTCGCGCAGTTCGGCTCAGGGACGTTTGTTCCAGGGTGCCGGACGCTCCTGGCCGGGCCGTGTCTGGTCAACCCGCTGGCGATGGTCCACGAGGAAGCTCACCTCGTGAAGCAAGGCGTCACCGGAGCGTTCAACCGCATGTACGTGGACGGCCGGTGCCTGATGACCACGCCCTACCACCGGATGGCCAACCGGCTGCGCGAGCTGGCCCGCGGCGACAACCGGCACGGCAGCTGCGGTATGGGCATCGGCGAGACGGTCGCCTACGCCACCGCGGCGCTCACCATGGCTCCGGTGATCGAAGATGTTCTTCAGCCTGAGTTGCTTGAAACCAAGCTTCAGCACCTGCGAACCGTGATGCGGCAGACTGTGGGGCGCTTTCCGCTCGATCTGACCAACAAGATCGTTGTCAAGGAGTTGAGCACCATGGACGTGCCTGTTTCAGACCTGGTCCAGCGCTACGTGGCCTGGGGCCAGAAGGTCACGATCCTGAACGATCCGATGGAGGTTGCGGAGCTGCTCAACCGGTACGATACGGCGATCATGGAGGGTGCCCAGGGCGTTCTCCTCGACGAGAATTACGGATTCCATCCGTACACGACTTGGTCCACCACCACGGCGCGCAACGCGCACGTCGTCCTGGACGAAGCTGAGGTCAGGTGCCCACGGACGGTCATCGGAGTCATCCGCGCCTACGCCACACGCCACGGAGCCGGGCCTTTTGTAGGTCAGGATGATCTGCTTACGCAGGCGCTGCCGGACGAGTACAACCCCGAGAATCCGTGGCAGAGCAAGCTTCGCTGCGGCTGGTGGAACCTGGACATCCTCCGGTACAGCATCGATGTCGCCAAGACAAACGGCGGGCTCGACGCGCTGGCAGTGACCTGCCTCGACCAGATTGCTCGCGTGGGTGATTTTCGCCTTACCGAGGGCCTTCGCAGTTCGCAGCCGTTCGCCCTCAAGCCGCTCGACGCTGACGACCTGGAAGCGCGTAAACGTCAGTCTGCGCAGCTGGAACGTGTGCGTCCGATCACGTCCTGCCGCGTCGAAAATCTCAAAACGGACGACCTTGCGAACCTGTTCTCGGTCGGGCTTCGCATTCCGCTGGCGCTCTACTCCGAAGGGCGCACCAGCGTTGAGAAGACGTTTACCACTGGCGTTTTGGCCGATCCCCATGCGTAGGTTATGGCGTGCAGCCGAACGTCGAGGCTGAGCGCCTATTCGAGGAATACTACAGGTACGCGCTTGGGGTCACTCAGAACGTGATCTCGGGCCTCAGCCAGGTAGGGTCGCTGGACATTGAGGCGCTACGCTCGGCAGGGCTCGTAGGGCTGTGGAAGGCGGCGGTTCGAGGCGTTGGAGGTAATCCAGCAACTTTCAAGGCGTACGCGGCCCTCAGAATTCGAGGCGCGATCTACGACGAGCTTCGCCGGCAGAGCTTCTTCACGCGATCTGAGCTGGAGCGCTTCAACCGGTACGACGAGCACAGGCAGACGATTCAGCAGCTGCGCGGCGCGGATGTCGCGCATGACGTGATCGGCGAGCTGCTCAGCCTGCCGGAGTCTGAAGTCGAGCTGTTCAAGCTGATCGACACCTATTGCCACGGAGTCGCCCCGGAAGAGGTGTTGCCAGACGACCGGCCGACGCCCAGCGCTGCCGTCGAACTCAGCGACGAGCTTCGGTCCCTGGCTCCTTATCTCGACGACCTTTCTGAGCGCGAGCGCTACGTCTTGATTCAGCGCTACATGCACGATTCGACGTTCGAGGCTATCGCCAACCACTTCGGGGTAACGCTGGCTGCCGTATGCCAGATGCACGGTCGGATTTTGGACAAGCTTCGGCGGAAGATTCGCGCCAAGTCGGTTCTACGTGAGCATGAACATGCCGCTGCATCCGCAACCCGTAGAGCTGAAGATCGTGCGCGCCGCAACCGCCGAGGACTTCGAGACAGGGGTAAACGCCCTTCTGGCCAAGGGCTGGACGCTTCAGGGAGAGATGCTCCAGAACACATTCAACAGCAGCTATGCGCAGGTGATGGTGCGGATAGCGCTCAGACCGCTTGACCTTCCTGAGCCGCCTCGCGTGATGGGCGCTACGTTGGGGCCGCAAATACTGCACGGCTGAGTTGGGTTCTACTTAGGGCAGGGCCGCAAACCACGGCCCACTTTGCCCATGAAGAACATTACCAACAAAGTTGTCCTGTTGTTTACGCTTTTCGTGGCCATTCTCATTGGCCCGAAAATCAATGCTGCCTCGGTGGGTCTCGCGTGGGACGCGAACACGGAGCCCGATCTGGCAGGGTACAAGGTCTACTACGGTACGGCCTCTCGGAATTACACGAACACCGTCACGCTGGGTTTGGTGACGACGTATACAGTCACCAACGTCTTCTACGACATCACCACCTACTTCGCAGTCACCGCGTTCAACTCGGCCGGGCTGGAGTCGGAGTTCTCGAACGAAGTTTCGGCGACGGTAGCAACGCCGCAGCCTCCGGCGGTTCCTGTGTCGCTTGCCGCAGCAAACCGTGGGCGCGGTAAGGCTGGCGTCACGTTTCCGTACGCCGACACCTCGGTGGGCAGTTTCAAGGTGTCTACGAACGGCGTGCTGATGCTCACCGTTCCACGTGGAACAGCGTCACCTGTGGTGATCGATCTGCCGTCCCTCGTGCCCGGAGTGCTCTACGCCGTGCAGGTTTCAGCCGTCGGCACGAACAGCCTTGAGTCCGCGCAGAGCGCTGCGCTCAACCTCCGCATCCCGGCGTCCGTCAACGTGCGCCGCAACTGAGCATGCGCTTCCTACCGCTTGTCTTGCTCCTGATGGCCGTTGGGTGCAAGACGGCTGCTCCGGCAAAGAAAGAGACCGAGAAAGGCGCGTTGCGCGTCATCTCGGTCTCTGCGGTAGCGGCTCCAAGCGTCCCTGTGACGGACGCTACAAACCTGTCTGGTGTCTACATCGTGGGCCGCGGTGCTCAGGTGTTTTCCTGGACGCAGCCTTTGCTGCCTGATCAAACCGTAGACACTTCAATCAGCGGGTATCGCCTGTACTGGTGGCGAAGCGGTGGTGCTACAAACTCAGTGGACCTTCCCAAGACAGCGCAGAAGGTTTTGATGAGTGGCGTAGCCGGCGGCAGTAAGCCGTTGACGTTCGTCTCGATGTCGGCGTTGAACGGCGTGGTCGAGGGGGTGCCATCAAACCTGCTGCTGATTCCGACGGAACCGTAGCCAGGCCAGTACACCAAGGGCCATCGCACCGTACAGCGTCGTGCTTCCGGATTCGGGGACAGTGGAGACGGTGATGTCGGCGCGGAAAGCCGCGTCGAGACCAACGTCAATCCAGGATGAGACGGACAAGGCGGGAAACGATGTGCCGTTGTCGTTGAAATAGAGGTTGCCGCCGAGGTAGCTGGCACCCGTGTCGATTCCGGCGTTCAGGGGCAATCCGGTGTTCCTGAACGCCGAATTGTTTACGAACGCGACGTAGTCGGTGTTGGCCTTGAGCGCCACGTTCGGCTGAACGTCGAGGAGGAAATCGCCAGCGGAAGGGCTGAGCAGGATGCTCTCGTAGAGCAGGACTCCGGTGGCTCGGTCGCCGGCCCACTCGCTGAGGTAGAACTTGAACTCGCCCGGTTCGACGATGTCCAGCGACAGCCGGAACCGGTCGAGCGTGCCAGCTCCAGGAGAGCGGAACGTCTGGCCCCAGGTTGCGATGGAGGTGTCCGAGAACGGTCCGACGTTGGAAGTCGCCGGAAGCGTGTCGATGGTGATGTTGGAGGCGTTGGCGGAGAATGCCGCGGCCATCAGGAGGCTGAGGATAATGTGCTTCATGCAGGGCATGGGCATACGCGAAAACAGTAGTGGTGCAAGCAAATTGTTGACGATTTGCTCCAACGTAGTTAGGACGTAAGCGGGAGTTTGAGTGCCATGCAAGGAGCCCTGCGGCTGCGTTTCTTGGGCGCGGTCGCAGGGCGTCCGCGTTTTAGCGCATGCTCTCGATGGCGCGAGCCAGGACTGCGGGGTCGATGGAGGGGTCAGCCTGGATCGTCAGCTTGACCGGCACGATGGCAGAACCCGGGAAGGCGATCCTGGCGAGGTAATTGGCGCTGCGCACGACGTAGGCTCCGGTCTGCCCGTTGCCGTTGAACACCCGGCCGTCAGGTCCGATGGCGATGAAGCCTTCCACCGTGTGCTCCGCGGCTTCGTTGATGCCTGTGACCTTTGCGACCAGACTGTTCACGGCCTAACTATTCGGGCTGATCCATCGCGTGCGCTCGATTGAGGATGTCGAGCGTGTAGGCGTAGACGCCTGGGCAGCGCGATTCGCGGGAGCCAGCCACGTTCAGCGCTCGGATATTTCGCGCCCACACCCATTTCCTGAGGGCTGAAGCTGCTTCCAGAGGAACCATGTTCACAGGAATCAGCAGGTAGGGCCGATTGGCTTCTTCACAGCAGCGGATCGTCAGCGCCGATCCAGGCGTGATCGGGTTGGCGTGTACGATCACGGTTGCGTCGCTGATGAGCACGTTCAGGCCGGTACGCACTGCGTAGTCGTCCGTGTCCAGCTCGATCAGCTTGTACTGTTCTGGTATTCGTCCGTTTTCTGCACGCCTGCCGGCCGGACAAAAGCCGCCGTGGTACATCCCGTTTTCGCGTGCAAAATCCAAACCGGCGCGGTCGGCTCCAGTTTGCCCTCCGCTGATGATGACCTTGAGTTTCATCTGTAGACAAACCGAACGCTATTCCGGTAATCTGCATCTGTCGGCGCTTTCGTTCAACTCCTAATTTCATGAGTGTAAACAGAACAGCTCTCACGCTGAGCTGGTTTACTTCTATTTCGTACCGATCTTTGCTTCAGACGGCAGCTCGGTCTCTGGACCACGATTTGCGGGGCTTGCACTCGCGTGCTGTCGTGCTGATGGAAAACGAGCGGTACAACACGCTCATGTTTGACAGGGCGGCAAAGATCGCAGCCAAACTACCAGGGGCCGGACAAGTTGGTTACCTCCAGACGGGCTTTTTATCGGGTAGGTTCGCCCATCTGTTTTCGGCTGAAAACACGTACCATTCACGGTTCACAGTGCCGTTCGACATGAAGGCTTTTCGACGGCTGTCAAAGCCTGAAGACGAAGTGAAAGCGACGTTTCAAGCTTGGTGCCCGGAGTGCGGCAGGCAGCTGATTTTGTGCATGGAGCTGCGCGCACGTTGATAGTTACGGTGTGCGCGCTGCTGCAATCGTAAACAGGCTGTTGGAGGACGACTTCGACTTTACCGACGAGGTCGAGGCGCTCGACTACAGGTCTGCGCTTCGCGAGTACGGCTACACGACCAACAAGCGCGAACCCGAAGGTCCGTACCGAAAGCTCTTCAAGCTCGATCCAGCGTGGGATATTGGCAGCGATTGGAGCGCGTTCACATGGTCCGGTCTTGTCGTCACTTTGATTCGTCGCACTCGCGTCGGTGATTCAGGGGAGCAGCTCACTGAATGGCTTGGGGCAGTTTTGTCTACGGATAGCGATGACCCGCACAATCCGCGTGCGACGCCTCAGGCGAACACGAAGCTCGTCGTCAAAACACCTGACATCGAGGGGTCGCGCCTGAGGTACTTCCTGGAGCAGATCGAGGAGGTCATCGGGCAGGCAAGCTCAATCAGAGACTGGCAGGAGCGCGGCCAGGTCCTCGACAGGTTCCGCAAGATCGGTCAGAGCATCAGCGAGTCCGTCGAAGACGACAGCGCGTACGATTTCGACGAGCTGCTTTCGAGCATGGAGCCGCTCATGCAAATCGACATCCCTTCAATCCGCCGGGTCTTCCGCGGAATGGGCTTCGGCGTCAGCGTCTACCGGCGGCGTTCGTCAAAAGGTCCGCAGGAGCTGTGCGTCACCGCGGTTCCTCGGTCGCTCGACCGCAGGATCACCAGGTCGGACATGCAGCGCATCTACGAGGACCTGCGTCGTCATTTTGCCGAGATCGCCGATTACGGCTACAAGGGGTACACGGTCACGGTTTTCTGCGACAATTCCAAGATCAAGCTTCAGCCTGGACAGGCGATGCCCCGTGGCGAGATGGACCGCGTATACATCACGATCCGGCACGATCCAGAGCGGCACGTAAACGAGGTGAACGGCTACGGTGATGGCCTGCCTGACGGTTTCGAGTTCGCCGGGTACAGCTGAGATTGCGGTTGACGGAACGGCAGAATCGTATACAGTTCTGCCGTGTCCTTGTTCAAGGGAGTTCAAGCCCAAGTCTGCGATCTGATGGATCGCGCCCGCGCAACGGAGTTCGTCTGGACGGCGTGCAACCCGCCTCCGCCGGCTCCGAAAGGCGGGACAGCTTCTGGGTTTGAAGGCATTTCGCCCACGATGCGCCTGCTGGTTGTCCGGTTTACCCAAGGCGGGAACACCGGGTATGAAGCGATGATCACCCAGCTTTCACCCACGGTCGTGATTTGTCGCGTTCCTCCGGAGCACCGTGCTTTCTTCTACGAAAGGGCGTTGGCGTCGAGACAGTAATCCATGAAGACCCCGTCCCAAGCCGAGATCAAGCAGTTCATGCAGAGATGGACTGTGGCGTGCATGCAGTTCGATGTGCGGGCCATCGACGAGATGCTCAAGCCCAAGTATCTGAACCTCTGGTGGCACATCTGGCATTTGTACGACCCTGCCCAGCCGTTCGCGCAGACGTGTCGTGGTGCTGTCGGCACCATTCTTCAGCGCATGGGCTTGGTCACCGACGCGACGGTGCGCGTCGTGCAGCCGTCTACGGTTTACGGGGCCGCGCCCAAGCAGTCGAGCAAGGCTCCGTACCGTTTGAGCGAAGCCGGCCGCGCCAAGATCGTCGCGGCAGCCAAGAAGCGCTGGGCGGCACACAGGAAAGCCAAGGCTGCGTTGAAGACCAAGGCGAAGCCGACCGCGGCACCCAAGAAGCCTACGCCCAAACCGACGGCACCCAAGAAGTCTGCGCCACCCAAGAAGTCTGCGGTCTCTGCGCCCGCCGCGGAGCCTGCGCCTGAGCGCCCCACGCCTCCAACCATCCAGGCATGAAGCACGAGAAGGCAGTCCGTGATGGTTTGCTGGCTGTGTTCACACGCCCAACTCCGGTCATGCGGAACGGCACGCAGCCTGTGATCATTTCCGAAGGGTCTGCCTTTCATCTTCGATCTGTCGAGGTCGTGAAACCTGGGCAGCTGAAGCTCTGTGGCGTCAAAGGTGCCGGCTTCGTAATCGTCAGAACTGTAGACGTTCAGGTGTTCACTGGGCGCTTGCCCGATTGGCGATTGGACGTTTACCTCGACAGTATCGGTTACCAAGCTGAGGTGTTCCACGGCGTGCAGGGTCGGCACGTCTCCTGTCGTGACCACGGTGGGAAGCACAGCGTGCGCAAGCGCCTGAAGGCACTGGATGCCGGCGGTGAAGAGCTGATCAAAGCTTTTCACCGTCAGTTCTGAACTCGCGCTTGACACCTTCAACGCTTCAAGCAAAAGTGTCCCACGTGAAGCCGACGTAGGTTTCCAACTCTACCCCTCCTCCGATCCTCACGGAAGAGGTGTCGTCTGACCCAACGCTTCGTCTGTACGCCGTCGTCCGCTCCGACGCCGGCATGACCCCAGGAAAAGCTGCCAGCCAAGCTGGACACGCGTTCCTGGGCTCTTTTTTGTCCTCGCAGTCCTCCCGGCCGGAGGTGGCGCGTGCGTACGCTGCTGACCTTCCTGGCACCAAGGTCGCCCTCACCGCGTCCTACTCTCATCTCCTGCGCGCAGCCGATCTCTGCGCTTCCTCTGGCATCCCCCATTTCCTGGTCGTGGACTCAGGATGCCCCGATTTCTTTGGCGGCGAGCCGACCGTTACGGCGCTCGGATTTGGCCCGGCCACCAGAGACGAAGTGGAACACATCACCAAGCGCCTTCGACTGATACCATGAGCGAACAGACTGAACCCACGTAGGTGCCCTACCTCGTTGTTTACACCGTTGGCAACGGCTACTTCTGCGGCTGTTGCCGGCGAACCGATACGCAGACGGAAGTGCTGACCTTCGAGGATGACGCGGCTGCGTGTCGCTTCGCCGAGTCCATCAACAAGGACTGGAAGGAGAACGACAGGCGCGTCGATAACGTTTACAGACTGGCTGACATCAACCCCGTATTTGATCGCTGATTATGGAATTCAAGACCAAGGAAGATTACCTGCTGTGGCGTTCTGAGTGGCGCGCCGAGTACAGACAGCTGAGTGCCAACATCCGTGACCTGAAGTGGGCGCACAAGCACCGGCTTCGGTCCGTCAACCCGAACTCAGGCAGCGCTGTGAAGCAGCGGGCGGAGGTGGATACGCCACGCTACGAGGCGATCCGTCAGCGCCTGAGCGTTGCCGCGCCGCACTGGTTCCCGACAGGATTGCTGTTCAAGGCCAAGCAACGCGCTCGCGAGATGATGAGTGCTCGCGACGATTCCAAGCTGGCCGCGGAACGCTGCTACCAGGCATGGCTGGCCGCGCAGACGCCGCTAGTTAGGGCGTGATCTCGTCGGCCAGTTCGGTTGCGCGGGCGCTCCTGGAAGATGGAGCGCCCGATGACTTTGACTCGGAGGAGCTGGTTCGTGCCGCGTCGCCCACGGCGTTTTCAAAAGAAGAGGTCGTCAAATTCTTCAACGACAATCTTCAACCCTGGAAGTTTCACCTGGCCCACGACAGCCGCGATCTCGGCCACGATGACCGGGACGTTTACCTCCAGGTTGACGTACAGGCTCCGCCCGAGACATCACAGTCGGCTCTACGCACGCGTCTGCGCCGCGGTGCAGAGCGCTTCGCGACGGCCCACGATCTTTTTGTCGTGGAGGTCTACGTGAACCTCAGTGATGCGCCTGGGCGAGGCATGGTCTCGTTCAGGGTCGCGCCCAAGCTGTACGCGCCGCCGAAGTACAGGGACTGGTGGTCCATCGCGAAGAAACGCAGGCTCTGGAAGGAACAGGAGTGGCAGCGCAAGTTTGGTTCGCGCCAAGAGAGCCTGGACGACGACGGCTCAATCGCCGACGAGATTCAGTGGCCCAACGAGCACGGCGATCTCCTGCCGAAGCTGCGCGCTGTCGTGCCAGGTGTCTACGAGATCGAGCACGTCAACTGGTACGAGGGGAAGGGAATCGTCAACGTAAGCGCCCGCGTCATCACGCACGCGTCAGGTGGGCGAAGGCTGCGGCAGAAGATGACGCGGCAGAACGTCGGCGACATTGCGCGCACCATTCGGCAGCACCTCATGGATCGCGGATTTGTAAACGTCCGCGTGCATCTGCCCGACGACATGCGGCTGCGCACGTCCGAAATTCTGCCCGTCACCTTCTCGGCTTTCTACGCTGAGCCTAGTAACCCGCTGCCTGTTCCCGAGCCGCCTGCCGCTTAGCGTTGAACTCGGCGTAGGTCGGTGCCTGCTCGCCGTACTGCCGCGGCACGGGATCGTGGAAGTAGACGTGTCGGTCGTCCTTGGTGACGACACCGACCAGGGCATTCGGATACCGCTTCGCGTAGCTGAAGCGGATGGCCTTGAGCGGGTGCCCAGGCGTGATGGGCGTCGTCTCGTAGATGTCACTGGCGCGCACGACATTCTTCACCTGTCCAGGCACCAGACCGACCTTGTGCAGAGCCCGCCGGTAGGCGATGGACGCGCCCAGCTCGCGGAACAGCTCCATCTGCTTCTGCTTGAGCGCCCACAGCTCGTCGAAGGTCCTGTAGGCACCTTCCCACTTGTCTGCGTCCTCCGGACGATGCAGCTCTTCCCGTTCGGGATTAGGCTGCTCACCGTCCTCCAGGAGCTTACCGACGAGGCTGGGCGCGATTTCAGACATGGCAGCAGGGTATCAAATTGTTTACGGTTTTCAAGCCCAAACGGCTCCACCGTAATTACCGGCCGGCGATGATGTTCTCGCCATTCTGCGCCAACAGGCGGAAACCGTGCTTGGCCAGCTCGGTCAGCATCTCCGGGTAGTGGCCGTCGTGTTCGACGCAGATCAGCTTCAGGCGGGTCAGCTGGTCGAACGGCAGTTCGCGGAACAGGTCGATGTTCAGACTTTCCACGTCTAGGTTGATGAAGTCGTAGTTGACGCCGAACTGGGCGAACACGGCGCGCAACGGCATGGCCTGGGTGAAGAAGCTTCGGTATTTGACCGAGGAGGACCAGCGGGCCACGTGCGAGTCCACCAGGGTGCTGACAGCGTCACCCTGAGAATCGTGGAATGGTAGAATGGCCGCGTGGGCTCCCGGGATCACGGCAGTGTTGAGCAGCTGCACGCGCTCGTTGCCGCGGTGAATGTTGAGCATCTGGGTGAAGCAGTACGGCGATGGCTCGATGCACAGCCCGCCCCAGCCCAGCTCGACCAGGCGGTAGGTGTTGCTGAGCGTTTTGCCGTCGTACGCGCCGATGTCCAGGAAGCGACCGTCAGCCGGCGCAATTCCGGAAAGGTGTTCTACAATGTGGCGTTCCTCGTCGTTCTGCGAATACATGCCTCTAAGAACGGGTAGGTAGGACAAGATGATCGACAGCGGCGGTCTACCGGTGACCTTTGTGCGTGATCCAGATGTAACGTCTGCGATCACTGCGACTTTTTCGTCAGGTACCAACGCCATTGGCGCGGTTGAGCTGAAGTCGGCTGGAACTGAAGTTCGGCTGCCGTTCGGAACGGCTGCGGAGCCTCGCGGAGCAGCGTCTGTCGTCGTGCCTGTTCAGCCTGTGGACGACGAAGGCAACGTCCTGCGCCAGTCTACGTTGGAGGCGATTGCCTTGTCCGTCAGTGCGGGTACGCTCTACGAGACCACGCTCTTCAACGCCGCCACAGGCCCAGGGGCTTCGCCAGCGGCGCTTGTTGCTGGTCGCCTATATCACACGGTGCAGCACCTGATAAACGGGACGGTGTCTGTGCAGACGCGCAGCTCCATGGACGGCGTGAACTGGCACGTGGAAGCGGTGGACAGGGAGTCGGTCGTGCACGTGCTGGTTGGTCCGAGCAAGTATATCAGCGCGGCCTACGTCGCCGGTAACGGTGTACTGACAACTTACCTCGGCAGCGTTCGATGATCCAGCGCTACGAATCACCCGATGTCGGTGAGCATCGCGATGAGATCAAGAAATTGATCAGGGAGTTCATTCGGCAGGTGGCCGGACGACCCGGCTACAATTCTGTAAACGTAACGCATGACTGCGTTGTCTACGTGATGGCCAATCGTTCGGACGGTATGCCACGTGTAGACGGACACGTCGTGCAGCCGTTGGTTCGAGAGGTAGTGCTGGAGATGACCGGTAAAGCCCGCAGCAAGAACAAACCAGAGGATCAGCTGCCGCCACCACAGAAGGCGTGGCTCGTGAGGATGGCGGAGACGCTCGTGGCTGTAGCTGCGGCTGCCAAACGTAAATTGATCAGGTGACCTATGGGACTTTTTCAACCAAATCCGCATCCCAACGAGGCTCAAGCGTACCGAGACGCTTTCGGCCGACTGCGCACCAGCGAGCCAAAAACGCTGTTCGACTCGAAGCTGATCGTGGCGGACATGCCGACCCTCTTCTGGGACGATCAGCAAATTTCAGGTTCAGGAACTTCGAGCACGTACTTGCAGTCCGACGCTCGCATTCGGCTGGCTGTCTCGAACGCTACTGCTGGCACACGTGTGCGCCAGACTTTCCGGCGGTTCAATTACCAGCCGGGTAAGAGCCACACTGCGTTCATGACGTTCAATTTCAATGGCGGTGTGGCTAGCGTGATCAAACGGGCTGGTTTGTACGACAGCAACAACGGTGTTTTCCTTCAACTTGACGGTACGACTTTGTCGTTCGTCGTTCGTAAGGCAGGTGTTGATCGTGTATACCCTCAGTCAGGTTGGAATCTCGACAGGCTCGACGGTGGCGGCTACAGCGGCTTCACACTCGATCTGACAAAAGCGCAGCTGTTCTACTTCGATTTCGAGTGGCTTGGCGTTGGCAGCATACGCCTTGGGTTCGTGCTCGATGGTCGTATCTTGATCGCGCATCAGATCGACCACGCCAACATTGAAACGTCTGTTTACACTTCGACGCCTAACCTCCCGATGCGCTACGAGATTAGCAACACGGGAGCCGGAGCAGCTACGAGCATGGACTGCATCTGCTGCACGGTAACCAGTGAGGGTGGTCTTGACGATACGGGTGTTGAGCGCGGAGTTGATACTGGCATCACTGGGTTGGTAACGAACAACGACACTAGTCTTTATCCAGTGCTCGGGCTTCGCCTGAAATCCACGCATCAAAGCGCAACTGTTCGACCGATCAGTTTTAACATTTTGTGTACGTCTACGGCCACGTACCGATACGTGGTGTGCTTCAACCCTACCTTGGCCGGTACAGCGCCGACGTGGGTACCAGTCACGAACAGTGCGCTTGAATCGGCTACTCCAACCAATGCGACAACAGTAAGCAGTCCGAATTTCATCGTGCTCAGCGGGTACGATCAGCAAGGCGGTGGGTATTCGCCTTCGTCATCGGGAGAGATCAGGGGCTTTCTTTCGCTCGGAGCAAGCATCGCCGGGGTCAGCGACCAGATTTGGATTTGCGCGACCAGGATTTCCGGTACGACTGAAACCTTTCTGGCGTCTGCGCGCTGGCGTGAGAGTTTGTGATTGCCCGTATGCCGACTGAATTCTACACGCCTTTTCAGGTCAAGGCTCTGGTTGAAGTTGTCCTGGACATGCCGCCTGGATTTGCGCGGCGCGTCCTGGAGGCCAAGCGCGGGCCGACCATGGCGAAGCTGAAGCGTGGCAAGGTGGCGCTTACAGCCAAGGAGCGGAAGCAGGTCATGGATGCAGGAGCAGTCTGGCACTACAGCCACCAGGACAAACCGACACCGGCCGTCTGGAAGTCTGTCGTAAACGGAAAGACCTGGTACTGCTGCAACACGCATCGTGCCGGTGTGTGCAAGCCGACGCTGCGCGGCGCGATCAGCGCCTACAAGTGGGTGGAGACAACAGCATGAGAGGCATCGCTCACGCAGTCGCGGCGCGCTTGCTGGAAGAGCAGGCACGCTACGTCGGGATCGTCGTCCTGCGTAACCGCGAGGACCCGGAAGCCTTGATCATCAAGCGTGGCGGTGAGCCCATGAAGGGCAAATGGGCATGCCCAGGTGGCCACGTGGACAGCGGAGAGAGCGACCGCGATGCAGCGTACCGCGAGCTGACCGAGGAGACGGGCATCGAGGCGGACGAGATGCACCAGTTCGAGGAGGATGACGTAGACATCGGTCACCTCACCTTCTTCTGGACATGGGTGCCGGCAGGAACGAAGGCGGTGGCCGACGATGACGCCGAAAAGGTGCGTTGGGCCAAGGTGTCGAACCTGCCAGAGCTGGCCTGGGAAAACGCTCGGCAGATTCGGGATGCCTGCAAGCACTTTTCGTAAACAAGTTCTTGAACTTCGCCAGCCATTCAGGCAGGCTCACGCCCATGAAGTCCATGCTTCTCGTCGCAGTTGCCCTCGCGGCTCTTCTCATTCCTGGTGGCGAATCCCGCGGTGCGGATCGGTACGGGTTGCCCCGTACGCCGACGTACACGATGCCCCGTACGCCGACGTACACCATGCCGACGTACACCATGCCGCGACTGCCGTCGCCCAGCGTGACCACCGTTTCGCCGTATTTCCGCGGTAACGGCACCTACGTCGCCCCGCACTTCCGCACGACGCCTGATCGGTCGTTCAACAACAACTTCTCCACCTACCCCAACATCAACCCTTACACCGGCAAGGTCGGCACGCGGGCTCCTCGCGGCTACTGATCCTTCGCTTTGCTTCGGTTCCAGAACCACCGCTTCACGGCGGTGGTTTTTTGTTTACAAAATATCAACGGGGCGTATAGTGCTCGGCGATGAACACCTATCGTTGGCGAGTCTTCGTGAACGGCCAAACCTTCACCGAAACGGTCCAGGCAACCAGCCAGTCCCAGGCGCGGGGCATCATCACTGCCAGGTACCCGACTGCGCAGATTTCGTTCCTCGGCTGAGGTGCCTGGAAGCACGAAAAAGCCCCCGCTTGCTGGCGGGGGCTTTTTGCTTTCAAGGCCGGGATCAGATGAAGCTGTACTCGGTGACAACCCAGGTGGGTCCAGCGCCCTTGAGGGTCACGTTGACCTCGACGCCTTCGAGGTTGGGATCGGGTCGGTGCTGAATCGTTCCGTCGAGGTACGCCTTCGCAATCAAGCCTGTCCTGGCGTACCATTTGCCGGCGGTGTCCTTGTGCAGTGTTCCCGTGGTGGTTTCGGTGCTGAGCTTCATGCTGCCGAAACTGTATACGATTTCGCGTCCACGGTCAACGCTGTTCGGGCATCCAGAAGTCTTCCTGGGCCGTGTAGAAGCCAAGGTCGATCATCCACGGTTGGGCGGCGACGACGCTGGGCACCGCGGATGTGCCGTTGACGGTCAGGGATGCAACGCTGCCGTTGAACGAGAGGCCGTACGGGACAAGGCAAGGTTTGCCGATGTGGCCCGGGTTCGATTTCCGGAAGGCCCCGATTTGATCCACGCTGCCGCCGGCATACGTGGTCTCGCCTTCGACGCCGTAGAAAGTCTCGCCTGCGACGTAGACGGAGCTGGCATAGGTGACTGGCCCGGTCGTTACCTCGTATTGTCGTCCCGGAGCGATCCCTGTGGTCGGAATCGCGGTCAGCTCGCGCAGCCTTGGGTGCTTGGCCTGCGCGACGGCCATCCACACCTCGGTGTTGTAGGCGCTCCAGGCGGTGCCTGAGCTGTAGAAGGTCGGGAAGAAGGCTGTGCCGTATTCGCGCACGGTGGTGTTGTACGTCGTCGCGATGGCGCGTTCCGCACGGTCTACGCACTCCTGCCGCCAACCTTGGAAGCCGTCGGCATCGAGCGTGGCATTGTAGTCGCCGACGTTCTGGACAGCCACCTGCTTGATCTGGATCGGCAGCAAAGGGTCCACTCCGATGGTGCCGCCCATTCGGAACGTGACGACCGTCTGCGGCGTCTGGGCGTCGTTTTGGAGAGTGAACAGGAGCACCTCTGGCTGGTACCGGGTGCCGACCACGTTGACCTGGGCTTCGCCGATGCCGATGGTTCCGGACATCGCGATCCGACAGTCGGTCAGGTCGGTGTTGGTGAAGGTGAGCTTGCGGATGTGCAGCTGACCGTCGCCGTAGCTCCAGTAGATCGGCATCGAGAATTCGTTGCCGTTGAGCACGTCAAAAGCGCCTTCGGCACTCGACACAACGACGCCGTTCGCTTCTGTAAACGGCAGCGCTGTCGTGTCCTTGATGACCTGGACTGTGTTGCCTCCCTCGACGTAGTTGGCTCCAACGCCAAAGCCTGTCGTGGAACCGCTGACGTTGGTGTAGTCGATCCGCAGCTTCCACGCGCCAGGGGGCAGCGCCAGCTTCCAGGCCATGGCATACTGCCGTACGGTGGAAGGTGCGCCAACCTGTGTGTACGTGGTGACTCCATCGACGCCGTCGAAGACGTTTCCGCTGTAGTAGGTGCCGGAGTTGTAGATGATGCCATCGCCGCCAATGACCAGGTAGCGCTTCACTCCGATGGCTCCGCTGGCCACGTTCACCGCAAACGTGGCTCCGCCGTCCGTCCCGCTGTCGTTGGTGGCGTTGCTGGCTCCGGCGATCTCGACTGTCGGGTTCGGTACGGCCAGGACGGCGACGCGGTGTACGCCGGCATCCAGAGCGCCGTCGAGCGTGATGGAAAGCTCTCCAGGGACTGTGAGGCTTGCTGCTTTGATCTGCGTGTAGCCTCCAACCGCGGCGTCGGACGCCGTGAAGCCGAGCGAAAGCTCGTCTGAAACGGAGCCACCGAATGGGATCACGCGAGCGGCCTTCTGCCGCCAGAACTGAGCGTCGGTCTGACTGGGGATGTTCGGCAGCGTTTTGACGATCTGCCCAGGCAGCACGCCAGGAATCTCCAGGGCGACCAGCTGGGGCACGTGGACTTCATCCAGGCGTTCGCGGAACCACTGAAGCGTCTGGTCGGCGATGTCGTAGATGATCCGGTTCCGGCCGCTCAGAGCGGGTTCGGCAGTCCAGACGCGCTGCGCGCTGGTGTCGGAGGTCAGGACGAACACCTCGGGCTCTGTGGCCTCTACGTCCTCAGCCTGCACGTAGAGGCGATGCGCGAACGCGAATGGGTTCTTGAGCGCCTGGACGACGCGGGCCACGTAGGCTGCGAGCTGGTTGTCGCGGTCGGCCAGATGCCGATCCGGATTCTTGAAGAGGGACTTGGTCAGCGGGAGCGCTGCGTTGATGTCCGCTGGGGTTTCGAGACCGTCCGCCAGCGACCAGGTGCCTGTGCTGGGGACGACGGTGCCTGTGCTGTCGAGCGGGGTGATGGGTGGTTCGTTGAAGATGGCGCAGGCACGCGCCAGGATTTCGTGCAGGAGCAGGTCCCGGCCGTACAGGTCGTTGTCGGTCGTGCGGGCGTCATAGGGCGTCGAGGTGCCGGAGACGTAGCGCACGAGGCTTCCGACGCCGTACGAAGTGAGCTGCGCGCTCACGATGGCCGGCATCGCCTTGGGAGCCGGACCCTCCATCGATGGATAGTCGGTCGGAGCGTTCCAGACATCGGAGACCTGCATCGCCACGTCCACCAGTGCCGCGGCGTTGATCAGGTCCAGGTAGCGCAGCTGCCGGTCGCGGTACTGGTAGTCCAGAGGGTTGAACGTCTGCGTTCCGTAGACAGGATGCAGGACGCCGCTTTCAGAGATCGTTGAACCCGGCGTTGCGTCGATGGCAGAACCCCACTTGAACGGAGTCCGAAGGCGGAGAACCAGGGCTGATTCGAGCTGATTCATAGGCTGAGCAGGCGAACACAGCCGGTGGCGCAGACCGCCAGATCAAGGTTCGCAGTGTTGTTGCTGACGATGACCGTGTACGTGCCTGGCGTGATCATTCGGCGCACGTGGAACGGGTTGGTGGAAGCTGCGCCCACGCTTCCAACGAAGGTCCATGCGATAGGACTCGTGACGGTTTCCCCGAGGTAGATGCCGGCGCTGGCAGCTCCGAGCGCGGTGTTGGTGTAGATCGGTTGCGGCCCTGGCGTCAGGATGCGCAGGACGTGCAGAGTCAACGAGCGCAGTTCAAGCCTCTCGCCCAGCTTCAGGTTCCAACTGGCCACGCGCACGGACCGACCACGCTTGAGTTCGGTCTGGGGCAGGCTGATTGGGATTGTGAGCGTTTTGGCGTAGCTGGCGGTGTTGACGTAAGACACGGGTTTACTCCATCTCCAGACGAGCCATACCTGTCACAGCGACCCTGAAATTGATTTCGGTGTCGGTAGGGACGCTGGACGTGGCGCTCGCCTTCATGTTGTTGGCGATGATCCAAGAGTAGACACCGCTTTCGGACAGCACCAGCTCTTCTCCGGGTCTGGCGTAAGTTCCGAGCGCCGTGACGCCGAAAACGTCCTTCGCGTCAGCCGAACCGGGAGATTCTCCGCTGTAGTCCTTGCGGAGAGCGAGGTAGACAAATCCCAGGTTGCCGAAGATGCGATTGCTGTTGGCGATCAGGCTGGTGTTGACCGAGCAGGAGAGCAGGCTGAGGTTCACCTGCTTGAAGCGCAGGCGCATGGGCGTGACGACGGAGATGGAAGCGATCACGAGCCAATCTCCCTGGCGCAGCTCAGTGGCTGGCAGCGCCACCGGCATGTCCAGCGTCGTTGCAAGTTGGTTTTCTGTGAGATATGGCATAGTGTTTACGTTTTATCGCCCCATCATCGATTTGAAGATGGCTTCTTCCTCTTCCTCAGAGAACCCCTTGAGATGCCAGCTCGATTGCTGGCTGCCATCGTCGATGAACTCGGACTGACCGTCGTACCAGACGCCAGGATGAAAGTGTGAGCTGGATGCGAAGCATGCGCCGTCGTCAACTAGGTGCCGAACGACGATGTCTGTAAGCGTTTTCCCGTCTTCGATGTCGTACTCGTCAAGTTCCATGACGACGGGGTCATGGGTGTCGTGGTCGTACAGATCGCCGTCTTCCGTGTACCGACCGTCGATGCGCGTAACGGTTCGGCTTGTTACGGGGATCGCTTCGATCTCGTCGCGAAAATCGTCCTCGTCTTCGTACAGGTCGAACTCCTGAGGTACTTCCTCACTTACCACCCGGTACTCGTCATCGTCATTGCCGGGGATGCGCATTCCGGCTATTTCAGCGCGTGCGCCTGCTTCGGAGCCGAAATACAGCGTTCTGTACCACCCTCTGTTTGTCGAAACCTTTACGTCAGCCCAGCCGCGAAACGTCAGCTGTTGAATTTTCCAACGATGCGTCTTGGGAGCTTTGATCTGTTCGATCTCGTCTCGCAGATCAAAATCAAAATCATCTTCCAGGAGCTTATGCACGATGCGGGATGCGGCGCTCATACCTGGAGAAGTCCGAGGTTGACCAGGCGCGCACGCGTTGGGATGCGCAGCTCCTGTGCGGTTGATGGTCCGATGAACGGGTCAGCGATGTTGTTGACGCGGGCGATGACCCACCACAGTTCAGGCGTGCCGTAGGCGTGGTCAGAGATCAGGTCCAGCCTGCCCGCACCGGCCGTAGGCACGACGTACAGCTCGTCGGAAGCATCGGGAACGACAGAATCTTTGAGGAGCCCGAACACCACCTCGCCGCCTACTTCGTAGACGGGAGTGTCGCTCCACATGCTGTGCTTTGGAAGCTCGATGCGTTGGCCTGCCACGCTCTAACTATCGGCCGGCAACATCGCGGTCAGTCTTCTGCCAGCTCTGACGGGCACCGGGGTACACGTGGGTCGGCCCACCGGGTTTGACACCGTAATCGCTGTCAGGGGACAGCATGTCGGTCAGCGTTCGCAACAGGTTTTGAGCGGCAGAACTATCCCACCACTCCGAGTTGGGGTCCTCTTCGGCATACGATGGAATGGCACCGAATGGGCCTGAGACGAGTTGAGCGTAATTTGCGCTCAAGCCTGGACGCTTTCGCACAGCATCCATTTTCTGAAGAATCAGACGGCGCGTTTTGCTGCCCGAGGCTTCGAGCAGACTGTCTACGATTTCGGAAGGCTCGATCATGGCATGTAGGGTTTGAGCCAGGCAGGAATCGAAGCGGGGTCCGGCTTCGGAAACGCGATGGCCCCTCCGCAGTCGCTGTGATAATCGACGCCGTTCTCGCAGTACGTGTGCTTCTCCAAGACTTCCTTCTGGCAGTGCGGGCACACGAGGATGTCCTGCGGCTTGGACGAGCGCACCAGGGGCTTGGCTTCAACGGATTCTCCGAGGACTCGACGTACGATTGGGTTCATCAGCCTTGTGGTTGCTTGAGGTTTGGCCGGCTGGGGCGCTTGTTGGTGTAGTAGGCTGGAGCAGACGGCAGACTTTCGAGTCCGATTTCGTCTACGGCAGTGACGTGGAGTCGAAGCAGTCCTTCAGGTACCGTTCCCGTGAGGTCAAGCTGCGTCGCTGTGCCGGCGGATTTGACCCAGACCAGCGTGTCGCCTGTGGCGCAGAACACGCGGTAATCGACCACGTTGTCCTCTACCGGATTGGCCTTCCAGCGGACGCGCAGACCGGCGCTGCACGTGAGGGCAACGATGGCCAGAAAGCTGAGCGCGAGCGTTTTCCTCATAGCTTAGGTACCGGGTTTTGGCGGCGCGTTGGTGAGTGCCAGGTTGGAAGGCGTGCGAGGCTGGCCTATGGTGGCTGCGACTTCGTTCGACGGAATGCTCTCGACGCCGGCTGCGTTGAAGGCGGTTGCCACAAAGTAGTAGCGCACGGCGTAGGTCAGGTTTGAAAACGTCGTCCAGTTGGTTCGAGGGACCGTCTGGCTCTGCGTGTACATGCCGCTGTTCGTGCCGGCGTAAATGCGGTAGCCGACGACCAGCGGGTCTGGACTGTGATCCCACTCCAGGTCGATTTTACCTGCTCGCGTGTAAACGGAAACGACGAGCAGCGCAAAGAAGATGAGGGTCGAGATGATGCGTCGAGCGTTCATGCAGTGAAGTTCTTCACGCGGGTGTACCCCTTCGGCAAAACGGTCTCGATAGGTACCTTCGCTCGCTCGACCTGCTGCGCCTCCGGATCGTCAGCGCGCCGATTCGTGACCAGTGTCGGTGCATTGACGCTCATGAGGGTCATCGTCTCTTCAGACGTGATCGCGTTGTAGTAGGCCCCGGCCGCGCCGTCGGTGGTGTCTTTTGAACCGTCCGGTGGGTGGTCGTATTTCTTGTCCATTTCGAGAAGGGCCTCGGCTTCTCGAATCATCTGGGCGTTGCGCGGTAAACGAATTCGACGCTCCTCGAAGCCAGAGCGCCAGGCATGGTAGACGGACTTGTCGCGGTCCAGCGAGAGCTTGTCCGTCTCGAATCCCTTTGCGTCGAGGGCCTGGAGCATGCTTTCGGACTGGAACATGTCGGCAGTTACCTTTCCGAATCGGAAACCGCATATATCACGCAGCCAGAAGATGAAGTTCTGCACCTTCTCAATGGAGATGGGTTTGTTCTGACCTGCGCAGATGGTCAGGATGAAGTCGTACTCGACGATCAAGCGGTATTCGTCGAATGGTTGCCCTCCTTCCTTCACGATGCCCTCAACAAGCTGAGCGCCGACCAGGTGGCAGATGGCTACGCCGCACAGATTCTGCGTAGCCAAGTCGATGTGCACGTATCGTAAACGATCAGGATGCCTTTTCGGAATGTGGCGGCTGGCGACACGTTGGACGAAGTTTTTGTGGATGAGGAAATCCCAGATGTTTGAGCCGTCCTCGTTGGAAATCGCCATGCGCTCGATGCCGGGGCGCACGGAGTTTGGAACGCCCTCGGCTTCTGACTGCGCGATGCACCACTCAACATCCACCATCGAGGCGAACAGGCGGTGTGCGCCGCTGACGCTGATGCCGGACAGGGCCTGGAGGTTCGTGCGACAGTTGCGCCGGTATGCCTCGTAGTAGAATTTCGGAACCAGCTCCGTTTTCGCGCCGGACGGTGGTTCCTCGTGGGACTCGTCGCCTACCGGTGTTCCGTCCTCACGGTACCAGCCGGTGAGGATGTAGGGCTCCATGTTCTTGAGCCCGTACGCGACCTTGAACCAGAGGTGGTTTGGGCCAATGTCCTGAAGCGCGTGCCGTTTTATTTTGTATACGGCATTTCTGTAAACGACCTGAGTCTTGGGTATGTGCTGACTAGGCGGCAGCTTTGCGTTGTCGGCATCGCGGGCCGCGTTCTGCTTCTCTATTTCGTCTACGACCTTTTCAGTGAAACTGGATTCGTCTGCTGCCGAGGACGCGATTACAGAGAGGGCAGGTAGAAACGTTGACAGCTTCTGGAAGCGGTTGCTGATACGCGTGCGCACGGCGTCATAGAGCACGTACGCTTTCAGATCAGGGTCTTTTTCCAGGCGGAAGTTACCTTCGTCCAGTCCCACGCCGACAACGTTACGACCAAGGATGTGCTGACCCTTGGAACCGGCGGTGAGGTAGATGTTCGACGTGCCGCCTCCAGGTAGGCTGTTCAGCATCGGGATGCGGAACCCGGCGTAGTCCATGTCTGGATCGAAGCCGCACACCTCGCGGAAGTATGGCGAACTGCCCATGAAGTTCATGGCGTCGCCGAAAGCCGTGTCGCGGACCGCTTCCTTGGTCACGGACAGGAAGTTGTAGATGATGCGTGACCCGCGGCTGATGCCGAAGAAGTTCTGCGGGTTCTTCAGGTGCGTCGCGATGCAAATGCGGTACAGCAGCACCGTGACCATCATCCAGGTCTTGCCGATACCGAGTGATCCTGTGATGACCAGGTTGTGGATGTAGCTGTCTAGGTCGAAGTCCCTCGTGAAGATTTCCAGCCAGGCAGGCCAGATGCCTTCGTTTTCACCCGGAATAGGTCGGAGGCTTGCGCCTACGTAGTAGTCGTCGAGGATGAATTTCCGAATGTCCGGTGGCGGTTTGACGTAGTCCAAGCGCCACAAATCCCCAATCACGTCGGATTCACCATTCCGTAAACGTTCGATGAGTTCGTCGTACAGCTTGCGCTCGTACTCGTTCAGCTCGCTGTCCTTGGACCCACCCTGGAGTACGTCTTCGGCTGCGCTATCGACGCGCTCAGTCTTGGTTTGCTTGCGCGTGCTCACAGACAGAAAAGCCCTTCGCGGTTAAAGTGTATACGCACATAGGTGCGTACCTGATCCTTACAAATCCGTCGTTTTTGAGCCTGCGCAGGGTGGCGCTGAGCCTGCGCGAACTCAGGCCGAGCGCGGCACTGATGTAGTCTGCGGACTTGTTCGGAAGCTCGCGAACCGCGTGAAGCACCTTCAGTTCGTTTGCCGAAATGCACGCGCCAGGCATCACCTCAAAACGGCGCGTCATCAGTCGGTGCCCAGTCGTACGGTTGTTGCGGAAGCAGGCTTTCGTCCGCATCGCCGACAGCATCGTTGTCGGGTGTAAACAAACTGTACTGTCCGTCGTCTGCGTCGTTGAAAACTGGGAGTTCGGGTGCGCCCTTCTTGCTGTTGCACTTGACGCACATGACCTGGAGAAGTCCTGCGCGAGCTTCGCGTCGATAAATGCTGATGCGGTGACTCCACTCGACTTTGCAGGCCCTCCAGTCTTTGCCGTCTTTGTGATCGATGGACAGGCTATGGAGAGAGCCACAGACAACGCATCTTCCACCGAGCTGGAGAATAAGCTTTTCATACGCACGGCGCGCCCATTTTCTCTGGCGTTTTCCCATCGTGACTGCAAAGAGCCGCCGATGGTTACGCCCGGCAGCCTACGCAGCCGGATAGAACGGGATGGCCTACCGCCGGGTCTTTGCAGTGCACACTGCAAAGAACAGATTACCTGGTCGAACGTTCGGCCAGGAGCTTCTTCTTCTCCGCTTCCAACTTCTTGCGCACGATCTCGCGCCCGTGAGGCGTCGTGCCTTTGTACTTCTCCGCTGCCAGCTTGTCGCGCTCCGCTTGCGCGTTGTCCAGTTTGTCCACCATCGATCCTGAGTCGGGATGTGTTTCGGCCTTCGTGCTGGCCGTGATGGTGGAAATCTCAGCGCACGCCAGACGCAGGAAGGCGAGCGACTCCGCGGTGGTCAGATCGCCGCGCTGGCTGGCTTTGAAGATGCGCCGTTCGTTGTCGTGTCGCACCCGCACCCACTGCGCGACACGGTAGTAGTCGTGCGTGCGCAAGAGCGCGCCGATCACGTCGGACTTCTCCCTCGGACAACCCAGCAGCCGCGTTACCTCGTCCTTGACCGCTTCGAGACTGCTGCCGTCGATGACGCCAGTGACGACAGACTCCAGGAGACCGATGGTTGGATCAGGCGGAATCTCCTTGTCCAGGTCGTCGTTCGCTGGTTCTTCGACGATGTCGCGACAGATGACATTGTTGACGACTTCAATGGGTGAAGTCGGCAGCGGCGATAGCGTCGGTACCAGGCGTCGCGATTTTGGCGGAGGAGGGACAGCCGGCGAAGGGACAACTTCAGTTTCCTGCGGCTCGGGCTTTTTGGCAGCCGGCGCAGTTTTGGCGGGAAACTTCTGGGCTCCCTTGATGGGGCGCTGGCCGGGCTTCTGCATCAGCCGAAGATGTTCTGGGCGACGCGAGCGCGCTGCCCCTCAGGCACCTGTTGTCCGGTCTGCTCGGTGAGCTTGTTGCGACGCGCCGCTTCCTTCTGGGCTTCGTCAGCCGACACAGGTCCGGTGACCCGCTGGCCGTTTTGGATCACGACGTGCTTGCCGTCGGCAGGATTGTTGGGATTGGTGGGGGTGCTCATGGAACTGTGGCGATACTTGTGTTGGGTGAATCCGTCGTTTGAACTGCGGTTGAAGCTGTTTGTGCAGTTACCGCGGCTTTGGCCGTCCTGTAGTCGGTGCCGACATCAGCGCCCAGCTCGCGCATCTGGTTCACAGTAGCAACAACCTGACCGTACTTTGCTGCGGCTGCGTCATTCAGCACTTGGCCGGCGTTGTCAACGAAATTTCGACCGAAGCGGGCAAACTCGGCGTCGATCTGAGTCTGGCTGACGCGGGTCAGAAACTGGCCTGTGGCACGCGCCGTCTGGCACGCGGCCTGTAAACACTGGATGTACTGCCCACCCTCGGCGAAGGCAGCGTTCACCTGCTGCTGGTACTTGCTCAGCTGATCCTGGAGCTGCCCCATGCGCATCCAGGGGTGATTCAGTAGATTCCCCGTCAGCGTCGAATACGCCGTGATCACTTGCTGCCGCAAATTCTCCAGACTCGCTTCGCTGGCAGCAGGCAGGTTCAGGAATGGGCAGTTGGAGCGAAGATTTGTATACAGGCTGAGATCGATGTCGATTACCGGTATCAGGTTCGCTATCTGCGGGATGAGACTGCTCAAATCGCCCAGTTGTTCGAGAAGCTGCCCCAAGCGGCGCAGTGCCTCGAACTTCCGGTTGATGCGCTGGAGCACGTAAAATTGGGCTTCAGCCAGGGCATCCGTTATGTCGCAAACGCTTGCCATCGACAGTAAATAGAACGGAGAACCCAATGGACCTGACACCAGAACTGATGCAGCGCTACCGGCACGACGACATCGAGGATGTCGCGTCCGATTTTGTGGAGCAGGAGCTTGGGCGTTTCGACTGGCGCAACAATTGGGAGACTGCGAAGAAAAACGGCACTGCACTGCCACGCATCCGCGCCTGGCTGACCAGCCAGAATTCGTCGGTGCACGCCGAAGACATCTCGGAGTGGATCGACACGATGGCTAGGGATCGTCCTGGACGCTGGCAGTAGACCTGGTTCTATTGGGCGTATGAGACTACGCCTATTCCTCATCGGACTCGTCACCGTCGTTTTCGCGGCATGCACCTCGCCGAACGGCGGTCAAACCACGGTCGTCACGCCGGATCGTGTACAAAAGGTAACTCGCCTTGCAGCGTACACGGCGGTCAAGTTGCAGCTGCGCAAGGACGCCACCAGCCGTACGACGCTCACGAAGATCAGCAGCGGGCTGAACGATCTGGTCACCGAACAGCAGTGGGACATTGCTTCCGTGGTGACAATCGCCAATGCCAACGGGTTGAATGAGCTGACCTCGGATGAAGCGCAGATCGTGCTGACCGCGGCCCCCGCGTTCCTCGACTTGTTCCTCAACCAGCAGGTCGATCTTCGTCAGGTCGAGTACGCCGAAGCCTTCGTCACTGGAGCGGCCGAAGGCTTCAAGCTGGGACTCGGTGGTTCAGCGCCTGCTGCCAGCACCCGCGGCCCCGATACGACGCTCGACCGTCTCATCAAGGAAGCCCGCGCTACACGCTAGCGTCGCTGGCCTTGCTCTGCTCGATAACGCCGAACGCGTTCAAGCGTGTTCGGCGTTTCCATTCTCTTCAGGACGTGGTCAGGCAACGCGGTCAGGACTGGCAGAATTTCAGTGAAGATTTGGTCGTTGATCGTCTCATTGTGAGCGTTCTTCACCTGGTTCGTGCCTGCGCCCGCAGCGATCTGAACGTATGGCTGATCGTCCTTCCATACCTGGTACATGACGCCGTCTGCGTAGCCTAGGTAACTTTTCGCATTGCCGAGGTCTTTCGTGCACCAGTCGGCGACGGGCTGTCCGGCTGAATTGCGCTTGTTTGGAGGATGCCTGAAGGTCGTTTGCCGATTGGAAAAATCGTGAACGGCTTCGGCTGAAGTGAGCTGGTACAGCTTCAGGTTATCGTACTGCGCGATGACCTTCGCGCTGTGTCGAAGCAGGATGTTGGGAATGTTGTCCTCGAACTCCTTCGCTGCGCTCAGCAGGTTGAGGAACAGGTCGATGTCGGCCGCTTTGCCTTTGTCGAGCGTAGCGAGCAGCTGCTGGCCTTTCTCTGCGTCTGCGCGCTCTTCCTCGGAGTCGGAGTCTACCAGCTCTACCGCGGCCAGCGCCATGTAGTTCAGGTAGCTGACGAGGGCTTCCAGGTTGCTCCAGAAAGGGCGGGAGTTGATGCGAAGCGGGTCAAAGAACAGCGCCTCGGGCGATTTTCCGCTCGCCTGCTGTTTGGCCATCCACTCCGGTGTCTCTGCGGGTTCAGAAAATGGTAGGTCTCTGCCAGAACCTTTTGTAAACGGTTTGAACTCCTGCGCCATCGTCTTACGCCAGGGCTCATGGTGCAGCTTTGTTGCGTAGGCTGTGAGCTGTTCACCCGCACTACGCAGTGCTTGCACAACCATCTGCGGTGGGCGATCTGTCAGCCCGCGCACCAGCTCAACGAGTGCTTCGTCTGGGTGGTGGCTGTTCAGCGCTACGTTCACGTCCTCAGCGTCGATGCCGTTTTCGGACATGAAGGCGTAGAGCGCCCGCTCGACAACGTCAGGCTCTTCTTTTTTGTCTACGGCTGTTTTCAGCGCTTTGAAGCTGCCGCCGACGAGCGCCGACGGATCGTTCTCAAGCAGTGCTTCAGCGACGGCGCGCTTGGCTTTCTTGGCGCGCTTGGCCTTCTCGGCAGGCGGAGGTGGTGGCGTGTACTTTGGAGCGTTGCGAAAGCGCTCAGCCTGCTCGCGCTCGAAGCTGCCGCGCTGCGCCTGCCATCGATCCCAGTCCGCCTGGCTGATCGGCTGATTCCTTCCCGATGCCTGCATGCGCGTCTGCAAACTGCGCTGCTCGTCTTCAGTGGGAGGATTTTGGTAGCCCACCTCGACCGTTTTGCTGGTGGGAGGCTCCTTGGAAAACCAGGTCGGCTTGGTAATGTTTCCGGAGCGCTGCGTCAGCATCGTCAGCAGGTCTTTGCTTCCGCGCTCGACGGGCAGGTCTTCCGGATCGACTTCGACGAACGGGTTGGAAGTGCCGTGAACTCCCGTGATGTTGTAGCGCGGCTTGGGCTCCGGCCTGTAGCTGCGGGTGGTCAGCTGATCCATGTTCTGGATCATGAACTTCACGGTGCGCGTGAACCACGCCGCCATGCGTTCGTCGTTGATGTCCGCTGCCAAAATGTCTACACGGCGCTCATAGTCCTTCGGATTGAGGATATTCGCCTCCAAAAGCAGATCAGTAAGGGCCTGCGCGCTCATTCTAACCGGTAACTACGGCATGGTTTCGCGGGACGTTTTCTACCAGAGGCTGCCTGTTTGCCAAGCCTGCGAGCATTGGCGTGGCGTATGCCTGAAGGGGCACCCGTTGCAGAGCCCGGTGGGCTGCCCAATTCGCAAATTCGAGCCGGTGGGCGGTGCAGGCTACCACGAGGACAGGCCGTACGCTGCTCCGGTTTCCGAGACGGGTCCACGTGAAGGGTGCTGCGGCGCGCAGCAGACGGATGATGTCGTGCCGTTGACCTGGAACCAGGCGCTCGCGGCGTTCGCTACGTCCATGGCCAAGTTCGCCAAGGAGGGTTTCAAAACTGTAAACGCTGCCGAGTACGGTAAACGCCTCGGTGAGTGCCGGGTCTGCGAAGAGTACGTTCACTTTCAATGTCGGCTGTGCAAATGCGTCTGTTTGGCCAAGGCCAAGGTCGCGCATGAGTCGTGTCCAAAGAAGAAGTGGGGCGTATTTATCTCATGATGGACGACACGTCGTTTCTCACGTCTGCTCCAGGAGCGCTACTTCTCTCTGTGGCGCTGATGTTGGTGTGCGTGCCGTTGCGCGCCACGCCCAAGATTCCGAACTGGACCGTGCCGTACATCTGCATCGGTCTCGGTTCTGTCGGCTTCTGCATCCTCGAAGGATGGAACTTTCGCAACCACCTGATCGGCGTGATCATTGGCGGATGCGCTGTCGGTCTGCACCAGTCGATCAAACAGGGGCGGATTGGCTGGCGTGAAATGCTTGATCGCGAAGCGCCTCCCAGGAAGGATTCGACCCATGCCTAAAGCGTTTACAGCGCAGTTCAGCGACCTCAGCGGGCCAACAAACCCGACGGGCATCCTGTCGCCGCAGTTCCTGGCCCTCAAACAGGCCCTGGACCGTGGCGACGCCGCGGACAATGTCCTGCAAGCGCTCAGCGACTGGCTGGCGCAGCGCGGCAAAGGCACGACCAACCTTGAGCCGATCCTCGACCTGGGTCCTGACGGCGCTCTGGACGCTTTGATCGAGCGCATCGGCGGCGGTCTCGACAAGAATCGCCTGCCTCCTGTGGCTTTGCAGACGCTTCAGCGTGCAGTCCAGCGCCTCGCAGGCAAGCACGTGGAGCGCCGGGAGCGCGAGATGGATGCTGAACGTGGTCGGCTCGCCGGGATGCGCGCTTCGTATCGTCTCGAAGCCAGGCAAATCGTAGACAGTCTTCTCGATCAGAAGTAGCGGCCGATGATCACCTCGCAGAATTCCATGTTCTGCGTCAAGCGATTCCAGGCCATGCACACGCTGTCCAGGTATCCTCGCGTTGATTCCTGCACAGGGTTGGCTCCAAGGCTCGTGCTGACGAGCAAGTAGTTCGCCGGGTCAAGCAGCGCGGGCACCAACGAAAAGTCGTACGCCTGCATCGCGTTCATCGCCATCGTAGGTGTGATGTTCGGGCCAATCGATGACGGAAATGGCGCAACAACACGCCCGGTCCAGGTTCCGCCTTTCTCGATCTCCAGAATGATCACGGAACTGCCCGGCAGAGACGGGTGAGTTGTTCGGGCGATGCGCGTAAACCACCCTCCGTTGGCAGTAGTGATGCTCGTCTGAGTAGTGCCGCTGTGGTACGAGGCCCAGTCGGCGCTGCTGAACGAGCAGTGGCCTAGTACGCCAAGAGTTCCGCCGCCTACAGCCCACGTTGCAGTGGTGGACCTGAACAGGAGTGAATTGGTTACGCTGAGTGATCCAGGGATGTTTGTCGTTCCACTGCACAAGCCGAGGAGCAATCGTGGTGTTCCTGTGATCGAGCTGTCGTCGGGAGCAACGAGGCCAAGCCGAAAGCAGACGCGCAACTTGTTCCACGTACTGCCTACGCTGAGTGTGTGCGCCATAAACCCCTCAGAGATGCGGGCAGTTTTGTCTGCGCCGTGGGGTAGCGTTACGGTTTGGATGGAGACTCCCATAGGTTTAAGCGGTTACCCAGGTTGAAAGGTCGGAATCCTCGAAGTCGAACTGTTGAAGCGCAAATGGAGCGTACCACTCTTCAGCTGTCCAGCTTGCAAGACTGCCGTCTTCAAAGGTGAACTGGTCTACGATCTCGACGATGGGTCCGACAGCCCATCCAGCCAGGCTTGCCGGCTCGAACGTGAACCTGGCAAACACGTAGCTTGTTGCGCGTGTGACTGAGTTGTACGTGGCGATCCAGACTCTTCGGCGATTGAACGGCGGTCCAGGGGGCAGGCTGCCAAACGCAACGACCGGTACCGAATCGAGCCAGGAGGCAAAATCCCCACTGTACGCTCCGACCTGTAGAATCGGAACTTCCCCGTCCCAGATTGAAAAGTCGCCGCTGTATACGTAACCAGTGCTTGGATCGGGTGGCTCGGCGCGCTGAACAAGAGGAGCGTCGTCGCTCCAGACGATAAATTCGCCGCTGCTGGTTCCGGCTTGAATCAGCGGCGCTCCGAAATGCCAGACTGTAAAATCACCGCTGTTCACGTTATCTGAACAGAATCCCAGCGACAGTTGCTTTGCTCGTTGTTGTCGTTGAAGGATTCAAGCTCGACGACGATTGCGCCTGTGGCTGGAGCTGTAAACGTCAGCGGTCCGAGCGTGAACCAACCGCTACCGACCGGTGCCTGCGCCTCAAGCGTCGTCGGTATGCCCATGGCCGCGTCGGCTAGAACGCGCAACTTCGGGCGTCGGCCTGCGCTGATAAAGTCGGAAGTCTCGCGCACCTTCACCGTGACGCTTCGAGTTCCGATGGACACGGGAAACACGAAGCGCATACGCCCTCCATTGAGGATGTTTAGACACGGCGGTAGCGGGTTGCCGTCCGTGTCCAAGCGTCCGCCGTAATACAGGCGCTCGTTGTTTGGTTCAAAGCACCCAAGAATGCGCAAGCCTGTGTAGACCTTTGGATAGTTTGGAACTCCAAGGTCGATTCGCGGATCGTAAACAGAACCGGCGGACTGTCCTATGGAACCTTGGTCTGGCATCAGTTTTTGGGGACTGTGTTTGAGGTTTCGAGGACAATGAAGCCGCCTGCACCTACGCTTGCAGCGCTGCCGGCGTAAACAAAGCTTTTTCCGGCGAGGTCACCCGTGCCAGACCAGGTGTCGTTGATGGCAAAAACGCTGTCGAGATTGCTGTGCAGTGGTATCCATAGGCCGCGCACTCTGCCGCGTAGCGTTTTGTCCGCGCCCTCGACGTTACTGATGTACAGTGGAGTCAATACCAGTGACCCGTCTGCTGCATTCGGGAGGGTGTACGGACCGCGTGACCTCTGTGAATCGTCGTTTCTGTAGAGTCCGCACGTTTTGAAACCGTTTACGTTTGGCGTAATGCCGTTTACAGACTTAGCGACAGTCGTGCCGGCTTCTGCTGTTGTCGCAAGACGCAGGACTTGTTCGATATTTGGCGTGTATGCGGACTGATTTTCCGATGTGCGCGCAATGATGGTTACCCCGTGCTGGTCATTGGGCATGTAGCTGTAAAACTGCCCGATGTACGTTCCGTTGTAGTCGGCGGAATTGTCGAAAGAGCAGAAGAAGATCAGGGTTACTTCGTCCGCCACGGCTTTCCATGTGCGGGCAGTTGCGTCCAGCGTGCCTGATTTTCTGACGTAGCGGTTCGTGGAAGCGTTGGTGCCGGTGTTTACGTCCGACATCGTTTCGTACATGGTCACGCGGGCCTCGCGGGCTCCAGCTGCACCAGGTGCGTTGTCATCGACCCTGAAATAATAATTCGTAAACGAGCCGTTGATCCTGTAGGCCGCGGCGTTGGTTCCTGAAAACGGCTTCGTCCATCCGGCTGCGGGCTTGGCCCCGTATCCGTTGATCAGGATCGCGTCTAAAACTGTGATGAGTGCGCCAACTGTTCCGTTGAGCGTTGGCGCTCCTGCATCCGCCGATGAATAGTAGGTCCAGGCCATGGTCAGTGGTGTGCTACCGTTCCGCTGTACTCGAAAATAAGATGTCCTGTGGAGTAGGAAGGCGGGGTAGACCCGTCGCTTGAGTTGGTAGCGGTTTTTCCGGCGTAAACAAACGTCTTACCGGTCAAATCACCTGTCCCGGACCAGGTGTCGCCAGCAGCAAAGTAATCGGCAAAATTACTGTGCAACTGGCACCACATGCCACGCAGCCTGCCACGCAGCACACCTTGTGCTGATTCTAGGGAGCTGACGTAAATCGGGACCATGGCAACCGATCCATCAGCTGGATTTGGAAACAGGTAGTCACCTGTCAGCGCGACCAGACCTGCGGTTCCGGTAGCACTGTTTGCTGGTCTCTTCTCAAAACCTTGCCCAACAACGAGGCCCGTGGTATCGCGAGCCAGAAAGTGGCCGTTCACGTCGTTTACAATACTGGCGCTGGTAGCCAGTCTGTGCAAGGCGTCAACGGCGTACGTGTTGGCGCTGTTGGCCGTAGTTCTGCCAATCAGAGCTACGCCGTACGCGTCGTTGGGCACGTAGCTGTAGATTTCTCCAAAATAGATGCCGTTGAGGAAGTAGCTGCCTGTGTACGCGACAGCCATGATGAACGTTCGCTCATCGCCCGCCAGAACCCAGGAGCGTGTCGTGACGCTGGCAGCGGAGGACTTGCGCAGATGGCAGTATCCAGAGGTCGGGAACACGTTTGTGCCGGTGTTCGCGTCGGACATCGTCTCGTAGCCCTGAAGGCGTGCCTCTGTCGCTGAGACTGGAGCGTTGTCGTCAACGCGAAGGTAGTACCTCGTGTTTCCAGCGGCCATTCTGTATACGGCCAAATTCGTGCCGCTGAAATCTTTCGTCCATCCGAGACCTGTTTTGGCTCCGTAGCCGTTGATCAGACAGGCGTCGAGAACGGTGATGGCATCTCCGGCGGTTCCACTGAGAGTCGGAGCGCTCGCGTCAGACGATGAGTAGTATTTCCAGGGCATGATCAGGTGTATGGATGGTACAACTGCACCGACACGAACCAGTTTTGGGCAGTTCCGAGGTCCAGCACATTCATGCGCAGCTTGTCACCGCTGGTGACGGTTCCGAAGATGCCGTAGGTGCCGTTTTCGTACGTGTTCGATCCTAGCGTCAGCGTGGTCAGCGCGTTTGCCGCAAACGCCCCTGCGCTCGTTGAGTGCTCCAGTCGGACAGACGGCGAGCCGCCAAAATCGGCCACGCGCATCTGAAGTCGTCGGACAGTCCAGTCGATGGCCTGGCTGCCGTCGAACTCGTACGGTACAACGACCTGCGCTGCATCAGGCCCAATCGAAGAAGGTGTAAACGCTGAGCAAAGGACCACCAGCGCGACGCGACCGTTCGTCATGATGGTCTCAAAGTTCTGCACAGCCTCTTCCGCGAGCGTGTACGCCTGGCCTGCGAGCACGGTGCCGTAGGCAGCCAGGTTGTAGGCGAACGTGCCTGTGTTGGTGCCGGCCTGAGCCAGCGCCCACGCTTGTCCGGCCAGGTTGTACGCTGCCGTCCCGGTGTTTGTTCCGATCTGTGCCAGATTCCACGCCGCCTGCGACAGAGCGCCATCACCTCCGCCTCCGCCTCCTTGCGTCGTGCCGAGGAGCGCCAGCTGATACGCTGTCCATGCGAGGCTGCTGCCAGCATCGGCCAGCTGGTACGCTGCCGTCCCCGTGTTCGTTCCGATCTGCGCGAGCGCGTAGGCTGCTTGCGCCAAACTGAGCGCTTCTGTGGCCCCTGTACCGGAAGCTGCGAGCGAATACGCGGCTGCGGCGAGATCGTACGCCGCAGTACCCGTGTTTGTACCGATCTGAGCGAGCGAATACGCCGCTTGCGCGACACTGAACGCTGACGCGCTGGAATCGGTGCCGATCTGAGCGAGCGCATAGGCTGCTTCAGCCAGCGAGTACGCTGCTCCTGCTGACGTTCCCTGTTGAGCCAGCGCGAGAGCAGCCGCAGCGAGGTTGTACGCCGCAGTGCCAGTGTTCGTTCCGATCTGAGCGAGCGAGTACGCTGCATCCGCTCTATTCTGCGCCGCGGCACTAGATTCAGTTCCGTCTACAGCGAGCGCGTAAGCCGCTTGAGCTGTAGACTGCGCGGAGTTCGCAGCGCTTTGTGCCCCTGCCGCCGCGGTCGTTCCTGTTGCTGCCAGGCTGTAGGCACTGTTGGCTGTGCTCTGCGCCGACGCTGCGGCCGACGCTGCGCTGTTGGCTGTGCTCTGCGCTGCCCCTGCTGCGCTCAGAGCGTTTCCGGCAAGGTTGTACGCCGCGGTCCCCGTGTTCGTTCCGATCTGCGCGAGCACCCAGGCCGCGTTGGCTACCGAGAAGGCGCTGTTGGCCGTTCCCTGTGCCGCCTGTGCTTGAGTTGTGCCGCTTTCAGCGAGCGCGTACGCGTCGCCGGCCAGGTAGTAGGCGTTTTCAGCGACCAGGTAGGTGACGCTGGTCGTTCCAGACGAAGCCGCTTCCAGCGCTTGCAGCGCGAGATCGTAGGCAGATGACCCGACCTGGAGGGCCATTTGCGCTGTGCCGTACGCGGCGAGAGCCACCTCACGGGCGTACGCGTCGCTCCCGGCGCTCGTGATCGGAGTGTTCTCGTTGATTTCGACCAGGGGGCTCCAGTAGTCGTCGAGCGCGCCTGTCGGTGCGATGCCGGTGTTGCCGGCGATGCAAAAATAGAGCGCGTCTCCGTAATCGACCACGTCGCCGATGGCGTACGTGCCGATGGGCATCCAGCTGCCTCGATTCTGAAGTTCCGTGCCTTCGACGTAAACGCGAACGAGGTTCGCGTCGGTGTAGGCGTAGGTTTTTGAAACGTCGATGGTCACAGGTACTGACCTCCGGTTTGAATCACGCCCGCAAGGCTGCCGGGAAAGTAGGTGGTGGAGACGCTGTTAATGTAAACGACTCCGTTGGCCCAAATGAAGTAGCGCTGGCCGGTGGACGCGGTTCCGGAGAACGTCATGCTCTGCGCTTGCAGCACCGCGCCTCGGTTAATGTCTACAAACGAGCTGGACCATGCCGGCGAACCGCTGACTGTGACCGTGCGCCCAGCCAGGTTTACGTAGCCGTTGTTTGCCGCGTAGACGTGTGAAGCCGCTCCGCCGGATATGGAATAGTTGCCTGCTGCCGTGACAGTTGATGGTTCGCCGGCAAGGATGTGGATGGTAAATCCGGTGCTGAACTCAATCGCCGAGAAAGCGACGCGTGCGTAGCTGCGGGCATCGATTGCATACGTCGTGGCATTTCCGACGAGGCGGAAGCCTGTGATGGCCGCGTTGAGCGGACCGTCAGCGAATAGCAGGGAGCCGATGGCGGCTTGTGCGCTCAGGACGCAGTTGGCTGGCGTCGTCGGGTTGCCTTGCAGGATCAAGGCACCGCTCGCTTGCCCGGTCGTGAGAAGCCTGGGAATGCGGATCAGAGGTGTGCTGTACGTTCCGTCAGCAACCTGAACTGTCACCGCGATGCCGAAGGAGATGTACTTGGCGGCTTCTGTGAGGCCCTTGTTGACCGTCAGGAATGGCGTGCCGACCGTCAGACCGTCGTTGCTGTCGCTGCCTGTCGTGGCGACATAAAGCGTCAGGCTTCCTGTAGGAGCCAGGATGTTTGCCCGAGCGTACAGCTCGGTGAAGTTGCTGTTGATCTTCTGGCCAGCAGCGCGAAGCGAGTCGCCATCTCCGGTGTTGGCTCCGGTGCCGAGATTCAGGGTTTGCTGCGCCATCGCAGCTAACTACCCCTTTGGGCATTAGGCGTACACGCCGCCGGTCAGGGTAGTGCCCACCGCGTTTCCAGGCAGGAACGTTGCGCTGGCACCGCCTGTGATGATGACGCCGTTGGCAAAAACCTGGTAGCGTGAGCCGGTAGCCGATCCGCTGAAGGTACAGCCGGCAAAATTGGCGGTCGCTGCGTAGCCGCAGTTGCAGAAGTAGGTGAAGACGGGTGTGCCCGTGAGGGTGATGGTGCGATTTGTCACGTCGAGCGTGCCGCCGACGACAGAGTTGACGTGCTGCGTCGCACTGCCCGTGATCGTGTAGTTGCCAGTTGCCCGGATGGCCGAATTGGTAGCCGGAACCAGGTGGCTGGACATGCCTGATCCGAAGATCAGGTTTTGGAATGCGATGGACGCTCCGCGCTCTGCGACAAGACCACTGCCACTGGCTGAACTCTGCAAGGTCAGATTACGGATGTTCCAGAGACCTGCGATGTCGGACGCTAGGTATACTCCGCCGTTTACAGAAATGGTGCAGATGACAGATGCAGCGTTGCCTGCGTTGCCGCTGATGATGAACGTGCCTCCGCCGGCCGTTGGGCGCAAAACGACGGACGTATTCACTGTATACGTTCCGTCTGCGAGTTGAACGGTGACGGTTCTGCTCGACGGAATGAAGAGCGTGTTGGCAATGAGATCGACGGCGGTCTGGATGTTCAGCAACGGCGTTGAAATTGTCAGACCGTCGTTGGAATCGCTGCCGGTAGTTGCGACGTAGTAGGTGCGGTCGCTGCCGATAACTTCGCGGTAGCTCTCTGCGAAGTTTTGGTTGATTTTGTTGAACGCAGAACGCAGTGGATCGCCAGTGCCGTCGTTGGCCTGCGTGCCGAGGCTGATTGTGCGGAGTGCCATAAGCTATGAGTAAATGCCGCCGTTTGAGGTTGTGCCCCCGACGTTGCCGGGCAAGGTCAGCCCGGCAGTAGCTACGACGGCAATTCCTGTTACGTCGTAGCGCTTCCCCGTGCCTGATCCGGTGAAGCTGGAGCCGGTGAGGTTCAGGTTCGACCTGTTTTTCGCCTGAACGAAAGCGGTGCTGAAAGCCGGAGTTCCTGTCAACGTGTACGCCGCAGCCACACGAGCCGAGGCGCAGTTCATGGCGTAGATGTGCCGCGCAGCACCGCCAGTGATGGCTGTAGCGACCGTGTTCGTGAACATCCCGTGATCATTGATTTCCACGTGGTTCGCACCTGTAGACGTTCCAAAACGCATGGCTGCGCCGAATTGAACGCGGGAGTGCTCTGCAATGCTGATGCACGCACCACCGGACAGCGTGCAGCGCAGCTCAAGGCCGCTCATGATCCAAAACGTGCCGGTCGTCACGTTGAAGCAGTTTGAATTCGCCGCGGTGATGATGACGTTGGCCGGTGCACTCGTGTTTCCGACAATGGTTGGGAATCCGTTGGCGTACACCCTGCCGAGATAGACTGCATCGCTGAGCGTATACGTTCCGTCAGCCAGCTGAATCGTAGGTGTGCTCTGTTGCAGGTTTTGGTGCTGATGAAAAATGTCGGCTGCTTTCTGAATCGTCAGAAAAGGCGTCAGTGCCGTCTTTCCGTCGTTCGCGTCGTCGCCGGTTGGTGAGACGTAGAGGGTGTAGTCGGTCGCATAGCCGACGGCTGGCAGCGCATACAGGGCTGTAAACGAATCGTTCAGCTTTTGACCAGCCGAGCGCAGCGTGTCGCCTGTGCAGCTGTTCGGATTGCCGATGCTGAGCGGTGTGGTGATCATCAGTAGCAGTAGCCGTTGCTGGTTCCGTTGGCGTCCGGGCCTCCGTTACCAGGAAAATAGTTGGCAGTGGTACCGCCTTGGCAGTTGATGACGCTGTTTTCGTAGATGTCCGCGTTGAAGGCGGAGGTGGAAACGTTGTTCCTGTTGACGTACGTGCTACTGAACGACTCGATAGTTCCAGCCACAATGGCCCTTGCAAACCGCGTCATGCTGACAGATGAGGTCACTGTGCAGGTGATGCCGTTTGCCTTGATGAGTCCGTCGTAGTTGGCGTGGTAGTGATACCGACACCCTCCGTTGATCGAGTAGTTTCCGACAGCAGACACGATTCCCTGGTCGGTCGCGTTGATGTGATCTGAAGACGCCGACGTTGGGCCAAAAATCATCCCTGTCCCGATCTGGACGTAGGCCATCTGGCGGGCGACGACGCAGGCCGTGCCGGAACCAGTTGAGCAACGCACCTCACAGCCCGCCAGGAGGTAGCGGCACGGCGTTGCGAACAGCAGCGTCGAACTCGACCCTGTCGTGAGCAGGACGTTTGCAGGGTTTACAGAATTTCCGAGGATGCGAACGACGCCGTTGCCGTGTACAGGAAGGCACTCCGTTGATGCTGTATACGTTCCATCCGCCAGCTTGATCGTGATGACCTGGCCGTTCGTGGTGAAATAGGTGTCGTGAACTATCCTGGTCGCACGGACGAGTGTGAGGACCGGGTCAAACGGAGTAAGCCCGCTGTTTGAGTCGCTGCCCGAAGGGGAAACATAGATGATCAGATCGTCTTCAGCTGGAGCAAGAATTTTACTTTCCAGCTCCGTGAGGTTGGCATTGATCTTCGTCGCGCCGGAGTAGAAGGACTCTCCTCCAGTGTTCGCTGCGCTGCCGACATCTATGGTTTGCTGCGCCATACTACCTGTAGCTTGTGCTGATGACCCTTGAGCCCGTAGAGACGCTTCCAGCTGTCCCAGGTACTGTGTTGGTGGAAGACAGGATGCTCAGATTCGTAAGCGCGTACTGTGTGCCGGTGATGGCTCCCGAGTAGGTTACAGCGTTCAGGTCAAAAACCGACCCAAGCAGTCCTTGCAAGAGCGTAGTGGAAAACGCTGGTGCTCCGGAGAACGTGATGGTGGCTGAACTCATCCGGAACATGCTGCCGTGGTTCAGATTGATGTGGCGTGCGCAGCTGCCTGACACTGTATACGAAGTGGCGAAGCAGTACGAGTTGTAGAAGAGGTTGATGTGGGCAGCCGCCGCAGCTGAGGCTCCGAAACGCATGGAGGCCAAGCTTACACGCGAAAAGCCTTCAGCCCAGACGCAGGCAGCTCCAGCCGAAGTGCAGCGAAGCTCCATGCCTTGGAGTTCGATGAAGCCGTTATAGATCAGGAAGACGTTGTTCGTCGAACACTGGACGATCACGTTGGCTGGCGTGCCAACGTTTCCCTGGATGATCAGGGAGCGCGACGAAACGATGGCATTACCAAAGCGTGGTCCGCGGAATCGGACAGCCGTGGATAGCGTGTACGTTCCGTCTGCCAACTGAACTGTGACGCGCTTGCCGTCGGGGATGATGTAGTCCGCCAATGCGACATCGACGCCCTTCTGGACGGTCAGAAACGGAGTGCCCGGAGTGAGTCCGTTGTTTGAATCGTTGCCGGTCGTGCTGACGTACAGCACCACGTCCGTCACGACCCTGTTCCGGTTGAAGTAGGGGTACAGTTCGCTGAAGTTGGCGTTGATCTTTTGACCGGCTAGACGTGGCGAATCGCCGCGCCTGTCGTCAGAGGCGTTGCCGATGTCGATAATCTGCTGGCTCATACCGGAACGTGCGCCCAGGACCAGACGGTTTCGTCAACGGTCGGCGAGCTTGTGCCATCGTCGAACCGCGCCGATCCGAGGTCGGTAGTGTTGGAAATATCCAGTGTCAGGCTGGTTGAGTCAAAGGTCTCTTCGGTGGAGTCCATCGCCATCAGCGACGCGTCTGCCGTGATCGTGGTCAGGTCTGCTGTGTCGCTGGCCGAGCGATCAAGGTCGCACGTGATCGTTCCCTCGTCGTCGCAGGTCCACTTGCGTGGGTTGTACCAGAACGGCGAGTTGCCCATGAACAAGGGCCATGTGAAAATCGTACGATCTGCCGTATACAGACGTGCGTCACTGCGGAGCGCTCCAGAGATCGGGTAGAGCAGCTGGACTTCCAGCGCGTAGGGGTACGTGTAGCTGCCGAAATCGACGACAGTAATGTCGAGTGCTTCCCACTCGTTCTGCCGGAGCCAGTGATCGATGGTTCCTGTCGTCGGTAGAAGGGCGGTCGTGCCAGCTGACGTGTCTAGCGTATACGCGCTGTACGTGCCTGTGCCGAGCGCGACGAGAGCGCTGCTGGCGTCGCCAGCGTAGCTTGCATACGAACCATCGGACACAGCGAGGAACCAGGCGATGTTGTCCGTGTTGGCGGCTTGGTTGGTGCCGTCGAAGACTGCCGTGCTGGAAGTTGAAGCATCAGGACTGTAAACGATCAGTGTCCCGTTTGAAACCGCTACAGTGCTGTCGGTGCTGTCGATTTCAGGAAGGGTCAGGGTGCCTGAAGCAACGCCAGGCTGGTTCGTGGATTCATCGACGATGGCTGTCTGGTAGTCGCCGTTTGAAATTCCTTCGATGCCGGATGCGAAATCAACGTTGTAGGGCACGTGCGTGCCCGCGGATACGGCCAAGGCTGTCTGGCTGAGGTCAGGCGCGCCAGGTGCGTAGCTTCCGTCTGAAATGCTTGCCGTGTGGTCCGCTGTGTCCTGCGTCGGCGTTGAAATCGTGCCTGATCCGAGGAGAGCTGATGAAGAAGCGCTGTCGGTGCTTGGTGTTGCCAGTGTTCCAGTGCTTACCGATGAAGAGCCTGTCGCGCTGTCAACCGAAGCGGACGTGTACGTGCCGTTCTGCACGTGCAGACCTGTTGTCGCCAGGTCCAGAGTGGGCGTGTAATAGGAGCCGTTGGTGACGGAGGTTTCGGTGACAGCGCTATCCGGTGTTGCCAGGCTGTACGTTCCTGAGGCGACCTGGATGAACCCGAACGCGGCCTCGGCGGTGATCGACGTTTGGGTACCGCCGCTGACGTAGACCTGGAGCGACGAATTGTCTACGGTGTAGTCGAACAGGGTCCCCGTAGTCAGGGCCAGGAAGTACGACGCCTGGTCGTCCGGAACGTCGAAGTACGTGCCGTCAAATACGCCTACATAGTGGCTGCCGAACTCGGTGCCGGCGTCGATGATGACGACAGTTCCGGTTGCTCCGAGCGACGCGAGAAACGGCAGATCGTGTAGAGTAAAACGCACACTCGACGCTCGTGGTTACGCGTATTGACCGCCAGTTGCTGTTGATCCTCCGAAAGTTCCGGGGAAGAAGTTGGCCCCGCCGCCACCCGTATTGATTACGCCGTTCAGGATCGAAGAGTACCGTGTGCCTGTTGACGATCCGGAAAACGTACAGCCTGAGGCTGCAACGACTCCTGCCTCGGCATAGGCGAATCCTGTCGAGTAGGTTGGCGCGTTTCGGACGGTGACAGCGCAGGAGGACATGTCGATTACGCCGCCGTTTACGGCGTACAGGGCCGCGGAGCCGCCGCCTGAAAACGTGCCCGTGGTCTGAATCCGCACGCTACCACCATTTTGCGCACGCACGCATGAAGCGCCCGCCACAAAGTCCACGTTCGTAGCCAGGACATAGCTCGCGTTGGAAAAGGCGCACGGGCCTCCGGAAGCGGCAAGGCGAAGGGACTGGAGATTGATCACCCCCTGATTGGCTGCCTGAACTCCCCAAGAACTTCCACTGATCACCGTGGCCGGAGGATTGGCTGCGTTGCCTTGAATCGTAACGCTGGCACTTCCGATAAACGGTCCGCTGACGAGCACGGACTCCGCGTAGGTTCCGTCAGCCAGCTGAATGGTAGTCGCGACTGACGGGGCTGTGATGATTCCTTTGACCTTGTTGACCGCCGCCTGGACTGTGCGCAGCGGCGTGCCGATGGTCAGGCCGTCGAACGCGTCCGACCCACTGGTGGACACGTAGTAGGTGCGATTTGTGCCGACGAAGACGGCCTGGAGAACGTCGATCTCAACGCCTTGGCTGGCTACCGAGGCGTACAGCTCGGTGAAGTTCGCGTTGGCCTTGGTCCAGGCTGTGCGAACGTAGTCGCCTGTGCCGTCGTTGGCGACTGTACCGGTGTTGATGATCTGCTGGGCCATGGATCAAGCGCGTGCCCACGTGTAAACGAACGCGATGCGCAGCTGGTGGGTGTTGGCCTTGGTGTTCGTGCCGTTGAAGACGTACACGTAGCCGTTGCTGGTGGCTGCGTCGTTCATCAGGCTCGGAGTGATCTCAGCGCTTGTGGGGCCGATTCCGATGGACCGCCAGCCTGCGTTGGCAATGAACGTGTCGAACACCGCGTACTTGGTGCGCGTGAAGCTGCCAGGGGTGTAGACATCCAACCTGAGCGGCAGTTCGTACTGCGTGGCCGCGGTCGCCCGGTCAACGGTGCTACCGAGGGTCGTTGGTGCCGTGGCGTTTGTGGACAAGAAGCAGCTGGCCCCGGCGACGACCCAGTCCTGCCAGAATGGTGCGTTGATCGCCGGCTGTTCAACGCTGCCAGGAAATGCGACGTAGCTCTTGCTGGCGTCGTTGAGCGCTGGATCGAAAAAGAAGTCGTTGCACGCGTGGAGGTCCTGGCTCTGATAGTATTTCGCCACCGGGTCCCAGATGTGCGCTCGATTGTCTACGGAAGACGGAGCCGTCTTGTCGGTGTAGCTGGAGTTGCTGACGCTTGTGACTTCTCCGTTGTTGCCCGAGCTACCAAACGATAGCGAGTACCCGTGGGCAGCCGCCATGGCGTTCAGGAACGCCTTGTCGTAGTAATTTTTGAAGACGCCGGCCGCGCTGGTGAGGCTGCCTTTGTTTGATCCACCGCTTTCCGAGTTGCTGAGCTGAATGCGCGACTGGAGGAATTGGTGCGGATTCTGGTAGACGCCAACGTAGTCGAAGAGCGGTCCGACCCTGGTGGACATGCTTCCGGAAGCACCGATATAGTCCACGTCTGCGCCGTTCTGCCATCGGTTCACGAATCCGTAGCCAGGACCGAAGCTGCGCGTGCCGGGCGCGAACGGCTCGTTGCAGAACCCACCCACGTCGATAGCCGTGGCCAACGAAGTCGAGGTTGAGATGCCGCAGAGGCCGTACAACTGAAGCGACTCGCTGTCGCTGGCACCTGTTGTCCAGCCGCCGATGGTTGGCACCGGGCTGGGCGACTGCGCCGCGCCAGGATTCAGCGTGATGTTCAGCTCGTAGTTGACGCGTAGGAACTGTCCGGGGCCAACCTGCTGTGCCTTGGGAAGCACCACGCGGCTGAAGAGGGACGTTGCGGCAGGCGACTCCTTGAAGCCGAGTTCCGTGATGATGACCGTGGTCGGAAACCGGTAGAAGTCGAACGTGCGGTACAGCTTGAGCACGTTGCCAGCGATGGAGTGACCGCAGTTTTCGGAGCCGGTCAGCCAGAAGCTGTTGAGGGCGTACGGCTGCTCCAGCTTGGTGTCAGAGATGGCTGGAGCCGTCGGTCCAGTTTTGTTGCCGGCGAGGCAGAACTGGAAGACCTGAGCCCACGGCATGCTCGCGATTTTGTCCAGACCGCTGTCCAGGATCAGGTTTGGATGCCAATCCGTAGACGAAACGATACCACCCTTGGCATCGACGACGCTGGCGCGGTAGTAGCCCTTGACTGTGGCGTGAAACTTGCGTGGAAAAGTGATCGTGGTTGGCATGTGATCTTGGGCTCGTTGTGCCGTTTCGTTTAACTACGGCGTGGTTGATTCTTGTTGGTTCAGCCCTCCTCGACAAAGACCATGACCGTGTCGTTTTCGGACGCACCAAAGCTGGCGAAGGAGGCGATGGCGATCTTGCCGGCCTGGAGGAAGAATGGCGGCGGGTTTTTGAGCGAGCGAATGCCGCTCGTCGTGACCAGCTCATGGTCGGTGCCGTCTGAAAAAATACGTAGAGCTACCTGCTTGCCGAGCCCCCGGTTGGTCGTCGAGAACGTGCCGTTGCTGGTAAGCGTTCCCGTTTGAAACGCCTTGCCGTCGAAGTTGGCCACGACGGAAGTGCCGAAAACAACGACCTCTTCCTGGACACGAAAGGCCGGCGCTTCGAGCCGGCCGCTCATGGTGTCGCCGGTTTTGAGTACGTAGGTGCCGCTGGCACCCCCACCATCGACGACTTCCAGCCAATCGCCATTGTTCGTGCCGTTGACGAGTCGGTACTCCTTGCCTTCGGAGCCGACCCAGCAGGTCATGCCCTCCATGCGCCGCTCGGCCGGGATGTTGTCCCGATCCGTGAGCGTTTCAACGGAGTGGTTGCCGCCCCTGATTTCGCTCTGGTCGGCTACCGGATACGTGTTGGCTGTGTCACCTGTGGTGACCTTGGCAGAAACGATTGTGCCTGGGATTGTGGCCATAGATCAGCTGATGGTCACGCTGAAGCTCCCGGTCAGCAGGTTGTCCGACCTGTAGATGTTGTACTGCTCGCTGTATCCTGAAGCGTTTACAAACGTGCGCTGAACCAGAGTCCAGGCGGTGTTGAGCAGTCCGTTGACCGTGAACGTCGCTGATCCAAACGAGGTCGGATACGCGAAGTAGATGTACTGCGCCGACGGCGTAAATGAGCGTGTCTGGGCTCGGCTCGTCGCGAATTCGCTGCTCAGCGCCAGAATCTGCGGGTCCGTCAACGAAGTGTTGGCCGAAACGCCCCAGTAGCGCTTCTGACGGAAATTCACGGAGGTGGATGCGTTGGCGTTCGTAGTGCCGTCGCTGACGGTGAGACCGTACGTCCGAGTAGACGTGAACGGCCCGGTTTCTGTGTACGTCCGAAGCGCAGCAGCCAGCGATCCGATGGGAGACACGACCTGGGTCTGAATCGTCTTGTTGAGTGCCCAGTCGATCTGCACTGAGCCGACGGAACTGCCGATCTCCACCGTGCCAACGTTGTTCGTGAACGAGCTGATGCTCACCGGCACGTAGAGCAGGTAATCGAGTGCAGCCGCCACCGTGCTGTAGACACTGCTGGCGTATGGCACGTCGCTCGCATCGACCTGGTTGGTTCCGCTGCCCCAGTCGATGTGGTAGTCCTTGACCGTGTCTGGAGCGTCGTGGATGTACGAACCGGTGCCGGAGAGCGCGAGGGCATACGCCGCCGCTGCCAGGTCGTAGGCCGCGGTGCCCGTGTTGGTCCCGATTTGGGCGAGAGCGTAAGCGCTTGCAGCCAGGTCGTAGGCGGCAGTTCCAGTGTTGGTGCCGATTTGCGCGAGCGCGTAGGCGTCGCTGGCAATCTGCCGGGCGACAGCATCCTCTCCAGGGGACGTTGTGCCAGAACCGCCGCTGCACTGGTACTCGTAGAGGAGCACCAGCGGGGACCACTTTGCGGGCTGTGTCCTGGTGACCGGTGCTATCGGATTGGCTCCGACATTCGTCCGGATGGACATGTACTTGGTGTCGCTGTAGACAACCACGTCGCGGTCGCTGACGTAGCTGCCGTACGCGGACCAAGTGCCCGTGAAGTTGAAATCCGTGTTATCGACGTATTTTCGGACGCCGGCTGCATCGGAATAGGCGTAGACACAGACGTTGCTCACGGTGCTGGATTTGGCTGGATTGCCGGCGGAGCCCGCATACCCTAATTACCGCGAGGTACTTAAACCCAGAAGGCATGAGCGAGCCACGAATCTACACCGACCCGAGGTACCCCGGCGTTGAAATCCGCAACGAGGGCGGCACCCACTTCAGCGTGCTGGAGCGCGGTGTGCTGCGCGAGAGCTTCGCTGGCCGAGAGTGGCGCGGTGTGGCCCTGGTCAGCGAGCCCTTTGCGGCTCGGCGCGCCACCGCATACTTCGAGCGGATGCGTGATGACGACCGACGTTTGATCGCCGAGACGGCCGAGGAAGCGCGGAGCACTGAGATCGCAAACCCGTGGGGGCGCGACTTCGCGGATGAGCAGGTGCTGACGCCTGACGGCGTTCTCGCCGCCTGGGAGCAGGCGCAGGCGATGGCAGACGGTCCTGAAAAAGAAAAACGTCTCAACATGGTGCGCCAGCAGGCGACGCAGGTTGAGACGGCGGCAGGTGAGATCGTTCGGCGGATGCTCGGCTAGCGCGCAGGCTGGAGACTGGAGACGATCCAGGTTTCAGGCACGTTCCACATGAACGCCCAGTTGGCTGCGCCGACGTAATCGCCTTCGGCGGTGTAGCCGGTGACCGACACGCAGGAGACACCGTTCCAGAGCCGCGGGCGCACGCCGATGGACTGTCCCGGATTCAGACCTGCGTAAACCGTCTTGCCGTCCTGGATCACGTCGAGCTTGAGGCGCGTGTTGTTGAGGACGGTGTGGTCGGCCATGTTCGAGCGCGAGGGCTGACACGGTCCCTGGGCTTCGTAGACGGTCGTGCACGAGCAAGCCACGGCTGCCAGTGCGATCAAGAGGCTATTGCGCATTGCGGTCCTTTCTGGCCTGATCGCGCAGTCTTCGTTCGGCAGCATCGCGCCTGCGCGCCTCGCGCTGCTCTGCCAGTTTGGCCTTACGCTCACGGGCCTTCTCCAACTGCGTGCGCAGCGCCTTCGAGCGCACGGCCCAGCCGTACACGTCTTTGAGCTGCACGGTGACCTGCTGACGCGTTCCCTTCGGGTACAGGACCAGCACATCGCCGGCAACGAGGCCAACGACGAGCCGGCGGTGACGGTCGGGTCCGAAGTGTCCGCCCAGTTCATCCTTCGTCTGAGCCCAGATTTCTCGGGCCACGATCTTGGTCTCGTCGGTGTAAACGAGCTTCTTGTTTACACGACGCCTGACGCGCACCTGCCTTGTCTTGCCGATTTCAAGCATGGACAAAGTGTATACGAATTCGTCGCTTGCGTCAACCTCAATTATGCCGGCGTGTTCACGGCAACAGGCTCAATCCAGCGGATTTCATGATTCTGCCAGAAGCGCAGCCGCGTGTCCTCGTCAACCCGGGACCAATCAATCTGACCGTCGGCTTTCTTCGGCAGCTGACTTGTAGACACAAAGTCAGGACCTCGTGATCCCTTGACTTGGTGCGTGAAGTGACCCCATCGAATATGAAATCCAGGTGCTGCGTGCGTGCCGTGGTTGGGCGCGCTCTTGTTGCTGATCCTGTAGCCGAAACCGATGACGTTCGGGTGCCACAGCTCCTCCTGCACCACGCGTCCTTTCTTCAGCTTGATGGGTCTTGCGAGCCCGCCAGAGCGCACTGTTCTGGGCGCTGCGCTCAGCACCAGCAGCATCTTGACTGCGAACGATAGAAGGCGCTCGCTGTGCGTGCGATCTTCTTCCTCTGTCGTGCCTCCCGTTGGGACGGCGATGCCAAGTTGAGCACACTCTGACGGTGTGGCATCGCTGAACGGCGCGTCCTTGACGCTATTCAGGTCGGCGTGTAGCGGATACGTGCCAGAATACTCTGTCGGAAAGGACGGGTCTGAAATGATGAAGTACCCGACGATGTTCATGCGGTCGCTGGTGTACGTCAACCCTTGGCCGTGCCCGAAAAATCTACCCCACGGAATCTTGGTCAAGCAGTCGGGGTAGTTACCAGCGGGCAACCGACTCAAACTGATGAAGGGCACGTCGTAGCCGAAAAATTCCTTCGCGAAGGACGGGTGCAGACACAGCAGCATCGACGCGAGCGGCCAACGCAGGTCGGACAGCCTTAGCCCTTCAGGGATACGTGTGCGTGCAACTGCTCTCGAAAACTCAGGATCGACGAAGTACGTCGGAACGCCCGATGCGATCAAAGCCATGGAGCTGGTTGCTGTTGTGAAGTGCGGCTGTGCCACGAGTTGGTTGTCTGACCAGAGGCGCACGTGGCTCCAAATCGCGGCGCTGTACAGCTTTGGATTGACGAAGCCAGTGGGTGGCAGAATTCGCCTTGGGTGGCAGAGCTTCCAGGTGTCCGGGAAGTCTCGGGCGATGATCTCAACGATCTCGTTTGGCTTCACACGAGAACTGTATACAATTTTAGGCGTGGCGTCACGCTTATATTTCTCGTGCCTACAACGGTGTGACCACGCTATTTAGGACAATGACCGATCCTGGACTATACGAGCCATTGGTCAGCCGGGAGTTCAAATCGACGATCCCGGTGCATCTGCTTGGGAAGCTGAGCGACGGTGAGCGGCACATGATCGAGACGCTCAGCCGCCTGGAGAACCAGTACGAGTGGATGTTCCAGTCCTTGGCGCACCAGAATCGCATGGTCGTGGATTTGGCACGCCGGCAGTCGAATGCCGAAGAGTGGAAGGGCAAGATCGATCCGAAAATCGATAACCACGACAAGGCGGTCAGCGAGATCAGCGGACAGGTTCAGGCTTTGCGCGACTGGAAGTCGGCTGTCGTCGGGAAGACCGGTATTTTGTTTTGGCTGGCGACGATTGTGATACCCGTCGTGCTCAAAACCGTGATCGACTGGATGAAGCCGTGAGTTCCGTCACTGCGCTGCTCGAAACGCTGATTCGTCCGCCAAAGCTGCTACTAGTGGAGGACGACGAAGCGGTAGGCGCAGGAATTGTATACTGGCTTGAGCACCAATACGAGTGCGAGCTGAAGTGGGCGAAGACGGGCGAAGATGCCTTGGCGTGCATCGACCAGCTTGGACCGTTCGACCTGATTTTCCTCAACCTGTGCCTGCCCGGGATCAGTGGCGTGGACGTGCTGCGCGCTATCAAGGCCAAGTGGCCCAACGTCCCTGTGGTCATCGTCACCGGGTATACGCAAAGCAACGCCGCTCAGCAGGCTGCCGAGATCGGCGTCGTGGGTATTCTGGCCAAGCCGATTGACGGCAAAGCACTCGATCAGGTGTTCCGAACCTACAAGGTCAAGGCGCGGACGAAGCAGGATGCGGCGTACTTTCGCGAGCAAGGCGTTCCAGCTTATCGAGTAGGGGGCGAAAGCGGTCAGGCAAGTTCTGCCTTCGCATGAGATCGACGTAGTGCCCGCATTCGCCCTGGTCGAGCGGTTTACCCGTTACCAGCTTCGCGTGCAGGTCTCCCTCGTAGTTGGCCTCGGCCATTTCCACGAGGTGCAGAATGATCACGTCCTTCAGATCGTTGATCTCCCGCTGGTTGAATTGAGGAGGCGCTTTCATGCGGCCAGTCCAAGGTGGGCCAGGACGATGCGACGGGCAGCAGTGTTGTCCGTTTCGCGACGTGGAACCCTGACGCTGCGAAGGGCACGAAGGTCTGATTTACTGATGCGGAAAGTCAGGATGACGCTCCGAGCATCAGCTCCCGAGTGGCGTGTATACTTTTTTGCCATGGCGGACCTGTAAACGATTTCACTACCGCAGTCAAGGTTCTATTTTCTTGCGGAACGGCAAGCGCGACGTGCCCGTAAACAAAACCATCAGCGCCGCTTTGGCGAAAACCCAGGACATGCTGAGCCTCTGGGAAAGCGTGCTGGCGCTGAACTGAAGGGTATGCACTTCTGGCACGTTCATCAGTTCTTAGAACCGAAACGCTTGACCCGTTTCGCGAAAAAGTGTAAACATTTTGAAAGCCTGCGTGGGCCATTGGCTGGCCTACCGACTCTAAACCGGGACAAGCGGGTTCGATTCCTGCCGCAGGCACCACCTCTTCTATGCGCGTAAATCTCAAGGGTTCCTGGATCAGAGCACTCGTGACGCAGAAGGCGTTGCGTGACGAGTTCATCGAGACGTTTCGGTATCGTGGCGACGACGCCATGGCCGACATTGAGCTGGGCAAGTTCACGGACATCGAGATTCGCGCCGTCCTGGCCTACCTGGGCACCCTGCAAAATGAAAAAACGCGTGGAGTGATCAACAAGATCAACTCCTGGTTGAAGCTCAAAGCGAAGCCAGGCGGCGCGCCGATCACCAAGCTTGAACAGGTGCCTGTGGCTGTGAAGCACTGCGTCGGGGCACTGCCGCACAAGTGGCTGTTTTACGCGAACGAGGAGGACGGCGCAGCCCTGCCGCTTTACGTGGTGGATGCCAACTACACGCCGGGCAGTCGTGACCGCGGGCCTGCGCACGCCACGATCAAAATGGTGTACGCCACGCGAGGCGGCAACACGGACAAAATGTTGACCTTCTACAGCGACGACATTTTCCAGCGCAAGACCATCATCGAGCTGCTCAACTCCAGAGGCTACTACTTGGAAACGCCTTCCATGGTTGAGGAGTACGAGGGCACCATCGACCGTTACCGTGAGGTGGCTGCAAAAATCGGCCACCAGTTTCATGGGTACGGCATGGCCGCTTCGTCGTGGGGCTACGGGCGCGAGTGGGTCAGCCTTGAGCGCGAGGGTCAGCCGGCGCGGGTTGTCGTGGACGAAGGCGGAGAAAACGGAGAGGAAAAGTCGTCCAGGTCGCGTCCGAGCATCGCTTCGACTTCGTTTTGGAAGACGGAGAGTCAAACTCCTGATCCGGATTCAGATGACGAGGAAGTTGCCGAGGTGCCGTTGCACCCGTATGTCACGGTGTTCGATCTCCAGGCTCACCAGCATTTTCAGGTGCACGTGAGCTACCTCGTCGAATACGTTTACGACGAGACTGTGATCGACAAGCTGGTGCTGCCCGAGGACCGAAAGACGCTGGTCGGCATGCTGGTTGCGGGGTCCAGCCAGTTGATGGAGGACATCGTCAAGGGCAAGACGGGCGGCGTTGTCGTCATCTGCGTTGGTCCGCCTGGAACGGGTAAGACGCTCACGGCGCAAGTCTTCAGCGAACAGATCAAGCGCCCGCTCTACGAGGTGCAGTGTTCACAGCTTGGCACCGACGAGGAGGCTCTTGAAAAGGAGCTGCGCAAGGTGTTGCAGCGCGCAACGCGTTGGAACGCCATTCTCTTGATCGACGAGGCGGACGTATACATCCACGAACGCGGGAACGACATTCACCAAAACGCCATTGTGGGCGTTTTCCTGCGCGTCCTGGAAGCGTATCGAGGCGTGCTCTTCATGACCTCGAATCGTGCCACCATCATCGACGACGCCATTCTTTCCAGGGCTACCGCCTACATCGAGTACACCTACCCGACGAAGGAAGCGCTGCGCCGCATCTGGCGCGTTCTTTCGGATCACTACCTGCTGGAATTCGACGAGGACCAGATCGACACGCTGACGAGCATGTTCGAGGGGATCAGTGGCCGGCGCGTGAAGGCGCTGATCAAATTGGCGCGCCTTGCAGCGCGCCAGAAAAACCAACCGGTGACTGTTGAGCTGGTCAACTACGTCAACCAGTTCCTTCCGAAGGACAGCGACTGCGCTAAGAGCAGTACCCGTAGCCAGCCGGTCGCTGCGGCACTGGCATAGGCTGGCCGTTTGGTGTAAACGGTTTGGTCTTGCGCCCATTCCAGTTTGCGCCCATGTGTGCGCCTTCGCTCTCCAGGTGGAAGACGCGGAAGGTTGGAAGCATGCGCCGTTTGGCGCGGGGCCAGCGGAGCGCCCACTGCACGTCCATGTTCTCGGCCGTGCCCTCCGTTTCAGGGTAGCGCAGCTCGTATTCGTGCATGTAGGCGGAGTGCCAGAGCTGGAAGAATCCAATGGGCACGTAGCCGTACTGTTTGTGTACGACGTTCGCGCCGATGGGGAGATCGGGCGAACTGCTGACAAGGTACCGGTAGGCGAACTGCGGATCGGTAAACCATTCCTCCTTCAGCTTGGCCCAGCGGTCGTAACCGACGACGTTCACACGCTCGCACCCGTACAGGCAGCCTCGGTCCAGAGCGGACTTGTCGAGCATGTTCCGGAAGTTGTTCGGCAGAACCACATCGGCGTCCATCTGAATGATCCAGCCCTTCTGTCGGATCGCGCCCAGGCCGAAGTTGATCCCTGCGCCTTTGTTGAACGTCTCCCCTTTTTCCGTAAACACATCGCTGACGACGCACTCAACAGACCATCGCCGGCACACTTCACGTGTGGCGTGATCCTCGAAGCCGGTGACAACGACCAACCTGTCGATGTGAGACAGGTTGCGCGGCAGAGTTTCGGCAAGGAAGTCCGCGTAGTTCAGGCAGACGATGACCGCCTCAACTCGCCCGTCGTAGGTTCGCGTATGCGTGCTCATGCCTGCCAGAACTGGGTGTTGATGTTGCCGCGTACAGCATCGACGTTTTCCATGGCGAACTTCTGCCCGATGGTCAGAAGCATGTGCGGCTCATTGCTGCGCTTCACCAGCTGCACGTAGAAGCCGGTCTTCGCGTCCGTACACGTTCCGATGACGTAGGCTTCGGTCTGGATTCTGGAGTGGAAGAATCCGTTTTCCTTCGACGGTCCGGTGAGCGCGGCGTCGTGCGCGTGCTTGTAGAGCTTGAGAAGCAGGGGAGGCGTCAACCCTGCCCGACCGCGCAGCGACGCTTCCAGCGCGATGCGGTGAGCTTCTTCGACGTAGGACTGTGTAAACATACTCATAGGTGGATCAGGTGAATGCTGAGTTGGGTGTCGGCTTCGTCGCACCAGACTTTGACCGATGTGCCGATGGCGACGCTTGAGTCGTCTTCAAACAGAGCGTCCATGACACCCTTGAGGACGTTGTCGCAGTCTGGCTTTTGGCGCATCATCGTCCCCCGCAGCGCGTCTCGCTTTCGGTTGCTCCAGGATGCGGGCATTGGGATGTAGCTGATGACGGCGACGCTGAAAACGTTGTCGGGTACCTGCCCAGCGTGTTCGCGTACCGTGTCGCAGAAGGCTCGATAGCGCAGGACGACCGGTCGCTTTCGCCAGGAGTCGCTGCGTGTCATCCGCGGTTTGCCCATGGGCTCCGTGGGGACGACGAACGAGTGAATTTTCACTTTGCGTTCGGCGTTCTCTGCTGGAGGATTTTCGGGCGCAGTTTTTGGTTCAGGCGCTGCGTTCGGCGTCGAGGGCGGCGTCGAGGCTGTCCCGGCGATAAGCGAATCTCGCTTGGGGTGTTGGTTCCACTGTTCGGATGTCCAGCGCGGCATGCTCATCCGAGAGAACAGAAAACAATCGGTACTTAGGCTGGTTATGCCAGTTCCCGCAAATTCCAAGGCCGAGCAGATGAAGCGGCAGCAGGAAGCGCTTACTCCTGCATGGCACCGTTGGCTTGCTACCTTGGATCAGGTGCAGCGTGACGTGCTCGAAAAATACGGCCTTGTCCGTGACGGTAAACCGGTGATCGTCGCGTACAAGACGCCCACGCCGTCCCGCTCTGATTTTTCGTTTACGAACGCCCGTGACGAGGAGCGCTACGCTGATTCCAAGATCAGCCTTCGCGCTGCGCAGCGCTTGATGGCACTCGACCCCACGCCGAATCACATCTGGACCGACTGGATTTTCTTTGAGGCTGGCGGCGGTGAGGAGGCTCGCAAGCGTGCGCCAGCGATTGCTGCTGCCCTTGAGCGCGGTCTCATGGACGGCTATCTCAAGAAGGCCGTCAAAGACCGCGGTCTGCCCTCAGATTCGCGACGTTGGCCTCCTGGCGCTGCTGAAGAAATCAACCGTGAGGTTGAGGCGAAACTTGAACCGCGGCGTGCAGACGCGCTGAGGCTGGCCTCGAATGCCGAAGAGGACATGATTGCGCGCCTTACGACGCACGCCAAAGGGTCCCCGTTCGGTTACTCCTACGACTTTCCAGGGCATGTCGCAGCCGTCGGTCGGTACGACATGGTTGAAAAGACCACCACGGCTTTCTTCTCTGTATACAGGAAAGCCGTCGAAATGAACGAAGTCATTTCCGACAAGTATCGCCACCTTGATCCAGGTGAGGACGCTGTCGAGCCGGTACCGCTGACGCCTGACGACATCCGCGACGTTGGCGTGATGCAGGACGTTGTGCGTCGCGTGAAGCACTTCTGGCAGGCCCGCTCTGCTCGTTCCGACGTGCGTGTGGGGCGCTGGAAAGAGAAGACGACGGTCTACGACGACGACAACGTCACGCTGATCGTGCCGCTGACCTACGCTGCCGCGGTGCGGTATGGAGTGGACGCGTGGCCATGGGCCAACAAGGACACGTTCATGAGCGACGTGAAGCAGGCGCGTTCGACTGCGTGGCAGAGAGCAACCGACGGCGGCATGGTCGGCTACATGACCATCCACACGCCTCTTGGCAGTTTCATGCACGGTCGAGGCACAGGGCTTCGCCGTGCGCGGTACAATTTCGTGGCGTTGGTCGTGAAGTACGACACGCTGCGCGTTCACCTCGAATCGGGCCAGGAAATATCCTACGAGGAGTTCATCGAAGCACTGAAGTCCTTTGCTGAACAGCCGCCTGCTGAACAACCAGCAGCCCCAGAACCTGCTGCGCCGGATGCAGCCCAGGCGCAACCTCAGGGAGGTGTCCAGCAGCGTGGGATTGCGCATCCGCTGGTGCCGTCCAAACGCAAGCGTCCAGCAGCGCAGATCGAAGCGACGCTCGCTTCAATTCAGAGTGCCGTGGAAGAGTTCCACGAGTTCTCCAAGAAGGTCGGGAAGGACCAGATCGTGCGGGACGTGTCGGCCATCGACATCACCCAAGAGCAGGGTATGCCTCAAGGCGACTGACGACGTTGGCAACGATACGACGAAGACCCGCAGCAACTGTGCTTTCACGGCAGCAGCGCAGATTGTTTACAATCAGCTCGGCGAAGGCACAGCCGAAGCAGCGCACGACTTCAGGCGGGCAGTAGGCGCTCACCAAAGGTGTCAGACTGTGGTAGCGCTTCTGCGCGGCGTACTCGACGGTAGGCCCCCACTTGGTGATGTCCACGCCGACCGAATCTGCCAGCGGAATGTTGTTGGCCAGAAGCGCGTTCGCGATGTGAATGAAGACCAGGCGGTCAACGGCAGAGCCGCGTTCCGGGTAGCTGTCCTTCAGCTGCGAGTACGTCTTGCAGGTCTTACGCAGCTCGTGATCGGTGAGCTTGCCAGCTGCGGTTTTGATCTGTTCAGGGGTTGGCAGATCGTACTTCTTGTCCCAGACCTCGCTGCTGCGCTTGCCGCCGCTGGCCAGGATGAGTAGGCCGAACTCGCGCAGGATGGACTCAACGGCTTTGTCCGTCTGAAGCAGTCCAGGGTACAGCCGGATGACCGGCGAGCTGGCGTCCACGCTCAGCTCCGCATCCCGAGGACCGTTGGGCTGAGGCATCTCCTGCCACTCGACGCTGTTCCAGAGCGCCAAGACCTTGGGTTTGCCGCCAAGCTCGTGGTCTTTCAGTACCCGGCCGGCTTCACGCACGAGTTGACGGTAGCTTTTCACGCTTCAGAACTGAGGTACGGCGATGACGTTCTTGGACAGCTCGACAATGTCCTCTCCACGGGGATGAAAGTGCCGCCAGCCATCGTACCGAAGACACTCTTCAGCCGCACCTTGGCTGTCAATACTCACGAGTTCGCAGGCGTACTTGAGGGCATCCTTTTTTCCGTAAACATCTTCGAGCCAGTCCCACGGGTCTTCGATAGTTTCGTTTTCGTCCATGCCGCTGTTGATCACGCGGCGAAGCCTGTCCGTATCGATGTGATTTCGGATCAGCCAATCAGCGAACATCGTTGGATCGTCAACGATCTGTTCAGCGACCGATTTGAGAATTTCGGCCTCGATTTCGTCTTCGTCCTTGTAGAGCTTCCACTCGCGTCCACCAACTTCGACCTCGCAGGTGGTCATGTCATCGGCAGAGTCTTCGTCGTAGTCGCTGTCGGTGATGACGACATCGTCGGGCGTCGCGCCCTGGTCAGTGGCCAGCTCAGATGCGGCTTCCTCTACCCAGGTAACGCGGAGATGGTCAGCCAGCTCCTCGTTGTCCATCTCGTCACCGATGGGCAGTTCCTCGGAGGGCAGTTCCTCATCCTCACGCACCGGTTTTCGGGTGGGACGCCCGAGCTTTTCCAGGTCGGCTTTTGTGCGTTGGACGCGGTCGAATCGGCACCCTCCACAGACCTTGTTGTTTACGGCGTCCTGAACCGAGCTGAACATGCCGTGTACGTTGCCGCACTCGGGGCACTTCGCGTAATACTCGGGCACGCCTGCGGAAAGATCGGCGTACACGCCATCAACGGACGCGTGCTTTTCGTAGAGCAGTTCTGCACCAATCGTGTTCATGCGGCCGGATTGGCGCGCTTGCGCCTGCGGACATGAATACCGTGCTGCTGCGCTTCCAGTTCGCCTTCGCTGTTGATCTTGTCGCCATCTGTGTACGGCTGAATAACGTCACTGTCCCTGCCGTAGCCGTACCCGAGCGACCAGTACCAGGTGCCCTTCTGGGTGTAGATGCGCCAGTTTCCTGGAAGGAACTTGTTCAGCCGGTCGAGCGTCGTCCTGGTCTGCCAGCCACCGCTGTTTACGACCACACTGTTGTCCGGGTAGAAGCGGAGAATGTCGGTGGCGTGCAGGCGGACAGCCACGAAGGCGGGCTCGTACGTTCCGGCGTCAGTGGGCCGGTTGTGGAGGATGGCGTAGGTGTTGTTTTCGAGCTTGCGCCTTCCGCCGCGGCCACTCTGGGCCTTCTCAAGCCACTTGGCGAAGTTCGGCGTGGAGCCTGCTCCAAGGTTCAAGCCCTGCTCGGCCGAGGTGACCATTTCCTCGGGATCGAAGTCGTCTGCTGGGAGAGGTTCGCCCGGCGGCGGATCGTCTTCGAGAAGCTTGCGCGCCAGGTCAACCGCCTCACTGAACCTGCATTTCATCGGGTGCATAGTCGCGCACGGATGCTGGGCGTTCACCTCCGAAATTCAGGCGGTAACGACCCTCAGGGGTTCGTCCGCTGACCTTGCCGGTGTAGGATCGGCCGTTCTCAGCCACGGTCACATCCGAACCGATGCCCAGGGTCTTGGCAGGCGCGCCGGAACCCATTGGCTGCTGAGATGCCGGCGGACTCGTTGGCGTGGGCGGTGCGGCCGGTGCGCTGGTCAGAGCCGGTCCAGGCTTGCCGGTGCCGGGAGCACTGATCTCGAAGACTGGACGGTTCGCATGTTCGAGCACGATCCGAGCTGTCTGCGATTCGTGGACCTGCGCCTCAGCGTCCGGCGTCGCCGCGGCAGCGTGGACCTCCTGGAGCCGGGTATGGTCGAGCGTGGTGCGCAGCCAGTAGCTGTCGTGATCGGTGACCAGCCAGCGCTTGTCGAGCGCCTCCTTGAGGCCGTCTGAGCCGATGGCTTGGAGTGCTTCGCCGGTTTGAATGAGCGGCACGGCACGGCGACTCCGCTCCAGGACAAATTGTGCGATCTTCTGGGTACTCATGGGATGGGTTCTTCGGTTTCCTCAGGTTCCTCGCCCTCGGGTCCTGGGGCTTCGCCGCCCAAGCCTTCAGGAGATTCAGCGCCAAGCTCGTCAGGCAGGTCGCCCTCGGGTCCACCGAGGTCGCCCGGTCCGCCCGGTCCACCTGCGCCGAGATCGCCAGGGCCACCGCCGCCGCCTTCGGCACCGGGTTCTTCGGGTCCGCCGTCCTGAGGACCAAACGATGGGCTCATCGGCGGCATTCCACCTCCGCCGCCTCCACCGCCGCCTCCGAGCGCGGCGTCGTTCTGCCCCATGTCGATGTCGCGTGGCAGCTCTTCCTCGGACGCGATCAGCTGACGCAGACGAGTCTGGAGCGACAGGAAGTAGGATTGCAGGTCCCAGGATTCCCGAGCCCATTGCTTGGCCGCAGCCAGCAGGATTTCGATGGTCTCGCGGTTGAGGCTGCCGTCGATGGGGTGCTCCTGCCAGGTTTCGAGGAACGCCTTCAGCCGCGCCTCGTACGTGCTGTTGTTGGACTTCTCGGCGTCCCGCAGCAGGTTGATGATCGACTGCTCGATGCGCCCGTACCAGTCAACGATGTCCGAACCTCGGAACGCTTCAAGGAGCGGAGGTTCGCGATGTGTAAACGAAACGGTGCCCAGACTTTCGTAATCGTGGTATCTCATGCCGCAGGCTCCGGGTTGGGTACCGTGGACCATTCGTGCGCGTTGCTGTTGTCGATGCGGAAGGCGTCGTACATGCCGTACTTCACCGGAATGCTGAACTGATCGGGACGCGTCTTCCACCGTTTCGTGCGCCCGTTGCGCCGGCATTCGAGCGGACGCGACGGGTCCGTCTTGTAGCGCAGCTTGCGGTGGTAAAATCGGTCAAAATCGTCAGCAGTCTGGGCGTTGATGACGCCCAGACGCTTCAGATTCGCCTTCTCGGCATCGAGAGCGTCGAGAGCCGAGCCGAATACTTCGTCGGCATCCAGCTCGTCGGCTTCCAGAAGCCGTTTTACCACGGTGTGCGGATTCATGGCTTGGACTTGCCTGAATGCCGGCGGCGAAGCGCGTCCATGCGCTTGCGATTGCGGGTGTCTCTGCGCGCTGTCCCGAGAGGAGCTTCGACAGGGGCAGGGATGGCTGAGGCCATCGTCGTTTCCAGGAGGTCGCTTGCGATGGCTGCGGCGCTCTCGTAGCTGCCCTTCGGCTTGCCCTTGGGATCAGCGCCATCTTTCGGTTTGCCGACGCCTTCGGCTTTGCCGCCCATCTCGTCATCCGGATTCTCGACCGGATTCAGCTCGTCGTCATCCCGATCCTGTTCCTTGGTCGCGGCTGACCGGCCGTCCTTGATCACCTTTTCCAGGTCAGGAGCCTTTTCGGTGTCGGAAGCATCTTCGCCGGCTACGCTGACCTCGAAGAAACCGATCTTGAAGTCGGGGGCTTCGTTGGCCATGCCCTCGTCACCGCTCTTGGCCGCGACCCAGCCGGCTTGCGCCAGGTCGTGCATGGCGTCTGGCGTGAAAATCGACGCACAGGCGGCGCGGTAATCCGCCTCGTTGTCGAACCGGATTTCGCACCACTGAGGAAATGCCTCGACCGCAGCGTTTACGCCGACGCTCTTCAGCGCATCCGCAAGCGGTTTCTTGTTGGCTTTGAGCAGACCGGCTTCCTGCTGATCTGCTTCCTCGAAAATGCGGCTGATCAGCTCATCGATGTGGGCAGGCTGCATCAGCCTTTCCTCGACGGACGGATCACCGAACAGCTGCTGTAGGAAGTCGCGGCGCATAGACTCTGCGCCTAACTACAGCCCGAGTTGAGCTTGCCGTTTGCGCGCCCGCGCCGCTTCGATCTGGGCGTCGATGATGGGCTGAAGCCTCGCAGGGTGGTAGGACGGCCCCTTGATCCACTTGCCGGAGGGCGCTTTGTAGCCGTCGATGAACTTGCTCATGTTGCTCTTCTGCACCTCTTCCCAGCCGGGTTGGAGGTCCAGGCCCATCGCGACGCCGTTTCCGACCGTGACGTACTGAATGTCCAGGGTGGCGTCGTAGGCGTCTCTGAGGCTGGGAGTGAGGTTTGGGTCCGCCTCGATTGCCATTGCATCCTCCGGCAGCGCAGTGTCCATGACCAGGCGCATTCCGTAGGCGTGCGCGAGTTCGCGCAGCTCTTGCGCGATCAGCCGGATGCGCAGATTGCGTGTGTTCAGGTCAGGCATCCCAGGCTCGTCAGGGACAGGCTGCTGGGCTGCACGCATGAATTCGATGACGTGGAATTGGTCAGAGTACATAATTTGTTTACGGTTTCAGTGCCATTGAAATGCGTCGGACAACCACTTCGGGAAAAAGTGAGGATAGCGCTCGTACAGCATTCCAAAGTCGCTATCCAGAACGTAGGTTGCTCCGAAGTCGGTTTCGCTGCGGACGATGCGTCCGGCTGCCTGAAGGAACGTCGAGACGGTTTGCAGCACGTACCACTCAGCGTCGCGGTTTTTCTTGGCCACGACCTGAGGATCGCCGAGTGACGCGTACGGCATTTTGGCGATGATCTGCCAGCGTGCCAGATCGTCGTCGAAGCTGAAGCCTTCCGTCATGGACGGACTGATGAGCACCGTCGGAAGCGTGCCTTTCGCGTGGCGCATCATCAGCGTGGCTCGCTGTCCTGAGTTTTCAGCGAACAGGATGCGCGACGCGTGCTTGGTGCCTCTTAGAAAATCGTAAACAGCCTTTCCGATCTTGTAGCTGTGCACGTGGATTAGCCCGCGCTCGGACGAATGCACGTCCATGATTTTCTCAATTTTCCTGAGCAGAACCGGCATGGTTTCGTCCTGCGACCGCCTGCCCATTGAACCGACAGGCAGTATGTGAATGGGCCGGTTTTCAATGGGAAAGCTGCTGCGGAGAGAAGCAAAGGCCGTCTTCTCAGGATCAAGTCCGATGGTCCGGCAGAAGATGTTTTTCGGGCCTACGTACGCTGACATGTAGATGCGCAGCGAGGCGTTATCCATCAGGATCGGCGGCGTGTACGGAGACGCATCGATGGGCTTGGCCGTGCACATAGCCCCGTCCTCCGTCTGCTCCGTCCAGTACACCCAGTTGCCTGGGTCCTCTTCCATGCTCTGCAACGCCATCAACAGACGGCCGGCGTACATTTCCAGCTCACGCAGTTCCTTGTGCACTTTCTGCTCGTCTGACTCCGCGGCCTGGTCACGCAGAAAGTCCAGGCGCTCCTTCAGCCTCGGCGCGTAGCTGTTTTTGGCCCAGCGCATGAACTGGTCTGCATCAGGCATCACCGGCAGCGGCTGGAGCATCGGAGCCCACTCCGCGAGGATTTTGTTGCTGACGACGATGTCAATGAAACCAAGGACCTGCCGCTCGATGCTGTGGCATTCGTCCATCACCAGGACCTGGCGCTTTTCGAGACGTTTGAGGTAGCTGCGCTCGGTGAAAAAGTAAGGGTAGTTGGTGACCGAAACGGGCTGACCGACAAAACGCCCGTACGCTATTTTGTACGGGCAGGTGTTCAGTTTGCGCTGCGCGCAGGGCTGCTTCTTGGACTTCTGGCCAGCGACCTGGCAGTTTCCGTGTGCTGGACACACATACTCGGAAGCTGACTTGAGCGATGCGCCGAGCGTTTTGTATACGTCTACAAAACGCCTGAAGTCGTGTTCCAGCTGATCCTGGAGCAGTTTCTGCGTCACCAGGTAGTATCCGCCCATCTGGCCTTCCAGGTCTGTGGAACCCGCCCAGATGCAGCACGCAACGCCCAGGGCGCTTTTTCCGAGGCCGGTGGGAGCTTCGATGACGATGTCGCGGTAACCTCCGGCAACACGCTCGTCGATGAAGTGCAGAGCCTTCTGCTGCTTGTCGCGAATGCGTTCAAGCGGAAAAAATTCCTCGATAGGCGGTGTTTGAACGCTTTCCATGTGGAGTACAGAACGGGTAATTAGGGCGTGCATTCATCGCATGAAATCGTTCGCGCTCTTCTTGAAGACGGCGACGACATGCCCATCGAAGACTGGGCTGACGAGACTGATCCGAGCAGGCCGTTCGACGAGGGAGCTGCGTACGTCGTTGACCAGTCGCGCAGGCTGTACCGTCGGCTTTTGGACAACGGGGCATTGCAGTTGTTGACCGGCATCTCGCCGGACGGCATTGCGCAGGCGGTGATTCGGCGCACGCTTGAGCAGCAGCCCACAGTCGCGGGGGACAAGGCGTACAAGATTCTGCGCCGGCACGCTCGTTACGTTTTTTGACCTATGGCCTCTGAAACAACCCTGCGGTACATCAAGACGGATTTTCAGTCCCACAAGGACGCATTGCTCCAGCGCGTGCGCGCACGGTGGCCGCGGGCCTGGAACGATTTTCTGGCCAACAGCTTCGGCATCGTCCTGGTAGACATCGTCGCATGGGCTACGAGCACCATGGCGTTCCTGGTGAACCGTATCGGCGGTGAGAATTTTATCGGGACCATGACGCTGCGCGAATCAGCTGTTCGCGTTGGTCAGCTGGTTGGCTACAGGCTGCACAACCCGATTCCTGCGGTGGTTTCGTGCGAAGCGACCCTCTCTTCGACGCTCACGACGGACGTGACGATCAGCAAGGGCACGCAGATTCGCAGTTCGGACAGCCAGAATCAGACTTTCGAGGTCGTGCGCGACTACGTCATCGAGGCCGGCGAGCTGACGCCCAAGACCTCCGTGGCTACGTTTTCGGTGACAGCCACCGGTCGTCAGGTCGTGAACTCGCTGCTGCGCTTCACCGCCAGTGCGGACTACGTGGACGTGCTCGACACGACGGTTGATCTCGGGTCGCTGGTTCAGATCGGACAGAGCCTCAACCGAGAGGGCAGCACCACGACCTACCAGATCATTGCCATCGAGACAGCTCCAGGTTCCGTTGGTGCGAACACACGTCTGATCCTGGACCGAGCGTACGAAAGCACGACAGAAGATGCCGCTGCCGAGGTGTTTGACCGGCGCATCCTGCTCGTTCAAGGGCAGACGATCACCGAGAAATTCACGGTGCCGTCCGCGGAGAGCAACGTCGCCGGCTACATCGTGCAGCTGTCGCGTACCCCGGTCATCGACAACTCCGTCGATGTCACTGTGAACGGAGAACGCTGGCAAGAGGCTGCGTATTCCGTATACAAATCGCCAACTGACAAGGTGTTTGTTGTTCAAACATTCACCAACGGTCGGACGACTGTGCGCTTTGGCGACGATCAATTCGGCGCTGCTGTTCCGGCGGATGCGTCCATCGACATCAGTTACCGGGTCGGAGGCGGTTCTGCTGGAAACATCACGCTCAATCAGATCGCGACTTCCATCATCGGCATCACAGCGGACACAAGCAGCCCAGTCAGCGTGGCCGTGACGAATTCGACGGCAACCGGGTCGGGCGGACAGGATGCTGAGACCCTGGAGCAGGCGCGCACGCTGATCCCCTACTACACGCGCACGGGTGATCGCTGCGTGACCGAGGGAGACTACCAGACGTTCGCCCAGGCGTTCAACAGCGCGCAGTACGGATCGGTGGCGTACGCTCGGGCCTCGGTGCGTCGCGACAACGCGCTCCTGGAGGGCAACATCGTCAACGTCTACGCCTGGACGACGGGACCTGGCGGTGGACTGGTCAACCTGTCCGCGACGCAGAAGCAGGCGCTCAAGGATTACATGCAGGAAAGGGCCATGGCCACCGACTTCGTCGAGGTCTACGACGGAACCAATCGGCCCATTCCGCTCAGCTTGCGTTTCAAAGCGTTCAGCGGTTTCGATGTCACCGATACGGCGAGCCTGGTTACGGACGCGGTTTCGTCATTCGTCAGCGCGCTTCGGCCAGGTGACCCTGTGCTGTACTCGAACCTGGTTCGCACCCTGGATGAAGTCTATGGCGTCGATACCGTGAACATGGCGACGCCCATCGCGGACCTGACGGCGTCAAACGACACCGAGCTGTTCACGCTACCAGATGATTCTTTTGTTTACGAAATCGACAAGCTGAGCGCTGGTACGGCGGCAAGCGGAACGCTTGGCGTCTATACTGCGCAGCTGCCGGTGTACCCGCTGTCCGTGTGGTCGCTGCGCCTCTTCCTCGGAGCAACAGAGCTGACGATCCTGCCATACTACCGTTCCGGCCTTGCCCGGGTGATCGGCAGCAACCTGAGCACAGACGAGACGGATTCGGACGGAGACGGTTTGCCTGATTACCACTCGGTGCTGAACCTGCTAACGGGACAGCTCACGCTCTACGTCAGCGGTGTTGCCGGCGATCTGACGATGAAGCTCAACAGCGTCACCGGCTATTCGCAGGACCGCGCCATCAACGTCTACGTCGGATACCTCGGGGACAATTCGCTGACCAAGCGCCGGGAGATTCGCTCGTACCTGCGCGCCTGGAGTGAGCAGCTGGCAGTCGGGCAGGCCATCTACGCCCGCCGCGTTTCCGGCATCGTAGCGTCGAGCAGTAGCGTCGAGGACGTTGTTCAGTCCGTTCCTGGGGTGGACACGATCACACGGGTAGCGCTCGACTCTCCGGCAAGCACAGCGAATCGCGTGACCGCTGGCGACTACGAGTTGCTTCGCTTCGCCAACATCATCATCAACAACCAGGCCGACTAGCGCTTCCGCGCCAGGGTCATCGAAAACGCTTCACCGACGATTTCCCATTCGGTGGTGTTTGCGTAAACAAAAGCGTCGGCGACCGCACTCGGTCCTGGGTGGAACGTGGCACCTCCAGGACGCGACATGCGCGAGTCGTGCATCGCCATCAGCGCTCCAGGTTTCAGCCACCGCTTCCAGGATTGGAGATCGAACAGAACGGCGTCGTAGTTGTGGTCGCCGTCGATGAACAGGAAGTCGAGCGGTGTTGACCAGGTCTTCAACGCTTCGGCCGACGTGGTCCTGAGCAGCACAGAGCGCGGACCAAACTGCGCGGTGTTGGCCGCGAAACGTTCCGGGCTTCCGATCAGCGTCGGCACCATGGAATCGGGAACGAACGGGTCAACGGACGTGAGCACCAGGTTGGACATCTCCAGGATGTGCGCGGTGCTGCAACCATCGCAGCAGCCGATCTCGACGGCTTGGCCCGTGAGCCCGGTCAGGTGAGCCTGGAGAAGTTGAATTTCGTCCCAGTGGAGCCCGGTGAATGTTCCGTCAACGAAGTTCATTGCTTGTCCAGGGGTAGGCGGTAAAAGGCGAATGTGTCCATGAACTCCGGCCGGGTCTTTCGGAAGACGACCGACGTGAGCCACCCGTCGTGCGTGTTACCGGCACAGGCGACGGGAGCTAGTTCGAGAATTTCGTAACCGACCGCCGAGGCAAAAGCACGACAGAAATCAGCGCTGCGATACCAATGCCCATGCCCAGGCCAATTGCCCGGCGCAGGGTTGGCACAGAAGATCAGTCCGCCGACCCTGGTGTGCCGGTGCACGTTTTCCAGGCAGGCCCAGAGGCACTCAACGTGTTCAGAAGTGCCAAAGTCCGTCACCACGTCAAATTCGCGGTCCAGGCTGAACGGCTTCGACAAATCGCGCACCAGGGCTCCGTCCTTGCCGTTGAGATCGACGGACACGTGCTCGTAGCCAAGGCTCTCGAAGTAGGGCTTGGCGACAATCGGCCGGCTTGGGTCCATCCCAATGAGGTGGTCAGGAAAGTCCGGGTAGGGCTTGGAGCCCGCGCACAGGTACTGGTTGCCAAGTTCGAGCATGCTGCGCGGCGGAGGAGCGTGCCGGCGCAGAGCTATCAGGTTTTCGTTCAGGATTCCCATGTTTACATTCCTTGTGCCACAATGACGGTGCGCTCGTCGGGGTTTGATTTGTACCAGTCGCGCCAAACTGGAGGGTAGGTCAGAGGCATGCCGAGCTGGTGTGCCAGGACCGCAGCGACGGCTTGGTCAGCGACGTGGCCAAGGCACCGCGGATCGCTTGAGACGCACCCTCCGACGTTGCGGAGTTCGCCCTTGAGGGTGTGCCCGTCCTGGCAGATGCGGATGAAGGACTCCAGCCATTTGCGAGAGCGTTCGTGCTTCAGGCAGACGCCCATGAACATGCCACCAAGCAGTTCGATCTGCATGGCTTCGTCGCGAGTGACGCCTAGCGTTGCCAGGGCTTCGTCTTTCAGCCACTGCCCAGCCATCCAACCCTCGTACGAAAACACGTGCCCCACTTCTTCGATGTGCTGGAACAACGGTTCGAGTGATTTGACTGCCCAGCACGAGGCGTCGAGCCACAGGAGCGTCTCGTAGCCTTGCTCAATGGCGTACTGCATGGCGTACGATTTGAACCCGTACGGCAGGGTGTTATGATCCGGCGACCCAGGCGGGTAGCAGTGCGGCCAGATGAGAATCTCCCCGTTGAAACCGTGCTGCTTCAGACTGCTGACCAGGCGCTCCTGGCCTTTTGGGTACCAGCCTCCAACCGCGACGTTGAGAACGCAGCGCTTCATGCTACAGCCCTGTTTTTGAACAGCACGTCACCGCCAAAATCAGTGTGGATTGTCATGTAGGGCATGGCCTGTACCAGGTCACCAAGGAGGGCCTGTCCGGCGTACAGCTCGCCTGCGCTGTACTCCGTGAAAAACCATTTTGTATACGGCAGCATGTTTCGTCCACCCGCCACGAGGTCTCCTTCGCAGCCCTGGATGTCGCACCAGATGAAGTCGATGTAGGGAAAACCCATCGTGTGGCAGAGTGTGTCGAGCGTGTATACGTTGACCTCGATGAAGTCATCAAAACGCATCTTCGGCCACGACTTGCGAAGAAGGTCTGTTGGAGGTCGAAGTGACGACGAACCGCTGTACGCCATGCCGTGGTCGTCTTTTCCGGCCGACAGGTACAGCTGCGCTTTGCCGTTCGTTGCGCCAACGGCACACGTCAAGAACTTCGCTTGAGCCGGCAGTTGCGGGATGGGTAGCCGCGGGTCCGGCTCCACCGCCAGGTACTCCCACGGCCGACCTGAGGCGTTGAGCAAGTTGATGATCTGAACCGTGTGCGCTCCGTCGTTCGCGCCAAGTTCGACGACTCGGATTGGGTTTCCGAAGGTGTGCAGCAATTCCGGCAGCAGGCGAAGCATTCTGACTTCGTTCATACCCGTAAGAACCGTCACTCGTTGAAATTGTCTCCACGCCGTCTTGGCCTACGCGCAGCCAAACGCTCCGCCTCCAGGCGGTCTGCTTCCTCGGGATCGTACGGGATATTTTCGTCGATGGTCATGCGGTACTTTTCGGCGTCAACTTTGCCTCTGTACAGCATGCCTTCGGGTCCGTGCCGGTTGAGAAACACGAAGTAGCGCACCGTGCCATCCTGTCGTTCCTTGTCCGTCTGGCAGATGCCTATCCCAATATCGACGATGCCCGCCTTTTCAAATGACCCCTGAAACGCCTTCATGCTCGGAACCGGCTTGTCTACGAATTCAACCTTGCACCGGTCGGGCATGATCACCGCGCAGTTCAGGTCGTGTCCGAGCTTGCGCGCCTGCGTGTAAACGTCAGCCTGTAGCTTGTATTCGGCATGGTCTCTCGGATTTAGGTCGGACCTGACAGTGTCTGCGTAGTCGATGAAAATGGCCTTGGGCTTTAGCCCCAGTTGACGCGACGCATTGCGTGCGTGCATGCGCAGGTCAGTTATCGTGACTGCTCGCGAGGGATAGCTTTTGATCAGCAGACGCCCGCCATACCCCTGGATCACTTCGCCGGTCGTCTGCTTGAAATGCGCCTTGGCTTCAATCAGGTCGTTGAACGTGTGCCCTGTGATGCAGCACATAGCGCGCAGCGCAGCGAGGTCCTGATCGATTTCGCAGGCGTAGTAGATCACGTCCGCGCCGATGTTGTCGTGGACCATGTTCATCGCCAGGTTGATGGCGAACGTGGTCTTGTACCGCTTCGGCGGCGCGAGCGGTACGATCAGCCATCCAGGTGCCCAACCTGTTCTCCAGAGATCATTGAGAGGCTGGAAGCCTGTTTCGATGCCACGACTTTCTGAATTGTGCCTGTCGATGATCTCGGCGTAGTCGCGCTGCAATATGACGCCAGTGTCTCTGATGTTTACACCGACGCTCATCGCCTGCTCGAACATCGCCATCAGGCCACCCTTCACGTCCTTGCCTTCGCGCTGCGCCTTCTGGATGTTCAGCGCGAGGTGAAGCAGAGCGCGTTCCCGAGCGAAAGGAACGACCATGTCGTAGATCGCTTCCTTCTCGGAAACGTCTAGGGCAGTCAGTCCGTCGATGTATTCAAAAATCTGGGTCGCTTTGTCGGGGTCAGCTTTTTCGAGCTTCTGGTGGGCGTAGTTGGCGAGCGTCGAAAATCCGGGAAACTTGTTGTACTTCAGGAAAAACTCGCGGATGCGAGCGACTGTTTCATAGGCAAGCGTGCCGTTGAAATACTCCGGCTTGATGAGATCACTGAAGATGTCGAACTGGTCGGGGTGCCGAATGATGCACGCGATGATCTGATCCTGGAAGTCATCCGAGAAGTTGTACGTCGTGGTTGGCATGCAGGTCCCTACGCGAAATACGGTTCCTCAGGATTTTCTTCGATTTGCGATCTGTATACGGACAAGCAGTACATCTGCTGTATGGCGCGCCCAAGGTCTTTCCAGAACGCAAAGGCGTTTGTGACGGTTGATGCCTCGATCTCGAAATCGTCCGGGTTGTACCTGTGGGTAGCTAGAACGCGTTCCACGGCCTGCGGCATGACGGCGCTGCGTGCGAAATGGACGGCGCTACCCGCAGTCGGTTTTTCCTTCAGCAGCTTCAGCACGGAGATGACGTTGTGTCTGTGGTTCTGCTCAGTCTTCGTTCCAAAGCGCTCGCGGATGAACGGACTTATGATCTGCTCCACGTACGACGGTTCAACGGCGAGCCAGTGCGGGTCGAGTGCGGTCTCAAACCGTCGGTAGAGTTCCTCCTCTACTTGACCGGCTCGATTGGCTTTCATTGCCACGATGAATTTGCCGGCGATGACCTCACTGTACAGAATCTTGGTGTGCAGTTCGGTAATAACGCCACGCTGACCACGCATCAGCATGTTCAGCTCTGAGGCGTTGAAGGTGCCAAACTGCTGCCGACAAAGATCGCCGTAGATTTCGACGTACTGCGCTGCTCTTTTGTTTACAAGAAATTTAGGGTGCATTTCAACGCTGTACTCGCGGTCCACGTGACCCGTCGCGGCTGCACCTTCCGCTGCTCGTTCCCTTTCACGCTCGTAGCCAAGCATCGCTGCCAGCATGTACATTCGGATCGAGCATTTGGCCTGGCGCGCTTCGCTGGCGATCTCGTCCCGATACTCCAGGACGCGATGCGCGTTTTTCGGCGACTTGTTGAAGATCGTCATGTAGCACAACGTGTAAACGCGGTGCATGGACGAGTATTCAGGGTCTTCCGTTTCGTATACAGCGCTCGTGTCGTCGAGCTTTTCAGGCATCAAGTTGAAGACGGCCTTGCGCAGTGGAATTTGACGGCTACGGCGACCCATGCTCTTTGAGCACCCAGTCTGGTGCTCGCATGCACGACAGCGCGGGTCACTCAGGTTCAGCTCGAATCCGTAGCACGGCAGGGGTGCTTTGAAAGGTGTGCGTTCCATTGCTGTTCTACAGGGCGTGGGAGACATAACCGACAAGCCCGTGCGTCGTCTGAGAACGGCGAAGAAAGACCAGGTCGTCTACCTCGATCCGGCCGGGCGTGAAATGACGAAGACGCTGATCTCCAAGCGCTACCGGGATGTCCTCGAATACTGGCACGGTATTACTCAGAACGGTGATCGGCGCGAGCTGGTTTTCGACCCGCATTCTCCGATTCCGCCCAACGAGCTGAAGCCTGGGCCGGATTCGCCGATTTGTAAACAATGCGCGATGTACCTCAACGGGTGCAAAGCCGCGTTCCGACCGTACGAAGGTCCGAAAAATCCGCTCGTCACAATTGTTTACGAAGGCGTCACGAGCATCGAAGACGACCAGCCGACTCTGGCCAGCGCCGGCAACAACGGCTACATGCGCAGGATGATCGAGGACCTGGAGAGCGAAACGGGCGTCTCCATGGACCAGATCAGGTGGGTTCCTGTTGTTCGGTGCGCTGATCGCACGCGCAAGGCCAACCTCAAGGTCAAAGCGAACTGGTGCCGATTTCACATTGTCGAGGAGCTGATGTTCAACCCGCCTCAGCTGATCCTGGCGGTGGGCACCGTGGCGCTCGGAGCCCTCTGCCACAAAAGCAACGCCGAAGATTGGCAGGGTAAGGTACTGACGTACCGCGGGTGGCCTGACGACTGGCTGATGGACGAGCAGTTCATGTCGCCGCGGCCGAATCCGGCCGACGATCAAGAGATGATCGTCGGGCACCCGTTGTTTGGGCCAGCGCCGACGCAGTTTCGCATACCGATCATTCCGATTCAGACGCCCCGGCTCATCCGCCAGAAGCAGAATCCGAACGTCACGACGCGCTGGCGCAAGGCCATCAAGGAGGCACTGATTGCGGCACGGGAAGGTATTGAGCCCAACACGTACCTGCGCCCGTGGTATCGGTACACGAACAATCCGGACGAGGTTGCTGCCGGCTTGCGTGAGATCATCAACAACCCCGGCATGGTGGTCTGCTTCGACACGGAAACGACCGGCCTGAAGCCTCTGGCTGTCGATGCGGCCATCGTGGCGATGATGTTTCGCTGGACCAATCCATCGTCAGGCGAGCCCAGGTCGCTTGGATTTCCATGGAACTTCAGGTCAAGCCACTACGACAACAAGATCGTCGATCACATCGACTGGCTTTCGCCCTTGGTGCTGGATGCGCTGTCGTGCTCGAAGCTGGTTGCGCATAATGCGACGTTTGACTTTTTGTATACGCTTTTCAACGTCAAGCGTCCCGAGTTCGCGGTCTACGGCTACAAGACTAACGCTGACCTGGACACGCTTCGCAAAACGTCTACAGAATTCAATAGGGCTTGGGATGCACACCTGGTTGCCCTGGCGAACGCTTTTCTCTGGGATACCTGGCACATGGCTTACACGCTGCGCCAGACCAGAGGCACGCTCGGACTGGAGATGCTCGCTTACCTGTACGCCAAGGACATGGCTGGGTACGAGGAAGACATGACCATGTTGATTGCCCGGCGCGAGTGGCAGCTGCATCCAGGGTCGCGTAAGGCAGTCAAACTAGACGAGGACTTGGTCGAACGTGCTCCATCGGAAGAGACGCCGGTAAAAGCGGAGGAAACACCGCCAGCCGCGGAGGAAACAGAAGAGCCTGACGGCAAGAAAAAGAAGAAGGCGCGGAAGTCGAGCAAGGTCGAGCATCCGGAAGAGCCGAACCCGCATTACCTGAACATCGAGGAGGAGTTTTATCCAACGCACGTTGTCCCGTACATCATGGGCGATGTTGAGACGTGCTACCAGGCACGTGAAGTTTTGGATGAGCGTCTGGGGAGCGTCAAGGTTTACAAAATTCCACTGGCTGACCCGGATCGTCCCGGCCACTTCAGGATGTTTGAGACGCCATCGCGCAAGTGGGTTTACGAAAACGTCATGTCGCCGGCAGCGCGGACGCTGATGTGCGTCATGGCTCGCGGCATGTACGTGGACCGGGGCGTGCTGACTGAGTTTGAGCAAACCTTTCCACGTGAGGTTCGTGACGCACGCAAGAAAGTCAGCGAGGTCAACGAGGCGATCAAGAACTGGTGCGAGGCTGAACTTGCCCAAGACCCAGACTGGCATCTTGACCTCGAAAACAAAGCCCATCTTCGCTACATCCTGTTCGGCTTGCTCAACCTGCCAGTGCAGCGCCTGACCAAGTCCGGACGTAAGCTGTTCGGTGAACTGCCAGAGGAATGGGAAAAGCGTATCGCTGCCGGCGAGATGACGGAAGAGGACAAGCTGAAGTACGCGGCGCTGGACAAGTTCACGCTCAACAAGCTGGCTGTCGATCATCCGGAGGTCCGGCCGCTTCAGAAGTACCGTCAGGTTTTCAAGCTCTACTCGACCTACATTCGGCCTCTACGGAACATCTTCGAGGGTGACATCGACAAAAAGGAGCGCGAAAAGGATGCGCACCTTTGCTGGGACAGCTGCGTGCATGCGCAGTTTTTGTTGACGGGTACGCGAACGGGTCGGCTCAGCTCACGCGATCCGAATCTTCAGCAGCTGCCCAACAAGGGCCTGGTCAAGCAGCTGTTCGTCTCGCGGTTTGGCGAACGCGGGTGCATGTACCAGGCCGACCTTTCTCAGATCGAGCTTCGGCTGATGGCGTGCGCCTGCGGTGATCCGACGATGATCAAGGCGTACTACGACAAAACCGACCTGCACACGCTCACCACCAGTCGAATCTACAAACTGCCGTACGAGAACTTTTCCAAGGAATACTTCGAGAAGCTGGACAAGGAGGGGCGCACGGCCGAGCGCAAGGAACTGGAGCTGAAACGGCGCATTGGCAAAACTGTAAACTTTTTGACAGGCTACGGCGGCGGAGCGCTCGGTCTGCAAACGATCCTGGCGAACAACGAAGTGTACATGAGCCAGGAGGAGTGCGAGAAAATCATCGAAGCCTTCTTCGATGCTTACCCGTCTCTGCGCAAATTCCTGAGCTACTACAAGCGCTTCATCACGGAGACGGGTGTGGCCGTTTCGGTCTTCGGCCGCGTGCGCATCCTTGAGGAAGTTTTCGGCGACGACCGGGAAGCTGCGGCCAAAGCGCTGCGCGCTGGCTGCAACCACGTCATCCAGAGTACGGCTTCGGACATGATGCTGACGGCACTGCGCGCCATCGAGCTGTTGATGCGGGCTGAGGGGCTGGAGTCCGTGCTGGTATCGACGGTGCACGACTCGCTGCTGATTGACGCGGTGCGCTCGGAACTGCCCAGGGTGCACGCCATCGTTCACGACGTGCTGAACAACTTCCCTGAGGTCATGAAGGGCCTGTTTGGCGACGCGTACGATCTGTCCTGGTTGACGGTGCCCATCGTGGGTGACTGCGAAGTCGGTTTGACCTACTACGACTCGGTCAAGATTCCCGTGATACCGCACGACAAGATCGATTGGGACGCTCTCCTGGCGGCGTAGTTACCGCAGCATGAAGGCGCGTCAGATCATCGAAACCTTGATTGAGGCTGCTCCGGCGGCTCCGGCCCCAACCAAGCCCGCTACGAAGCCCGTCACCAAGCCCAAGGAGGCTCCGGCCGAGCCGAAGCCGCGCAAGTACGAGAATCCCTGGCGTCGTCGCGGCGTAACGCCTGGCGAGGAGCCGGCTCCCAAGGCATGCGCCGTCGAATCGGCACGTCGCTCGCCACGCGCTCGCGATCTCTTCGCATGAACGCCCGCTCCCTGTTCGAGATGGCGATGGACCTGGGTGGGGACCCGGATTTCATCGACCGTGGACGCCGCCGAAAAATCGAGCAGGGTGGCCATCCGTATCGACTCTCGAACCAGAGCGTCGAGCGATTGGGTGCTGAGCAGTACCGCGCCGTCATCGCCAAGCTGGCGCGCTATTCTGGTCTGACGCCGCAGCAGATTCAGCAGAATCCTGGTTCGGTGCAGCAGCTCTTCATGCGGGCGATGCAGCACTCGATGCAGGTTCAGGCGCAGCACAAGGACGAGCTGGAGCAGGCCGCAGTTGAGGTCGTGCTGTCGTTGCCGGAGTTCTCCACGGCTCGTCAGGCGGTGGAAGCAGGCGATCTGCGCATCATCGCCAAGCTGGTGATGCAGGTGCGCACCGCCGGCATGCGCCACGCGCCGGCCGCGCCGCCACCCGCAGCAGCTCAGCAGCTGAACGTGCCTCAAATCGCGGCCGAACTCGACGCCGAGAAGCAGAAGCGCCGGTTCATCAACGCGATGATCCAGGGTGCGGCGATCAACAAGAACTACGCCTACCACCAGGTGGCCGACAGGATCAACCAGATCGATCCGCGTCTGTTGCAGTCGTTCGGCATGATGATGTCGTTCGGGGAGTTCATGTACTGGGCGGTCCCCGAGGAGATGCAGGCACAGATGCAGCAGATGGGTGGCGGGGCTGGCGGGCGTGTTCAGCTGCGTGCTGGCGACGACGGCGTCACCGAAATCCACGCAGAGGCAGTGGCGTTCCCGGTCCTGATTCAGGAGCTGACCAAGGGCCTGATGGAGTTCCTCAGCTATTCGGACGAGGACGATCCGGAGACGCGCAAGTACGCGCAGGGTCAGGCGGATACGCTGGGTGGAGAAACCTGGGACATCAACATCGGAGCCCCGCTGTACCGGCGTTTCCTTCAGCTTCTTGGCGACGACCAGAACCTGATGCCCTACGTCTACGATCAGATCGTCAGAATGCCGGCCAGCCAGGTGCAGAGCATCATGCAGGGCATCGCGGACGGCGACCCAGCAGTGGTGCGACAGATCAAGCAGCTCGTCGCCGACATCAAGGCTGATCAGCAGACGGAAGAGTCCTCACGTGGGGCTCTGCGCGTCGTTGCCAACCTCCTCGGTTGAGCGCTGCGGCTTCAGGCTCATCTCCCCACACTCGGCGCATTCAAAGGTCAGGTACGAGGTGCCTGGCAGAACGATGGAGCTTATCGGGTCGCGCCGAATAGGCGTTCCGCACTCGATGCAATAGGCGTTCGGCCGAGGCTCTTCTGGCTTGGCTTTCGCCTCTTCTGGCAGCACGGTTTTCGGCCTCTCAGGTTCAGCCGTTTTTTCAGGCTGGACTTGTGGCGCAGAAATTGTAAACAATTTGTCCGTGCTGGCCGTCAGGAATCGTTCAAGAGCCTTCAAGACGTTTACGAAGGGATCGCAAAGCGTCGCGCAGGCGACGATCACGATTGCGACGGCAGCCAGCAGTGCAAGGCTGCTGACGAAATTGGCGATTTCATTCATCTTCCCTAATAGAACATGAGTCCTGTTGACCGTATCGAGCAGCTGCGCGAGCTGCTCACGCAATACAACCACGAGTACCACGTCCTCGCTGCGCCGACGGTGACCGACGAGGAATACGACAGGCTCTTCCGGGAGCTTCGAGACCTGGAACAGAAGCATCCCGAGCATCACGACCCCAGCAGCCCTACCCAGCGCATCGGTGCTCCGGTTGTCTCGTTCAGCAAGGTCAAGCATGCACGCCGGATGCTCTCGTTGGACAACGCGTTTACAGCTGACGAAGTGCTGCGCGGCGTGCAGGACGAACGCGAACTCGTCCTGGAGCCCAAGATCGACGGGCTGTCCCTGAAGCTGATCTACGTGGACAGCAAGCTCGTCAAGGCCGTCACGCGAGGCGACGGCGAGCATGGCGATGACGTGACGGTCAACGCGAGGACCATCGAGACCATCCCGCTGCGCCTGATGGGAGACCCGCGGAACATCGAGGTGACGGGCGAGGTGTACATGCAAAGCACCGTGTTCGAGGAGCTGAACGCGGAAGCTGTGGAGGCCGGTGACGAGCCCTTTGCCAACGCCCGCAACGCCGCGGCCGGCACGCTCAAACTGAAGGACCCGGCCGAGGTCGCCAAGCGCCGGCTTTCGTTCGTGGCCCACGGCACGCCCAACCAGATCGAGGGCATCGACACGCACGACGCGCTGATCGCGCTCTTTCAGGAACTCGGGTTCCAAACCGTTTACACGATTCCTGTCGTGCGCGAAAGCGACGCGGTTGCGCGTGTGGTCACGGTTCGCAATCCAGCGCAGCTTGAGCGCGAAATCGCAGACGCCGATTTTCGACGAAAAAGCCTATGCGTTGCGACCGACGGCCTCGTCTTCAAGATCAACAGCCTCGCCCGCCAGCGCGAGCTTGGCGAGGGAACGCGGGCTCCCAAGTGGGCAGTCGCCTACAAGTACCCGCCGGAGCGCAAGGCCACCAAGCTTCTGGACGTGACGCTCCAGGTGGGTCGCACAGGGCGTATCACGCCCGTGGCGGAGCTGGAACCTGTGCTCCTGGGCGGAACGACCGTTCGGCGCGCATCGCTCTGCAACCAGGACGAAATCGTTCGCCTTGGGATCAACATTGGGGACTCGGTCCTGGTGGAGAAATCGGCCGAGATCATTCCGAAAGTGATGGGCCTCGCCAAGAAGGCGTTGGAAGGCGTCTACAGAATCCCGCTGGTGTGCCCGTGCTGCAAGGGTCCCCTGGAGCAGCCGGCCGGTTTCGTGGACCTGTACTGCGCCAATCCCGACTGCGCCGAGCAGGTGGAAGCGCGATTGATCTACGCCACAGGCAAAGGCGCTCTCGACATCGACGGGTGTGGCGATGTCGTTGCCAAGCTCTTCGTTGAAAACGGAATCCGACGGCTGTCCGACTTGTTCGCAGCGTCGGATTTTTCGTTTCTCAAGCCGGCACAGCGCAAGAAGGTCAGCGAGGGCATTGCCGCGGCCAAAAGCGCGCCCCTCTGGCGCAAGCTCAACGCGCTGTGCATCGAGGGCTGGGGCAAGAGCACGTGCCAGGACGTGGCGACGCAGTGGCCCAACCTGGACGCGATGATCGAAGCGCTTCGGCCGAACGAATTCGGTCAGTCGGCCATGCAGCGCGTGCTTGGGCGCGTCAAGACTGCGAGCTTCGTTTCGTACCTGGAAGCCAACGCCGAAGAGGTGGAGCGCTTGGTCGCTTTGGGGTACAAGCTCGAAGCGGAGACCGCGTCCGCCGGTCCGCTTACGGGCAAAGTTTTCGTCATCACCGGTTCATTGCAATCCGGCACACGTGATCAGGTCATTCGTCGCATCGAAGCGGCTGGCGGGACCGTCAAGTCCAGCGTCAGCGCAAAGGTGCACTATTTGATCATGGGTGCTGATGCCGGAGCTACCAAAGCCAACGCAGCCAAGAAGCACGGCGTTGAGGTGATCGACGAAGAGAAGCTCTACGGTCTGATGGGAACGAGCGTTCCTGTTGCCGCAGGGCTCGACCAAAGCGAAGAGGAAGAAGCATGACAACACTCGAATGTAAGGACTGCGGCCGGAAGTTCACCAAGCCCAGCGCGATGCAAGCTCAGGCGGCTTTGCGCATGCACGTAGGTCGTAAACACTCCGGTCTGATTCCGACGGCTCTCGGCCCACGCGGCGCAGCGCTGCGGCAGAATGGATCGACCGCGCTCACGGTGCTGGACACGCCTCGCGTGGATCGGCGCACCAAGGCGTACCGCGACTCGCAGCGACCGACGATTGTCGAGGCCCAGGGCGGCGACGCGCCGTGTTTCTGCCCGCGGTGTGGTCTGAACCTCGCCGTCCTGACCACGGCTCTCAAGGTGGCTTCGCACATGAGCCCGCGATGAACACGAACACCAAGAAATTCAAGACGCGGCACAAGATCACCTTCGACGGTCGTGTCGCGCAGGACGTTGCGGTGGTGTCCCTGGCGATGCTCGGGATGACCACCAAGGCCATCGCGGAGCACACGGGCCTCACCGAGGCGCAGGTGCAGTATCGCGTGTCCAAGGCGCAACGCGGCGAGGGCATCGCCATCGGCTACCGCGGTGCGTGGCGCACAGGCTCCAGCCCTATCCATCAGCAGGTCAAGAGGTTGATCCTGCCCGGCGTGCGCAACCACGTGAAGACGACACTGCCTCCGCTGTTCATCACGCCGCCGGTTGAGGGCGTAGCGGTTCCGTGAATCCACCAGGAATTTTTCGTCTGTAACCTGTTGCCTACCAGAGGTCTTACGAAAATCTGTAAACGGAGCCGAAAATAGTTGTTGCTGTAAACAACTCAGATCGATAGATTCATCCGCACTGACGGCGCGCCGGGTGGTGCGCCGACTGACCCGAAAATGAGACTCCAACAGACAAACGCCACGATGTGGTTGAACGCGAAAGGGCATTACGCCCTTAGTGGTTCCTCCCTGCCGTGTGACTCGTTTGGAATTCGTTCGGAGGAACCAGTGGAGGGTAGCGGATAAGCTGGAGGGTCATCAGGACTTTTTAGCCCGCTACCCGGAAACGGATAGCGGGTTTTTCATTTTAAGCCGTAAGGCCGCGAGCGACTGCGATAAGGTCGCGAAGACCGCCGAGAAGGTCGAAGGGGTTACGGAGCCCTGGAGATCAGTAAACCAGCGGGTGCACGGCAAAAGGCCATGCAACTGGGTGTTCTGTTCTTTGTAGGAATGGTTCCGGGGCGCTTGCCCAGGTGTTGATCGAGTGCCAACTCTCCACCGAAGCGAGCGCCCCGGAGCTTACCTCTCAACGTTGCGTCTGCAACCCATTTCTGCACCCGTAGCTCAGCCAGTAGAGCACCACGTTGCCAACGTGGATGTCGCCGGAGCAAAGCCGGTCGGGTGCTCCAGTTCTGAACCAAGCATGAGCATGACGTTGAAAGGAAGTGTGCGCGTTTCGCGCCTGGGCCGGTACCCGAGCCTCAAGCTGGAGGGCCAGACATTGACCATCGGCGAACCTCTCACGGTGGCTCCAGGAGCCAGCCTCCGGAACGATACCGGTCATGAGTTGAAATTCGTTTACAGTTCTGGCGAGCAGTCGTACCTTGCGAACGGCGAGCAGATCGGTAACCGAACTTCCAATCCGGTCGTTTGGTAAACAGTTTTCACGGGGGTGTAGCTCAATTAGTAGAGCAGGTGCTTTGCAAGCATCAGGTTGCAGGTGCGAGTCCTGTCACTTCCACCATTTAGCGGCACTTGGCTTGTCCGTGGGACGGCAGCGGGTCGGTCGTGCGACCTCGAAATCACGAATCTGTCCGTCAGCGTAAAAGGGGTGCCGCTTGCTTTCGCAGTAGACGTGCTTCGCGTAGTTTACGGTGAACGCCGGGGTTACTCGGTAGGCCAGGTTCGATCCCTGGCGCTGAAGCACGGGACGACAAAGCGTGAAATCAACTGCGCCGGCACCCGGCTGTTGCCGACAAAGGGTGAAAACCCCGACAGCCCCCACTTTCGGGGCGGTAGTTCAGATAGCAGAACGTCGCAATGGCATTGCGAAGGTCGGGAGTGCAACTCTCCCCCGCTCCACCACTCTAGTTAGGGCGTGAATGCGCGCTTGATCGTAAACAGACTCCTTGAAGACCACATCCCAGGTGGAAGTCGTCAAGGCGAGCTGCACGACACCAGCGGCGTCGATCCCGAGGAGCTGAAGATGGGGATCGAGGTCGAGATGGAGCACACGAACGACCCGAAGGTCGCCGAGGAGATCGCACTCGACCACCTCGCCGAGGACCCGCGCTACTACAGCCGCGGCAAGCAACGAGGCATGTTTCCAGAGCTTTGATACGGAGGGCACCAGCTGTGCAGACCGGTCTCCAAAACCAGTCCTGGAGGGGGCAGCACCCTCTCTCCGTGCCACTTTCCGCCAGGATGCTGATCGAGAACGGCGAGAACGGCGTGGACGACGATGACTCCGACCTGGACGCCATTCGCGATTTTCTGGACCAGCCTTCGCCGATCAGAGAGATCGCAACAGAGCTTGGGATGACGGCGCTCAGCGACAACGTCGCGGTGCTGAACATCCCACTTCACGAGCCCATCACCGCACTCAACGCGAACGGTCGCGTTTACACGCACGTTCGGCTGACACTGATCAATTCCGTAGACAAAGGTTACGTGACGGTGAAGGCACGCCTGGCACGCCAGGAAGGCGACGGGTGGAAGCTGTGGCGACGGCGCAAGGCCATTTTCGTGCACGCAGGCGCGCTTGAGCGTGGAGCGGACGAAATTCGCTACTGGATCGGATCGCTTCAGCGTCGGTCCCTCGAAGATGTCAAAAGCTACGACCGCGCTTTCAGCCGCCGAGGGTTTTCGAGGTACTGATGGGTCGGCTTATTTTCCAGGCGGTTGACGCCAGGTACAGACCGTACGCGGAAGCCGCCTCACCTGCTGTCCAGCGCTGGTGCGCTCGGAATGGGTGGGAGTACGAACTACAGTCTTCACCCCAGGGCGTTCATCCATACAAAAGCCGCTACGCGCTGGTGCGCTCGAAGCTCCAGGCGTTCGACTACGTCATGTGGATGGACATCGACATCGTACCTGTGAAGTGCGATCCGATTGTATACGACGAGTCGGTTGAGTTCACGGCGTCGCAGGACTACAACGGCATCTGTAGCGGCGCAGTCCTGTACAAGGCCGGCAGATGGTCAAACTGGCTTCTGTCTACGGTCCACGACAGCATGCCGAACTGGCTGGATCACCGGTTGCAGGAGCAAGATTTCATGGCCAGCCTTTTGGCTCTTCCGGCTGTCGTGAAGAGACGAGCCCTTTTTCCAGAGCACGTGATCGCCAATCCGCGGTCGCTGCTCGGTGGTCAAAAGCCGACGTTCATGCACGTCTGGGCCAATGCGCACTACGAGAAGTGCCTGGAGCGCGTGCGTAAGCTCGCAAACGATTTCTTGGTAGCGTACCCGTAGCAGCGAACGACACGGACTGTAAATCCGTCACCCCTGAGGTAAACACCGCTGGTGCAACTCCAGCCGCTACCACCATTTTGGGCTTGCCCGATCCTGCGGTGTGGGAACTTTGCCGGTAATCAATCCGGGCCGCGGGTGAATCCCAGGGATGGAGGCGGCGCGAGTGCCAGACCGGTCACGCTGCCTGGAGGTTCGACTCCTCCGCAGGTCCACCAATTTCAGCGGGGCTGCGCGCATTGCAACGCGTGGATGCAACAGTCCTGAGCCACGGCGACGAGGATGACCGGTACATGCACATCCGAGACGACCGCAGGACAAACTCCCGCTGGAGTATTTCGTAGACGCCGCGTAGCTCAATTGGCAGAGCGTCGGACTCTGACTCCGAAGGTTGTGGGATCGTGGCCCACCGCGGCAGCCATTCTGTACGTAAAGCATGCTGTCAGCTCAGCGCATCGTTGAGGCCCTTCTTTGCGAAGGGCGCTGGATTTCGTACGACAGCCTGCCAAAACGTGCCAAAGACGCACTCTGGCAGTACATGATCGTGGATGGTGGCGTCGAGGAGGACGAGTACGATGAGCACGTCCGAAAATACGTTTACAGATTGCAAGCGTATCCAGCCGAGAAGATGCGCAAGGCGTGGTACGGTATCGGCTGGAAGCTTGGCTCTGAGAAGCCGCTGCACGCTTCTGACGAAAAGCGTATTCGGCACATTGCGAGCCTGTGGGATGCAGGTCAGGAGAGGTGGCCGTACATCGTTGGAAGTGGAGCTTCGTTCAGGGAATGGGCTTCGGACGAGATGAACCACGGCGACGGTTACCATCGCTCTGTTGCCGCGATTCGGCGCGGTGAGCCAATTGAGTTTCTGTTTCTTCGACGCGTGCGCGATACCGACGCCACGTGGTAAACGCTTTCTGGACTGCGCCTGTTTCGCGCAATCTCCGCGATCCTTGCCTCCGGGCATGGGAGACGCGAGGTCAGGCGCAGTCCGCCATTCTGAAGCCCAGGTGAACGGATCGGAATGTGGGTACTCGGAATCCCACTGGCGTTGTTCAGACGCCATCATCTAAGGCAGGAACGTGATGGAATCCTGGGGACTTCACTGGCGACCGCTGAACACGGTCGCCTGTTACTTTGGTGCGTTAGCTCAGTCCAGTCAGAGCGCCCGGCTGTCTACCGGAAGGCCACGGGAGCGAAGCCCGTACGCACCGCCACTCTGGGGATGAAGACGAAGCGTGAAGAGCAAACGGCGAGCACATGTCCGCCGGACACCTTCACAGACGAGTCGGGCACCGGACGGTGTCAGGAAGCTGGTTGAAGTCCAGCCTTCCCCGCCATTTTGCCGCCAGAACGAGCGGTGTGCCTGAAGGCCCCCACGTCACCCCGACGGAAGTAAAGGGGCCAATGCCACACGGGGTGCTCGTTCCTGATCGGCAATCCTTTTCAGGTGAGGATGATCGGCGTGTGCTCGCCCACCCAGGCACCGACGATGTTGAAGTCGGCGTACTCCGTGGCCTCCTCACGCTCCATGCCGTCCTTGACGAGTACGTCGATGATCTTCTCGTAGCTGTAGACAAGAAGGTCAGGCTGGCCACAGCGTGAGCCGATGCCGACAATGGCTTCGTCGAACTTACGGTCTTCGGGATCGCCGATGAACAGTGCTTCCGCGTTGCGCTCAGCGATTTCCTCTCTCCAGTTGCGTTCCATGCGGGAGAGAACAGCTTTTTGACGGGATGTAGCGTAGAAAGGTAGCGCGCCAGTCTGGGGGACTGGAGGTCGCGGGTGCGAAGCCCGCCATCCCGACCATTTCAGCTAGTTATCTGGGATGAGTACGCTCGCCGAGGCTCTTGCAACCACGCTGATTACGAGTCGCGAAACGATTCGCACGGCCATCGTCGAGTCCTGTCCTGTGCCGATGTTCGTGGCCGACAAGTCGGGCGACTGGGTTCACATCAACTTGAACTACCAGAAGCTGATCATGCAGCCGATTGACCAGGTCGTCGGCCGCGGATGGCTGAGCACACTGACGCCAAGCTCGCGCCTGAAGGTTGAATCGGTATGGGACCACGTGGTGCGCCATCGGATCGGCGTGAAGCACCTGGCGGTGGAACACGTGCAGCCAACCGGCGGAATCCTTCAGGGCTTCATGGACGTTGGTTACGTTTCTGTAGACGGTTTTGTCGGTTGGTTTGTTCCGATCTGCACGGAGCCTGTTTCGTGCCCTGTGCATGAGCACCTGCTCAAAAACATCGTCGTCAAACGCATGCCGGCGGAGGTGACGTTCAACAGCGACGGCACGAACGTGTCTTCAGATTTCAGACGGGACGTAGCGCAGGAGTAGCGCGCCTGCCTTGGGAGCAGGAGGTCGTGAGTGCAAAGCTCACCGTCCCGACCATTTTCGAGCTGTAGCGCAGCAGTCAGCGCGCCTCGTTCGGGGCGAGGAGGCCGTGGGTGCGAATCCCACCAGCTCGACCAATCTTCTGCATTCTGCAAGCTGGCGCGAACGTTGGACACGGGTTGATCCGTGTTTGTCAGCGGCGGCGGGTTCGATTCCCGTAGCGTGCACCGATTTCGTTGCCAAGTAGCACAATAGTGGTGCGCCTGACTGTTAATCAGGTGGTTGTAGGTGCGAGTCCTACCTTGGCAGCCATTTTCACCGACCGTTGGTCGGCAGTATGAATCCGCAGTAGCCCTCAGTGATGCGTGTCATGCTGTAAACGCATTTGATGGGCACGCCGTCTACCAGGAACGATACTGCGCCTTGAGCGTGCGTGCTTTCTTGTTGTATTGCGGCCTGCCAGGCGGATGCCACCTCTTCGATGACAGCCGGATCAACTCGGCTTCTCCAGCCTTCGCCCAGTACGTCTTTGAGGCAAGCGCCGACGAAGCGCAGGTAGGCTGGGTTGGCGTACGTGAGCTTGCCGTTGAAATCGGTAATCACCATCGGCACGGGCGACGCGTCCGCAACATCCTTGTAGAGCTGCATCTGAGCGCCCATGGTATGCAGCCGTTCCCTGGCTTCGATGAAGTGGTTGGCCAGTCGAGTGGCTAGCCTATCGCGAAAGGGGGGTTCTGCCGGCGGTGCTGTTTGCAGCACGTCTACCTGGGCTTTCAGTTCGATAAGGCGTTCTGCAAGGGCCTGCGCCATTTGACGCTTGGGCTGCTCAACTTCCGCCATTTTCGCAATCAGCTGACTGAATGCTTTGGTCAGGGCGATGTGCCGTTTTGCGCGCAGGACAGCGTAGAGCGCGATGTACGCGATCACCACTGCGCTTGTCTGGGCGTAAACGTTTGACCACCCGGCAAGCTCGTTTGCGCGATGCGATAAAAGGGCGATGTAGCCGATGGTGACAGACCACCACACGCTTTTGTCTACGTTTTTGCGTAGCGTTATCCAGACGTAGAGCGCTGCCGCGTGAAATAGCAGACCTGTCGCACCGAAGGCTTGGAGCCAGCTGTCCATACTTTAGCTACGCTCCCGTAGCTCAATTGCCAGAGCGGCGGAGTTCTAACCCGTCGGTTGCAGGTTGAAGTCCTGCCGGGAGCACCAATTTGTCCTCGTAGCTCAGTCAGCCAGAGCGCCACCGTGCGAAGGTGGAGGCCGCAGGTGCAACTCCTGCCGAGGACGCCATTTTGAAAACCGCATGGCGGGTCGGAGTGAAGGGGCTATGGCAGCTGTACGAACCCGCCCCGTATACAAAACATCAGGGTCCAAACCTGTTGCTTCGATCCGCCGCCAATTTTTGACGGTCCGAACTGATGAGGGTTATCTCAATGTTAATGAGGCGGTCGTGGGTTCGAGTCCCACCGTTGGCTCCATACGCCAGCGTAGCTCAGTGGTAGAGCGCTAAAACATCCTTGTCTACTCCCTTGACCGTCATATTTTTCAGGCCAAAAGGCGGCTCGTCGCCTACTGGAACACCGGAGGTTCGTGGTTACCGGCATAACGCAGCACAGGGACTGCCGGTGCGGACATCGCTGGGGACTGCGGTCCTCAGAAAGAGAGCTGTTCCTGGCCTGATCTTGGCTGGTTGGCCGAGCACCCTAAGGCACCCGGCTTGAACCCGGAGGTTTCGTTTACACGAACGCAGGTGGGAATCCTGCACCAGCCGCCATTTCGCAGAAATCCACCGTGTGCCAAAAGCGCCCTTAGGGTGCGAGAGCTGTACCGCAAGGAGGCTCTGAGTCACTGCGACGACGTAAGCATGGAAATCACGGTGGAATGGATGGTTGACCGAGTCCAGTAAGGTATCGCGTTGGAAGCGCGAAGTCGGGGTAAAACCCGCGCAGGAGCGAAGCCTGCACCATCCGCCATTCTCGAACAGCCGGATACGGTGGAAATGGCGAAGGCACACCGGTTACTGCCCAGCTGGTCCTCACGTCGATCCATCCGCAAGGGTGGTGCTTCTGAGACGAAGCTCCGGCAGCCATTTTGACGGTCCGAATGCAGAGGGTTATCGCCTACATAGCGGGTGGTCGTTGGTTCGAGTCCAACCCCTGGCACAACACGCCAGGGTAGCTCAGTGGTAGAGCACCTAAAACATCCTCAGCTCAACTTGATCGTCATTCCTTTCGGGCAGGATAGACGCGCCGCGAGGGGGTTCGATTCCCCTGGATACTCGCGCCAGCCGGCATAGCGCGGAATAAGTAGGCGAAAGCCGAAAACGGATTGATCATCCGGTGAAATCCCTGCTCGACACTTTGGCTCCGTCGCATCAATCGCCCAGTGCCCCCGACTCGAAATCGGAGTGCCGCCTAAAAACGGATGCAGGTTGAAATCCTGCCGGAGCCGCCATCACTTGGGCGTAGTTACGACGCTATGCCAGCACTGATCCTTACCGATGAGCAGAAGGTCCAGCTCAACGTTGCCTTCAAGACCGCCGCCGGTAATCCGGCACGGGTTGATGGCACGCCTGCCTGGAGCAGCTCGGACGAGACCGTCATCACGGTCGTGCCGAGCGAAGATGGGCTGTCCGCCACCGCGCTTGCCTCCGGGGCGCTTGGTGTCGCGCAGGTGGTGTGCGAGGCGGATGCCGACCTGGGTGAAGGCGTGCGTCCGATCACCGGCACCCTCGACATCGAGGTGCGCCCGGCCGAGGCGGTCTCCGCCCTCGTGGTTGCCGGGGTGCCCGAACTGAAGTGATGTTCGGTTGGTTGTCCAGGTTCCTGGCGTGGTTGCTACGCCTGCTTCGGCCGCGGCCGAAAGACGAAGCCGTCAGCGTCGAGATTACGCCCGGCAAACCTGAACTGAAAAAGTGAATTGCGAAGCGCTGCCACGGCAGCGCTTTTTGTTTACCGATTTTCGGTCACGTAGCTCAGCCGTCAGAGCAATCGGTTGATAACCGATAGGTCGCAGGTGCGAATCCTGCCGTGACCACCACTCTGCCAACGTAGCTCAGATCAGTAGAGCACTCGACTGAAAATCGAGGTGTCGCTGGTGCGATCCCAGCCGTTGGCACCATTTTCAACGGTGCCGAATACAAAGCAGCTCGCGTACCCGGTTTTTCAAGCCGGTCCTAACGGGTGCAAGACCCGTCGGCACTGCCACTTTGTCCGAGCCGAATTGTTGACGGTTATCTTTCCAAGGTTACCACCGTCAGCGCTCAACTTGCTCGGCAGTTTTCAGTTGCTACTTAGGGCATGATCCGGACCCTCGTACCCAACCCGCAGGCCGCAGACGGCAAAACGTCGGATGGTGCTTCGTTTACGGGGGTTCTGAACGGTGCTCTTGGCTCGTACTACGAGCTTTCGTGCCAGGGGTACAACAGCATCGGCTTTCACATCGTGCCGCCTGCCGGGGCGTGCATTCAGTTTCAGGGTTGCTTTGATGGCGTGTTCACGCCAATCACGCTGCGCGAAATCGGCGGTGACGGCTACGCGCAGCACGTGCATGTAGCTGAAGATTTCGTCGGCTCCGTTGCCACGCTCTCGAAGCTGCGGTTCGTGACGATCATCGCAGGGACAGGCACAGGCAGCGTAACGGGCAGACTGTCGTCCCAGGTCAGCACGCTTGAAGGCATCGAGCACGGCTACGCGCCACACTCGATTGGATTTCCTGTCGTTACCAGGAACATCGAGTTCAGTGGTTCCGTATACAATTCGCCAATCTGGGCAGCCGTGCCAGGCAAGGTGCCGGTAGTGACGGACATCCACTTTACGGCTGACGCGACGAGCACCGTCACCATTTCTGACGGACCCGTCGGTGTGAACGTCAACCTGTTCAAGGGCTCCATCAAGATTTCTGCAAGCGACTCAAAGTTCTTCCCGATCAATTTCGGACTGCCGCATGTCGTGACCAATGGAACCGTCTACTTCTCGCAGACAGCTTCTGCGAATGTAAACGGAATCATCCACGGGTACGAGATCGACTACGGCACTCCTGTGGTTTAGTGGCCCCGTCGTCTACGCTTGGCTAGGATGTCAGCTTCTCAAGCTGAAGAAGACGGATCGACACCGTCCGGGGCTGCCACTTTCTGTAGGCCGCAGTGTGATGGTTATCTTGCCCGTAATGGACAGTCAAACACCGTCGCTCATTCCTTGCCTACGGACTGCTCCCGTAGCTCAGTTAGCCAGAGCGCCTGATTCCGAATCAGCAGGTCGCAGGTGCAACTCCTGCCGGGAGCACCAGTTTCGTTCTTGCACGTGCCATGCTTCACGCACGAAAAGACTACCAGCGTATCCAGGACCCCGAAGGCAAGATTCCGGCAGACGAACCAGTGTTCCTTCTTCGGGCGCAAGATGCCACCGCGGTGGCGGTGCTCGAATACTGGATCAGCCTCAACAGCGACGACACGGCGATTCACCTGGCCAGGGAACATGCCGAGCGCATGAGGGCGTGGCCGGTGAAGAAGCGTGCCGATGTGCCGCCTGAAGTTTTGTCCTCGTAGCTCAGCGCCAAGAGCAGCCGCGTCCTAAGCGGATGGTCGCAGGTTGAAATCCTGCCGGGGACACCAGTTTCGGTAAGTAGAATCGTGACGCCACGACCCGGTCTCAAGGTGTGCTATCGCTTCCTGGCTCCGAGCTACATGTACGAGGAGCATGAGCTGACGGTCCACTCGGTGGACGCCACCTCGAAGACCCTGGAGACGACGCACGGCACCATGACCTGGGAATACTGGGACTGGATGGTCGAACACCAAATGGTCGTGCCGCTCTCCGCC